TCATACTGCTTTTTTACCAACAACGATCCACTCTTTGCCGCGGTCATCATTGTATCTGTCAGTCATTTTCATTGTTTTGTGGCCCAATAGTTTCTGAGTGTCTATTCCTTGCTCACGATACAAGCGCTCTGAAAGAGACCTCTGTTCATGGAAAGTCGGTGCTGTTCCTTCTTCCCAGGTAAGACCGCTTTTATCCCGTGCTTTCTTGAACGTTGAAGTAAGTGTTTTGGCTGACACTTGGTCACCACGACTAGCCTGTGAGGTGCTATGGCGAAAATGAACAAGATATTTACTCACCACAGCATCTCTACATTTTGAAATAACATCACTCAGAGTAATATTTAACGCTTCATTTCTGAGAGAAAGGGGAATGGCTAAACGAGTTCCTGTTTTCTCCTGCTCAATATGCAGCATATCATCCCATACATCCGAAAACATCATATTGCAAATATCCCCAAGGCGTTGCCCTGTTACAATGGCAAGCAACATTCCACATTGCAAATAATGTTGTTGTTGTTCGGCGGATGTATAAATAGCCTCCCATTCCTCCAGAGATAGCCTTTGTCTGCTTATCTTATTTCGTGGCTGTTTCGTTGCTTGGGCAGGGTTGTATCCTGGAGGAACGTGACCAGCATGTTGAGCCTCTTTAAAAACATCTATTAGTACCATGCGTACAACTTGAGCCATCCTGTTATGACCCTCAGCCTTAACAGCATCTGTTATTTCGGAAATATCAAGTGCTGTTATATCTTTTAGATATTGCATACCACAATGCTCACGAAAAAGACGGATTGGTTTAGCTTTCTGTCGAAAAGAGTTTGGGCGCAGTTCGTTGTGTTTCAATCTTTCCTCCTGCACCAATTCATATTTGTCGAGCCATGAAGAAACTGTAATATCCGTGCGGTTTCCTTTCATGCGAGCCAGACGCTCGTTAATACCAAGGATCTGCCTGGTGCGCTGCTCTGCAATAATCGTATTTGCTTCACTTGCCACCTGCTTTGCTTCAGCTTCGTCCGTGCCGAGGCTATGAAAACGACCAGAGATAGGGTGTTTGTATTGCCAGTAAACCTTTCCGGTACGTTTATCAAGTTTGCAATATAGGTTTGGAATAGTGATTTTATGGGTACGCGGTCTAGCTGCCATCGCTAATTATCCGTCTCAGTTTTGGGTTAACATGTATTGGAAGTTGAGGTTCAGCAACTACACCTATAAAACGAGCTTCTTTGTCAACCATCCAGCGCCGCCCGACTCTCATCGGTGGTGGTGCTATCATCTGACCTTTAGCGTATTTTTTTAATACTCGCTCGCTAGGGGCTTCACTGCCGAATTCATCTTTCGCCCATTCGAGTAAAGAGACCATACGTGACATTTCTTCTCCATATACCGGCTGCACCCGGTTATCGAACCTTATAAGCACATGACGAGCAACCACCACGGATCCCGTCATTACATCTTCTGCATAGCTGGTGGTCTCGATCATCCTTATCTGTTTCGTAAATCTTCAGTTTGGCAATCACCGTTTTAGATACTGGGAGAATCTGTTTGCGAAGGTTTGCAACTTCATCGGCTAATTCCATAAGACGGCAATGAAGGTCCTTTGCTTCATCCTTATACCAGGCTAAATCATCCCGCATACGCCTCCATCGCCGGCGCTTTAATTTACTTGGCATCAGTCATCATCCTCATCTTCGTCGTCATCGCAGGATGCGAGCAATGGATTCATTCGCCGCCCTCTGCAGTAGTCTTCATACGCTGCGCCAGTTCGGTGATATCAGTCATTCTGTATCCTCCGGACTAATTAGCTCGGCAATCTGTGCCAGCGTGTCTTCGCTTTCACCAACCGGCTTATCCATCCAGTCAAACGAAATCAATTTGCCGCCCTCGATAACTCCGATGTTGAAATCGTCGCTTTCACGCAGCTTAAATCCGTGCCTGATAGCCTTATCGCGCTTATCAAATTTGACGCAGTCAGAGGTGTATTCAATGCCTCCGCCAGTTTCGTTGCACCACAGGTATTGCAGAATCACTATGTATGACTTGCTCATTTGTCGGCCCCCTCGCGCATCTGGTGGCGAATATAGGCCGCGTAGCTTTCGGCTCGTTCTGCGGTGAGGTTGTAGCTGCATTTCATGTTTACAGAGCAGCCATCCTTATTGGCAAAACCGCGGTAAGTTGACGCCATTTCCTCCACCCCATCAGCCTTAATCCCGGCATAGATGCGATCGGTGGCTGGGACCGGGTTTTCAGCATTAACATCGCGGGAAACGTACATGTTGATTTCTGAAACATAATCCAGCGGCACACCCGCGAACATGGTTCCTTCGCCTTCAGAGAAGTATTCAACGTGGTTGTCGCTTATGTCGGTCAACAAGCGAATCATCGACATGTTCTCCGCAGCCAGCTGCACATATGCTTTAGCCAGCTTCAGGAACTTCTGCTCTCTGATCGACAGCTCGCCTGCCGACTCCAGGGAAGCGATGAGCTCGTTTACTGTTTCGATGTTCATGCTGTCACCCATTCAATAACCATGCAGATCCCCCAGGTCACGACGAAAACAGCGACCCAACCGGCAATTTCGATCACAGCTGCGAACCAGAGCAGGGCGCGCCGGCTGTAATTTTCAGGTTCAAAGTTCATTGCGCCTCCCCAAGCACCCAGCGCAGAGCCTCGGCATATTCGCCGCTGGCATCTTCGAGGGCTTTTGCAATTTCCTTGCGCGATTTGATACGCGGCTTTGCTTCACCGAGTATCTGACGTTGCCGACGGGCTTTTTCGTGGCCTTTGGTACCAGCGGTCGCCAGCTCGATTTCTGCCACTTTTGTCCGCTGTTCTTCAGGTGGGAGCGCACCAAGCTGACGCGCCTGGGTAACGGTGACAGTTCCGGACTCCACTGCATCCCGAACAGCCTGGGTGGCATCCAGCAATGACAACGTTGCGCGTACGGTCTGGACACTCACGCCAAACATCAGCGCTAAATCGTCCTCGTCGTGGCCGCGCTCCAGCGCATCAGCCATTTTCTTTGCTCGGCCCAGCGGTGTATCTGCCTGGCGGATTTCGTTAGCACTTACCATCGCCTGCGCCATGCGAATGGCGGAGCCACGTTTAGCGACTGCCGGAACCAGTAACGGTTCTTTGCCTTCTTTCGTCAGACGCTTGTTAGCTTCCAGTGTATGGCGCACACGCTGGCGGCCATCAACCACACAAGACAGCCCTGTCTCCGGGTCTTTCCAGACGATAATCGGCTCAAGAACGCCCTGGTCCATGATGTTCAGCACCATTGCCTCGCTGATAGGCAGGTGGATGCGCTCATCGTAAAGCGGGTGCGTTTTGTCGATAACCAAGTGCAGTTTTTCAGGTTCAAACGCTAAAACGTTCGTTTTGCCGCTGGCGCCGTATACAACCTTTGAGTCTTTAGCCATGGTTATTAACCCCATTCAGGCCTGCCAACACTGCAGCCTGTGCTGTGTTTTGGTCCATTGCTTCGGTAAGGGCGATGAACGTTACATCCAGCCGTGAAGCGATATTGCGCATTAACTCTGCTTTTTCCGGTGGTAGATCGGGTGCCGCAGCGTAAGCTGCAGCGACCAGTTCTTTAACTTTCATATGTGCCATTAGCGCCGCTCCATCAGCTGGTGGAAGCGGTTCATGAACATCCCGTAGGCCTGGCCTGGGCGAACCGGATTAATAACGAATTGATCCGTCGGAATAATGCCTTCGAGCATGGGCCAGACAGTGCCGTCGTCGATCTCAAAATCACGACGTTCGCTGGCCAACATCACCAGGTCGGCATATTTAACGGTCGGGTGCTGCTCAGCCGGCAGGCCGAATTTCTGACGTATTGCAGAATCAACCCGAATCTCCATTGCGCAATAGTCAGGTAAGAGGTGCTTAAGCGGAGCCGGAATATCCTGCAGATAAGCCTCGGCAGCATCGTGGAGAAGTGCCTCAAGTGCGAACTCCTGCGGTACGAGCAGGCTGGATAAAACGCTGTGCTGTCCAACGCTGTAGAACTCTGGCAGGTGGCCGGCAAATCGGCAGATATGCGAGAGGGCGGTTGCAATATCCTCTATCTCGATCGCGTCTTGCTGGATATCGAGATAATTAAAGTGTTTGCCTGAAAGGGTTTGAATAAAGCTCATTATTTTCTCCATACGTTACGCCTGCACAGCGCTGTTATTTGGGTGTAGAAATACCTCGCCATAAGGCGATAAATAAAAGGATTACGCTTCAATAAATCCCCGCAGCAGCGGAGATTTAAGGCTGAGCAATCAGGCTTAGGCTTTGAAAGTACCGATGAAGGCCTCGACCGGCTTACCGTCGAACTTACCGATCAACAGGTCGCGGAACTCATTGGCGATCGCTTCTTCCTGGGCTTCCAACTGGACGATACGCAGGACGAATACCGGATCATTACTTTTCAGCAGGCTGTTGCGCAGGCTGAATGCACGTTCTCCGAGTCCTTCATACGGCACACATTTGAACTCGAACGCCACCGGCATCACGTCTTTACTGCTGGCTTCGATACTCTGCATCAGCGACTTTTTGCCACTGAAATCACCATCTTCATGATCGGAGGCATTAGTTTGCTGGATGGTGATGCGGCGAACTGCCTGCGCGGCCTGGGCGATTTTCATCGTGTTACCGTCGGCATCGAATGCAATCAGGTAATCACTCCAGTCTTCCAGCCATTCGGCGATTTGCTTCTGGTTAAGGTGATCCCCGTTGATCGACAGCAGCGCGCGGAATGGGGCTGTTTTCTTCAGCTTGATCGAGGCGACGTTATCAGCGTGCCCGGGATTATCCAGCGTACCGATGTTGAAGATAGAGCGCGCCAGCATGTTATCGGCATCAATAAAGCAACGGGCTTTTTCGTTTTCTTTGGCGTAGCCTGAGGAATAACGCACAAAGTCATCGATGCTTGTGGTTTCCATCGCACCACGGAAACGAAAGCGCTCCGAGGAGAAGCGTTCGAGGCTTTCGATACCTGTGCCAGCTGGGAGGACAGCTGTTGGGCATGCCAGTCGCTGGATATCTTCCATGTAGTAACCGGAAAGCACCAGGTCCTGAACTTGCTTAATTGCGCTGCCATCTAATTGTTGAGACATAAAATTTCCTTAAAGAAAAATGTAGTTAAACTAAAAACGCATCAGTCACGGCCTATGGCCCCGTCCGCAGCTTTGCATCCGGATCGCCGCCCAGAGTAAACAGGTTGCCCTGGTCTTCCTGCAGGATGGTCAGCTTGCCGCCGCGGTTAACAAACATCGGCGTTTCTGTCGTGTCTTCTTCAGAAACTTTCCCGCGCGGGGTGGGGGTGATGTACTGCAGTTTGTGTTTGATCATGACTCGCTTTTCTTCGATCGAATTGCCCATGCGATCGATGTCGAAAGTCAGTACTACTTTGCCTTTGCTGCCATTGTTCAAAACGCCCAGTGCGGCGGTATTGAGCGCCCCGGCGATCTTGTTGATGAACACGCCAGCATCCAGTTCGCCAAGGAAATCTGGAACATTGGTCATGCGATCATTGCTCATAGCACTACCTCTTTGTTAGGGCGGCTGCCACCGCCGACGGTTTCTCCATACACAACACAGAAGAGCATCTGCGGTTGACGGCCGCCCGGGTGGATTGGGTTATGAGCCCGTCACCCGGTGATGCTCTTGTGTCTTATGTAAAAAGGGCGGTACCAGAAACAAAGGGAAACTGGCACCGCCAAAACTTCACACAGCTTTCGTTACAGGTACTACGGGTTACCACGCTGGCTACGTGATGGGGTTGTGGCGCCGGGACTCGAACCCGGATAACGTCTGGCCAGCCGCATGAGATACGCTAGGTTATGATCCTTGCGCAGTGCTCAACTCCTCCATCTGGAGGCACTCTAACCAATTGAGCTACATCCACAACGGTAAGAACACTGCCGCTACCCCTTACGGGATAATCCGTCTGTCTGCCTAGCGGTAGGGCGTTTCCTGGCATCTTCAGTGCTCTTTCCTGTTGTGTCCCGGGCTCTTCCCGGGCGTCACACCTTTTCGCCGCGCTGGTGGGGCGCACGTCGTGCCTGAAACACTTAGCTTGCACATTCTTCCGGAATTCCTGAGAGCGCATGGATAAAGGTAACTCTCTGGCGGCTCACGCTGCATGTGCCATACAGCGGTTGCGAATATTGCCGTTCACAACTGGAAGCGCACTCCTTCAGTTACAAACCGATCCCCACGACCGATGGAAGATGGAATGCGCTTTCAAGTTGTGTACGATTCATCTACCCCGGTCCGGCGGCGCCACCTCGCCGGGGCAGATGCAAAGGACCGTTACGCGATCACTCGGCTTGTTGGTTTGGCCGGAAGTATCAAGTCCCGACATCGCGGATTCTGCTTCTCCGCCCCGATTTCACCCCCGCTATGGTTTAGCGCGCAAACCGAGAAAATCGCCTTCAACGCTGTCGGCTTTCGCCATGTTTAGGAGAGAGCCTCGCAGAACTCGGCAAAGCTCAGTGCTTCTTCACCTTCTGCCAGACTGTCAAAATATTCTTCGTATTCTTTATCCATCCTGAATGCCTCTTCGGTTGAATGCTTAGCGAGTCACCATGGTTTTCGTATGTCTCTAGTGCCTGCACTTCGACGTACGGTATGTCCGCGGCTGATGAATAAAATCTAAAATAATTTAGTTTTTTGGTCAAGGTGAAAATACTAAATATTTTTAGTTTTCACCATTGGTAAGGGGAGGGAGAAAGATTAGCGTCGCATCTGGCGGCGGTGTTCGACAACAACACCGATGATGGAAATTTTTTCTACAGCAGAATTTAAAGCAGCAAAATCAGGGTTTAAGGGAACCAATTCGAATACCTCTTCGCCGTCCTCGTTGACACCTCTTGCACGGTATTTTTTAAAAGTGGCGTATTCACTACCGTTTTTGGCTACAACATAGTCACCAGGGCCTGGACACAAGTCAGGATCTACAATGATAGTGTCTCCTTCTTTGAACTCCGGCTCCATCGATTTTCCACGTACCTTAAGTGCGAAGGTACCAAACGAATGAGCGCCGTTAGTTAAAATGTAATCCACGGCGCCCTCTAAATTACGAGCATCACTTTCAGATGTCCAACTGCCGGCTTGCACCCAGCTTATGATAGGGATCTGCATAGCGCCCAAGTTACCTGGCGTTACGTTTGAGAGCTCCTCTTTTCCGGTTAGGAGAAAGTCCTCAGAAACCCCAAAATACCGCGCTAATTTTGTCAGCGAGACACCTCCAGGTATGTTTTGATCTTTCTCCCAGTACCCAATGGTGACATCTGTCACTCCAACAACTCTACCCAGTTGCTTCTGGGTAAGTTTACGGTCCTTTCTCAATGATTTTAAACGACTTCCAAATGTGCTCACTGTGGTTCGCCATGTTATGAAAACTAAATTATCTTAGCTTTAATTGACCTAAATTTGCTTTGTAAGTAATATCTAAATAAATTTAGGAGGGTGTATGACAACAACAGAGTTAGAAACGTTCTTCGGAACCCCCAATAAGGCAGCTGATTTCTTCGGCGTTTCTCCTGAGGCTTTTTATCAATGGAGAAAACGCCCAGGAAGTCTGATCCCTAAAGGTCGTGCTGCTGAAGCTGCATATCGTACCAATGGAAAGCTAATTTTTCGTCCTGAGCTTTATGGTAAGCGTACAGCGAGAACCGTATTGACGGGGATGTGTTATTCAGTTGGCAGTGTGATGCGCCAGGGTAGCAGCTCGCTGACCCGGTTGACCGGCCAGTCAGCTATGACGTCAAGGACATGGCGAAGGTAGCTTTCTGGATCCACGCCGTTCAGTTTGCACGTCCCGATCAGACTGTACAGCAACGCTCCCCGCTCACCACCGTGGTCTGAGCCGAAGAACAACCAGTTTTTACGACCCAGACTGACCATCCGCAGCGCATTTTCAGCGATGTTATTATCGGCTTCGGCCCAGCCGTTTTCTGCATAGTACGTCAGGGCCGGCCACTGGTTCAGGGTGTACGTGAACGCCTTTGCCAGCTCCGAGTGTCGCGACAGCGTTTTCATTTTTTCACGCAACCAGCTTTCCAGGGTACTAAGCAGCGGTTTCGTTTTCCGCTGACGTTCAGCAAGCCGTTGTTCCGCCAGCATTCCTCTTATTTCCGCCTCCACGGCATACAGTTCGCCGATACACTTCAGGGCTTCCTCCGTCAGGGCTGACGGCGTGCGAACGTGCACATCGTGGATTTTACGGCGGGCGTGAGCCCAGCAGGCGGCTTCCGTTATCCGGCCATCGCGGTACAGCTCGTTGAACCCGGCGTACGCATCCGCCTGTAGCACACCGCTGAACCCCGCAAGATGGGTCTGCGGATGGATGCCTTTTCTGTCGGGGCTGTAGGCGAACCACACCGCCGGTGCCAGCGCTGACCCGGCGTTGCGGTCATCACGAACATACGTCCACAACCGCCCGGTCTTCGTCTTCTTATTGCCCGGCAACAGCACCTGGACCGGGGTATCATCGGCATGGAGTTTACCGTCAGTCAGGACATAGTCCTGAAGCGCCTCCTCCAGCGGGGACAGCAGCCGGCAGCATGCATCCACCCAGCCCGACAGCAGTGAACGGCTCAGTTCCACGCCCTGGCGACCGTATATTTCAGACTGACGATACAGCGGTGTGTGCTCTGCATACTTTGAGGTCAGCACGCGGGCCATCAGCCCCGGTCCGGCGATACCCCGCTCAATGGGGCGCGAAGGCGCGGGGGCCTGCACGATGGCATCACATTTTGTGCAGGCATGTTTTTCCCGTACGGTCCGGATCACCCGGAAGGCGCTGCGCATCAGCTCCAGCTGTTCAGCGGCATCCTCACCCAGGTAACTCAGCGCACCACCACACTCCGGGCAGCAGGAACCCGCTGGCCGCAGGCGTTTTTCATCGCGGGGGAGTGATTCGGGGAACGGTTTGCGGGTGCGGGTCTGACGCAGAGTGCGCTGTACTGCCGGGTCATCCACCCGACCGGTCAGCGTATCGCTCTCTTTCTGAAGCCGGTTCAGATCGGCTTCCATTTGTGCGATACGGCGGGAGACTTTTTCAGAACGGCTGCCGAAGTTCATCCGGCGAAGTTTATCCAGCTGCGCCTGCAGATGGTCTATTTCGCGCTCCCGGTCTGCCAGCTTTTCCAGCAGGGCACGGTTCAGCGCTTCCTGTTCGGCAAGGCGCTGTTTCAGCAGAAGGATGTCGTCAGAAGAGATGTCATTCATAAGCCAGCATTTTACCAGGCTTATTCTGCGACAACCAGGATAAAGAAGCCTACAGCATGGTCAGGGAGGTCAGCAACCGCTTCGGCTGTCGCCAGTCGATGCCTTCCAGCAGCATTGCCAGCTGCGCCGGGGTCAGGAACACTTTGCCATCGCGAGCTGACGGCCAGGCGAAGCGCCCGCGCTCCAGCCGTTTGGTCAGCAGGCACAGCCCGTCGCCGGTGGACCACAGAAGTTTAACCTGACTGCCGCTGCGGCCCCGGAAGATGAAGACATGGCCGGACATCGGTTCGTCTTTCAGCGCCGTCTGCACTTTTGCAGCCAGCCCGTTGAAGCCGTTTCTCATATCGGTAATACCGGCAACCAGCCAGATTTTGGTGCCTGTTGGTAGCGGGATCATCGCTTCAGTTCCTGTATCAGCAGAGTCAGAAGCTTTTCGCTGACAGTGCCGTTGAGGCGGAGTGTCCCGTGCCGGAACGTTACCTCACAGCTGATGCTGAGCTCTGAGTCCTCAGCGGGCGGTTCTGGTTGTACGGCGGTGGCATCGAGAGTCACAGGAAGTAACTGAGGACTCTCAGAGGAAGGTAATAGCAGCTTTCCCTCGCGCCACTGCTGGCGCCATTTAAAGAGCAGATTGGCATTAATGCCATTTTCAAGCGCCAGTTTTGAGATGGATATCCCGGGTTCGCAGGAGGCAGCAACGAGTTGCTGTTTAAACTCAGGAGAATAATTAGGGCAGCCTTTACGCCTGCCGGGAGTCATATTTTTCTGCATATCTGACACTTTGGTTCCCACTACTTATTTGGTGGACACCACTTTGTCGGATGCTTCAGATTATGACCAGACGGTTCACGCTGTACGCTTACGCTTTATGAGAAGACTAATCCACATAAAGCATGAATGACACCACAGAGATAAGGGGTAAGCCGTGGGCAATGTAACAGGCAAAAATCATAGCAATGATGAAGTAACTCTGAAGGTGTTCAAAGACAGCCCGCAAGTTTGGGCCGGCGGGCTCGAAGGGCGTGATTTAGCTGACTGGCTCATTGGGAAAGCCAATGCCATTTTGTACCTCGTATACCACCAGGAAAAACTGGAAGAGCATCGTAGTACGGTCAATGAGCTGGAAGCTGCTGAAGCACTTATTGTGGCTTACGCTGGCCTTGGTCTCTCTCTGCAATCGTATGATCCCATTCATGCTCCTGACAAGGTGGCAATTCAGTTCGATATTGACCTCGGGAGAGAATTTCGAATTCGTCAGACTGGCGAACGTATTCAGGAAGGGCCAGTTCTTCCGGTGGGATATTCACTTCTGCCAGATCTTGCTGAAGCGAAAGAAGAACATCAGCGAAAGAAAGCATCCTCACTTGCTCAGGTGACCAGCCGTAACGGGTCGCAAGAAGATGAGTAATTCCATTACGTCCGAAAAGCGGCTCCCAAGGAGCGGAATAGCGCTCTCTGTGCTTAATCAGAACAACGTCAAGGCGCAGCAACTGCTCAGCACGGATCCAGGACCGATAGGTAGGGAGTGCTTCACCTTCTGTTAACCACTTATTGGCTTTGGAAACATTACGAACATGAGAGATGAAGATCTTAGCGTAATCAATTGCCATACAGAACCTCCTTCGGTCCTTAGGTGTGGAAAACCCAGAATATCCGAAGGCGCGTTCGGCACCAACAGAGGTAATACCAATGAATGAACCTGAATGGAAAGTGGATAAGCAGCCGGCATGGCTGGTGGCCGCTATAAAAAAAACGATCACTGATTTGGACGGTGGTTACGTGGAAGCAGCGGAGTGGCTGGGCGTTACTGAAAATGCATTGTTTAACCGTTTACGCGCCGATGGTGATCAGATTTTTCCTCTCGGCTGGGCAATGGTTCTGCAGCGTGCTGGTGGATCAAACCACATTGCCAATGCGATAGCACGCCATTCGAACGGGGTATTCGTGCCACTGGCCGATATCGAGGAAGTTGACAATGCCGATATTAACCAGCGCTTGATGGAGTCGATCGAGTGGATAGGAAAACACTCGCAGTATCTACGCAAAGCCACTGCTGACGGTGTTATTGACCAGGCCGAACGTGAGCAGATCGAGGAGAACAGTTACCAGGTCATGGCGAAATGGCAGGAGCATTTAACGTTACTTTTCCGTGTCTTTTGTCAGCCAGAAAAGAGTGACGCCCGCGAGTGTGCAGCTCCGGGCGTCGTGGCAGATAAATCAACGTGTATGGAGAAATAATCCGCATGAGCAATTTAATCGTAAATCTCAGGTTACCGCAACTACGTATGCGTCCGGTGACGGGTGCTGCGCTGTTTCGGTATGAACGCATGGTATGCGGTAAATGGGTTTCATGTAACCACAGCCGGGCAACGGCAATTGTGGGGGTCTTTAACCGGAGGGTAAAAGCGTTATGCGCGAAGTTAACCGAAAGTTCAGAGACCACTATGGCAAGCCCGTCAGAGTCATACGGTGGGAACGTGAGACCAATCGTGTCATTTACCTCAGGGAAGGCTATCCGCACGAGTGTTTTAGCCCACTCGATCAGTTTCAACGAAAATTCAGGGAAGTAGAGGGCAGCCATGAGCAGTAAATTACACGGTCTGGTATGGGAAGCCTGTGCTTTCAAAGGCCTGATCATATCTGAAATAGCGGTCATGGCCCGCCTGGCTGACTTCAGCAACGACGAAGGAATATCGTGGCCTGCTGTGACAACTATTCAGCGACAGATCGGGGCAAAGAGCGAGAACACTGTTCGAAGCGCCATTAAAAAACTTCAGGCGAAAGGGTGGCTGAAGAAGCAGGAGCGTCGCGTAGGCGGCAAGAATAATTCGAACGTCTACAAACTCAACGTCGATATGCTGGAACGTGCAGCAGCTGAAGCAAAACTCTTCTACGCAACCCCGCGTGAACAATCAAAATTTGATGCCTCAGAAATTGAGGGTTCAAAATTTGAGGGGTCAAATTCTGACGCCTCAAATAATGGGTCTGCATCCCCTCAAATATTGCGGGGGGACCCCTCAATGGTTGAAGGCGATCCGTCATTAGATCCGTCATTAGATCCGTCATCTAAAAAACCTTTTTGTCGGGCTCCTGCGGAACCCGACGATAAGCCGGATCCTGAAGTGGTGATCACTAACCATGCGATCGAAGTTCTGACGCATCTGAATCAGGTCAGTGGCTCCCGGTTTCAGAAGTCAAAAACTTCCCTCGAAAACATTCGGGCACGTCTACGTGAGGGGCATACCGTTCCAGATCTGAAACTCGTTATCGACGTTAAGCATGAGCACTGGCATGGCAACGACGAGCAATACCAGTACATGCGCCCCGAGACACTTTTTGGGCCTAAAAAATTCGAGGGCTATCTGCAGAGCGCTATCCGCTGGGATGCCAAAGGGCGACCGCCACGGGAATGCTGGGACAGAAGTAAGCCGCGGGATATCAACCAAATTGGTGCAGTGCAAACGACCATACCGAAGGGGTTTCGTGGATGAACATTACTCAAATGGCCTTTGAATTCATTGCTAAAAACCCAGATCAGAAAATGCGCGATATCATTGCTGCCTTTCCTGACTGCAAACCTGTTTCTGTGAAAAGTGCTGTGTATCGCCTGTACACAGAAGGGCGCCTGGAAACCAAAGCAACCTCATGCGGTTTTATTTATCGAGTCATCAATGATGCATCCTGCTGCGATGACCTACAGGACGACTTTAAGTCCAGAGGCAACCTGGAACAGGAAAAAGCCGCTAAAAAACTCGAAGAGCGCAGCTTGTATCGCCGGGCCGCTACTGTGTGGCACCAGCTCAGTACCTCAAGCTGCAGCCAAAAAACTCTTGAATATTACATTCGTCAGAAAAATGCCTGCCTCCGGAAAGCACGCATGGGGAAATCACACACTGAGTGTCTGTTAGCCGGGAATTACTGCGGAGGTGATCTGTGCATCGACTGAACACGACCAGCGAAGGGGAAATGCTGGTGGATGAGGCCGAACTCCCAATCACCAGAAGCCAGTACTGTGATGCTCTGGATGCATTACGTGCTGCACCTGCCCACTATCTCAAGGAGGTGGGCGACCAGTGGAGAACGCCCGATCTGTTGTTCTGGGGGGTTAACGCTATGTATGGCCCGCTGGTGCTGGACCTCTTTGCAGACGAAAGCAACGCAAAATGCCCTGCGTGGTACTCAGCAGAAGACAATGCCCTGACGCAGGACTGGGCGGGGCGACTGATAGAACTCGGCGGCGCGGCATTTGGAAATCCGCCGTATAGCCGTTCTCAGTATCACGAAAAGCAGGCGATCACAGGCATGACCCACATCATGAGTTATGCATCCGCTCAGCGTGAAAAGGGTGGTCGTTATGTCTTTCTGGTGAAGTCAGCGACGAGTGAGACATGGTGGCCAGAAGATGCGGATCATGTCTGTTTTATTCGCGGTCGCATCGGTTTCGATCTGCCTACCTGGTTTAAGCCGGCGGACGATAAGCAGAAGCCGACCAGCGCCTTCTTTGCCGGGGCGATTGTTGTATTTGATAAGTCCTGGCGAGGTGAGCGCTTTAGCTATATCGATCGTGTGGCTCTTGAAGCGAAGGGGCGCGCGAGTATGGCCCTGGCCCAGTACGTCGTGGGTAAACAGGCAACAGGTCCAGTAATGGAACTGCCCCAGACAGAGCAAGCCGAAACTGAAATACCGCTCCTTCAGAACGAAATCCTTGCGAAAAGCGGCATACGATCCTGGGCATGCGTGGTTGCTGCTTTTGGCGATAAAGCCGAGTACACCTTCGCCGAGTCGAAATTCGGTCATACCTGGGCGGCTGATTCAGTGGATAAACCGGAGTTTACGCCGGTTAACTCAGAAGTGATCGCCACAGCTCAATCCCTGATCATCAAACAAACTGCGAAACAAGCGCTGGTGGGCTGGCTTAACGGTGTTGGTCTCGGATCCACAATTGCACGTGAAGAAACCATAGAACGCATGAACTCGGTGTATGCAGAGTTTGTCGACACATGCCCGGTAACTGAGTTCATCGATATTGTCGGTAGACTGGATCAAGCGAGCTGGTTCAACAGCAGGCTGATCCGCACTCATGTCCGTGAAGCTCTCTCCGTTGCCAAAGAGGCCTTACCCGAAAACCGGATATGGCCACTGGAAGTAGGCCTGGTGTTTGAGCGAGTCGAAGGCGTGAATCATCTTAACGAGTCTCAGCAAAATAAGCTGAAGGCACACATTAATCAGCTGTGGCTTGAGCGTACGCCCAGTACCGAAATCATAACTATTGCCAGCGGGCTGGTCAGCAGCATGCAGGGGGTTAGCCATGCGTGAAATTATCGTTGATAACTTTGCCGGAGGCGGCGGCGCCTCTACCGGGATTGAGATGGCTATTGGGCGTAGTGTCGATATAGCCATTAACCATGACGAAAATGCTGTTGCCATGCACCGTACCAATCATCCGGATACCTTGCACTACTGCGAAAGTGTGTTCGATGTTTCTCCTGTCGCAGCAACCAGCGGCAAACCTGTTGGCCTGACCTGGTTCTCCCCAGACTGTCGCCACTTTTCCAAAGCAAAAGGAGCTAAACCAGTTGAAAAAGCGATTCGTGGGCTGGCGTGGATCGTTATTCGCTGGGCGCTGGATGTTGGCCCGCGGGTAATGATGCTTGAGAACGTCGAAGAGTTTAAAACGTGGGGTCCACTACTGGCGGCGGAAATGCGTCCGGATCCGGACCGCGTTGGAGAAACGTTCCAGGCGTTCGTAGGTATGCTGACATCTGGAGTTCCTGCAGATCACCCTGCGTTGTTGGAATGCTGCGAATTTTTGGAGTTATCGCCGGATAGCGAACAGGCGAGGCGCTTGATTACCGGGCTGGGCTATGACGTCGATTATCGCGAGCTACGCGCCTGCGACTATGGTGCACCAACTATTCGTAAGCGCTTTTTCATGGTGATGCGAAGGGACGGGAAACCGATAGTCTGGCCAGAAGCTACTCACGGTGATCCGAAATCACCGGCAGTGCAGGTCGGAAAACTGGCGCCATGGCGGACAGCTGCTGAATGCATCGACTGGTCCATTCCTGCACCATCGATATTTGACCGCAAAAAGCCGCTTGCAGTTAACACGTTGAAGCGTATAGCACGGGGTATCCAGAGATTTGTGGTCGATAGCGATAACCCATTCATAGTTAAATGCAACCACACTACGACACGCGGTAAATATGATTGTTTCCGTGGGCAGGGGTTGTATTCACCAATACAGACAATCACCAAAACTCATGGTTACGCATTGGCGGTACCTACTCTGGCACCGTTTATGGCTGGAAATGGTGGTAGCCAGTATCAAGCTAAACCGCGTCCACTCAACAAACCAGTTCATACCATCCTAAAACACTCCCGAGCATGTGTGGTTGCCCCGGTTATCGCCCGCCAGTTCGGCGCCAGCATTGGCCACCGGGCAGATGAGCCTAGCGCCACTATTACCGCTGGTGGTGGGGGTAAGTCTCAGTTTGTCACCGCTACGCTTATTCAGATGGGGTATGGCGAGCGGGTAGGGCAATCGCCGCGGGTTCTCAATCTTGGTAAACCGTTGGGTACTGTTACAGCTGGGGGCAATAAGTTTGCCGTAACAACTGCGTTCCTGGCGAAACACTATGGCGGGAACTACACCGGTCCGGGCGTTGCGCTTGATAAGCCAGCTCACTCAGTGACTACCGTCGATCATCACGCTCTTGTGACATCGCACCTGGTAAAATTGCGTGGTACCTGCCGTGATGGTCAGCGCACTGATGAACCGATGCCGACAATCACCGCTGGAGGTCAGCATGTGGGAGAGGTTAGCGCGCTGCTGGCGGCTAATGATTACGACGAGCGGCGTGCGGACCAAGTTAAAGAGTTCCTAAATTCTTTTGGCGTCAGCGAACTGGTGACGATTAAGGGCATTGTTTACCGCATTGTCGACATCGGCATGCGCATGCTGCAGCCGCATGAGCTCTACAGAGCGCAGGGATTCCCGGAGTGGTACATCATCGACCAGGATTACCGCGGTGTGAAGTATGCGAAGGATAAGCAGGTTGCGCGTTGTGGTAATGCGGTTCCTCCGCCTTTTGCTGAGGCGCTGGTTAGGGCCAATCTGCCGGAAATGTGCATTAACAAACAGGAGCGAGCCGCGTGATGAAGTTAACTCTCAGGCAGCAGGAGGTTCTGAACCTCCTGATCGACTACCAGCGTAAGCATGGTTTCCCGCCTACTACCTACGAACTGACCGGCATGCTGGGGTGCCGGTCCCCCAATGCGGCAGCAACCCACCTGAAGGCACTGGAGAGAAAAGGGGCCATCACAATCACCCGCGGGGTATCCCGCGGTATCAGCATCACTCCTTCGGTTTCCCGAAAGGAGCTGGTCGTTAACCTCAACAGCATCGTGAAAGTGAAACTTAATGAAGTTTCCCTCAGTCATTTGGAAAAACAAAACGAAGAGAACCGTATACGTTATCCGGGGATATTCGGCGAGTTTGTACCGTTGGCGACAGACGAAAATGGCTACTCGTCAATGACCCTGTGGCGCCTTATGTCTGACCTGGGACAGCTTTGCTATTGCGGAGGGGAGGTTCCCTTTGAGCTCAAGTTGATTTTGGAGGATGAATGAAATTTATTCTTCCTTTCCCGCCCAGCGTGAACTCCTACTGGCGGTCCCCAAATAAGGGGACTGCAAAAGGTAAATTGCTGGTCAGCGAAGCTGGCCGCAAATTCAAACATGCTGTAAGAGCAGCGATTATCGAACAGCTGAAAGCAGTCCCAAAACCCTCCGCTTCGCCAGCGGAGGTAGTCATTGTCCTGTATCCGCCTGATTACCGCCGCCGCGATCTGGACAACTACAATAAGGCGCTTTTCGACGCACTTACATACGCCGGTATCTGGGAGGATGACAGCCAGGTTAAGAGAATGACGATCGAGTGGGGTGAGAATGCAAAGGGAGGGAGAGTTGAGATCACCATAACGGCATTCAATAAAGTGCTGGATGTTTGTTCAGTGGTAGGTTGAAGACTATGCAATCAGGCATTAATCTCAAGGTGTGTAAACGAACCGGGCGTGCAGGCCCAATCGTCACGTTAAAGTGTATGGAGATAAGTATGGCTAACCACGTTATGGGCTATGGTGCGCCCAAAAACCACTCTCATTTGGCGATTGAAGGTATTTTCGTTCGCCGGGATGCGGCAGGTCGATTTTGTTTAAATGACTTTCAGCGCGCGGCTGGTGGAGAAGAACGTCATAATCCTAACCGCTGGCTACGGTCCGAGATGGCAGCTCAGTTGATTACTGAGCTAACGCCAGATATGGCGTTTGCCCCTATTGATGTTGTGAGAGGAGGGATCAACCCTGGGACATACGCCTGCAAGGAATTGGTGTACGCCTATGCAATGTGGATTAGCGCCGCCTTCAATCTGAAAGTCATCAGAACGTTTGATGCGGTGCAAAATGCTATGACAACGCTGACCTCCGATCGTATTCAGGCTGGGGTCATTTTGCTGGAGTCAGCATCCCGGACATTAAACCTCTCCAATTCTTCCAAACTTGGTGCTTACCAGAAATTGCAACAGGCGGCCGGGCTTCCAGATTTAATGCCTGCTTATGCGATTGATGCTCCAGCCGGCGCCATGGATGGATCCAGTCGGCCCACACTCTCGCTTAGTGCTCTGCTTAAAACCCATGGGATACGGCTAACTGCAAACCAGGCATATCACTTAATGGCTCGTGCCGGGATCGTGGATCAGAAGGAACGGCAAAGCCGGAGCGGATTAAACGGAGTAAAAAAATTCTGGTCTGTAACAGCCAAAGGCTGCCTTTACGGGAAAAATATCACCAGCCCTGCGAATCCCCGGGAGACTCAGCCACATTTTTTTGAATTAAAATTTCCCGAGCTTCTGAGACTGCTCGGCATTGTCACGCAGTAGGGGATGATCTTGCGCGGATTACTAACACCAGAGATTGTGCCCCGCCTCGGCGTAGTACTCTTTAAACCGGGAAAGGAGCTGATGAGCCTCTTTGCTCAGGGGCGCGTTCTAATAACTCCACAGCCCGAGTACATGGCCGGTTTTCCTACGGGGAAAGTGCCAGACGCTCGCCAGCCGTTATCCGTAGATCGCAGCCTTGTTCCTTTCTTTACCGATCCACGTGTCATCACAGCTGCGGGAGGTATTGAGGGGCTGGAGCGATGGCTTAGCCTGGCTGTCAGACAATGCCAGAATCATGATGAGGGATATCACCACATCGAAACAGTCATCTTAAGGCAAGATCCAGGCTCCGTTTTATTATGCTGGCATTGCGACAATAAGCTTCGAGATGAGCCGGATCCGGCGATCAAGGAAATAGCAAGCCGTAATGTTATCGACTGGGTCATCGATATGGTCCTGCTTTCGCTTGGATGCACCCGGGAAAGGACATTATCCCTGGCAGAGTTGTGCTGGTGGGCTGTTCAGTCTGGGATTTCTGATGCGATAACGGAGGCTATGGCTGAAAAGGCCTTGCGGATAGCTCCAGAGCCGCACCGTTCGGTATACAGGGACAGCAACATCATCCCAGCAATACCCGCGGCCGACATACTTAAAAGACGTCTGGATAAGAGGGAAAGCCATGCCATAACAGGGGATCTGGAGACGGGTGATCAGGATGCTGGGAGACCTATTCTCCGGTTGGGCGTGGATCCGGACTGCCCTGAAGCATTTATGTTGCGACCGAAGCGCCGGCGCTGGATTTGCCCTCAATACACCCAGTGGGTAAAAACACAGGAATGTGCCTGCTGTAGGCAACCAGCTGACGATCCACACCATATAATAGGGAATGGTCTGGGGGGAACTGGCACCAAGGCCCATGATCTCTTCGTGATACCACTGTGCAGAGTGCATCACGATGAATTACATGCCGACGTCTCAGCATTCGAACAGAAATACGGAACGCAGTTAGAGCTGTTGGCCCGTTTTCTGGATCGGGTAATGGGTATCGGTGTCATTGTAAAATCTTAAGTGTATGGAGAATATGAATGCGTGACATGCAAAAGGTTTTAGATTTATGGGGCGGTTGGGCGGCAGCTGACAGCTCCGGTATTGATTATTCCCACATTGCAGCAGGTTTTAAGGGGCTTCTTCCGCAGGGCGGCAAAACACGTTTGTGCTGCACCGATGATGATGCATTAATCATAGAAGGCTGCTTGGCAAGACTTCGCGAAAAGAAGCCATATGAACACAGTTTGCTCGTGGCTCATTACCTGTACGGTATCTCGAAGCGGAAGATAGCTAAGGCACTAAAGAAAGATGAAAAGCTTATCCGGATTGAGATACAGATGTCTGAAGGTTTTATTGAGGGATGTCTCAGTATGTTGGATGTACATTTAACAATGGATGCAATAGTAACGATAACACGATAAAATTGTTATCCTCATTCAGTTTTTGACAGATGTTGTTTTTTTAAAGACAATCTTGCTTACCTTCCTGTCGTTCCGGTAGGAGGGTAACACAAGAATGAAATTTAATGACTTAAATGAGGAGGCTATTGTGTTAACTCGGCAGAAAAAAAATAATAATATTACATTTGCTTTTTCTCTTCTTAGTACTGTTATCACATTTAATAGCAAGCAAGGTTTGTTTGACATTAATAAAACTATGGAACTGGTCTTGACAGACTTGCTAAGCCATGTTTACAACCTATCATTAACAAATCTCAATGTTATTAAATATAATCATCCTGCTATCGATTTAGGTGATCAGTCTAGTGGAGTAGCAATACAAGTTACCTCAGATGGTTCAAAAGCAAAATTTTCAAAAACAATAGATAAGTTTTTTAAATGGAATTTACATGAGACTTACAATGAAGTATGGATGATGGTTATATCGAATGATCCACTTGAGGATCATTCGAGGAAAGGTATTGTCATCCATGTGTTAAATTTATCAGATGTTGCAAATTCTATATGCAATAAGGGTGGGGAGGAGTTTGAGCAATTATATTTAATGTGTGAAAAGGAATTTGGTGTATATTTCCCGAATGCGAATTCTAGTATATTGAAGCCAATGCGGGCAGAAAGCATTAACCCAGGTGTAAGTATCGATAATTTTATAAGAGAAAATGGAATTGATCTTAATGATACTAATTTTAACGTGTCCGAGCAAGATATCAGGAGCGATTTGATTCTTTTGAAAGATGAACTTTCACTACTCAATGAAGAGCAGAGATGGTTTATTTATTTAGTTATTAAATATACAATTGAATCTGACAATAATAAATATATTGATGCGTGCATTATTCCCAAGGCTATGATTATGAATGGAAAGACCTATGATCAGAAGGCGTTAGTAAAAGAGACCGTTGACGCTTTGTCGTTCATAAACTTGGCCTATTATGATGAAGATAACAGTAAATTTGATGGCCCAACTTTTTCTGTATTTTTTACGAAAGGAATATACGAATATTTTGACTATTTTTCGGCAATAGCGAAGTTTGTTAGAGATACAGGTAAAATAAATGACTTGGAAGATATTATTGTTGGTTGTGATTTCTCACTAATTGATTAAATAATTCTAAGTTTAGTATGGTGCGGAATGTGGCTTTGCGCTCCGTATTCTTTTTCATAATTAATGATAGGGAAAGTATTAGTGTCAATATATATTAATACGCTCATCAATTTAATGCGTTGATTTAGATCTGATTTGTTACTGTTGTTTATGGATATAAAAATATTGTAGGTTACTCTGGACGGAGTGGCCTACTATTACTACTGTTGACGTAATGAAAAAATACTTTTCATTATGTAGGGTAACTGACGGTGGCTGGTGTTCAATAGTTACTGACAATAACTTTAATAAAAGAGTCTTCTGTTTCGATAACTTGTGCTTATTTTGTCTGTGCAAGAAAAATATTCAGATGTGTAATTAATAAGTATAGTCGATTCTTCGCGTTTTTTATTAAATGATAGTGTTGATAAATACTACCGCGCATTCAAGTTATCTGAAATGACTCGTTGTGTACCAATAGGTTCTCCTACGTTTAAAGTATATGATCGTCTATAAGAGGTCCGTCCAATGTAAAAAAAACTAACGCGGTCCGCATTTTTATGTGTAATGTGTTAAGAGTGGTCACTTCGACACACAGCTTAAACATAAAAAAACTCGCTCTGGCGGGTTTTTTTATGGTTATCGCGATTGTTTCTTGCTGTGGTTACTAACCAGAGTTATCTGTATGTCACGCCACTTTTTTAAGGTAAAAGACATGCTAAATCAGCAAGATATGACGGAAAAAGCCAAGGCTGTTTTTGATGAGTTAAGTGACAAACCGGCTACGGCTGGGGATATTGCTCAGAATACTCACCTGAGCCGCGAACGCTGCCAGCTCATACTTACGCAGCTGGTAATGGCGGGGTTATCTGATTATCAATTCGGATGTTATAAGCGCCTCCAGTAATGGGGGCTTTTGCTGTGAAAATGGGCGGCTGGTGGGTGTTGTAGCCCCCGACCAGCCATCAGCTCATGCTTTCAGGTCACAAGCTAACCACGGCCCACTGCTTTAGCGCAAAAGCAAAGTGAGTCTATCAGAGTTACGCTTACTGATCTATGAAAAATACTGTAAAAATATCCAGTATTGAATTAATCAATGCTGATTGCCTGCAATACCTCCCAACGCTACCCGATAACTCTATTGATCTGATTGTTACCGATCCGCCTTACTTTAAGGTGAAGCCAAACGGCTGGGATAACCAATGGAGGGGGGAAGAAGACTATTTACGTTGGCTGGATAGCTGTCTTGCACAGTTCTGGCGAGTGTTAAAACCTACCGGCAGCATGTATCTGTTCTGTGGGCACCGCCTGGCAGCGGATATAGAGCTGTTGGTAAGAGAGCGATTTAACCTGCTTAACCATATCATCTGGGCTAAACCTTCGGGACGCTGGAACGGATGCAACAAAGAGAGCCTCCGGTCATATTTCCCAGCGACGGAACGTATCATTTTTGCCGACCATTATCAGGGGCCATACAAGCCCAAAAATGATGGATATGCCGCAAAATGTAATGAGCTAAAACAGCATGTCATGACACCGCTGATTTCTTACTTCCGGGATGCCAGGGAATCTCTTGGCGTGACTTCAATGCAGATTGCAGAAGCCACTGGTAAGAAAAACATGGTTTCCCACTGGTTTGGCCTTAGTCAGTGGCAACTGCCGAACGAAGCTGATTATTTGAAGCTGCAGGCGCTATTTCAAAAAATTGCCATGGAAAAGCATTCGCGCCATGAACTGGGCAAACCTCACCACCAGCTGGTTGCAACCTGGCAATCGCTGAACAGAAAATATTCTGAACTTCAGCAGGAATATTACCGGTTACGGCGCCCGTTTAGCGTGTCTGTCACGGTTCCTTACACCGACGTCTGGACTCATAAACCGGTTCAGTTTTATCCCGGCAAACATCCGTGTGAAAAACCCGCCGATATGCTGCAGCAGATCATCACGGCCAGCAGTCGGCCAGGGGAGGTGGTAGCTGATTTCTTTTTCGGATCCGGGTCAACGTTAAAGCAAGCAGCCCTTCTCGGGCGGCAGGGTATAGGTGTTGAGCTGGAGAAGGAGCGATTTGAACAGACGGTAGTTGAAATGCGTAATTTGCTGGTTTAGCTCAGCAAGTTGCGCGCTGTGGCAACGCCGTGCCGCCACCGTTCGCCGAGGCCCTGATGAGGGCCAATCTGCCTGGATATGCCACTCGAAAGGTTTAGCTGCTTAATCTATAATCCCCTTCAATAATTGTGGGGGAAGTCAATGAATAGCATTAAGTTGATTGTAGGCATTACGATTATTGGAGCGCTCTCGGGTTGTGCAGCAGTCCAATATAACGACGGTGAAAAGGTTAGTATTCAATCCGATGCTTGGTACGGGCTAGATAGTTTGCATAGCACAGCTATTAAGGCTTGTCAGCAATATGGAAAGTCGAAAGCTGTTTATCTCCATAGCGCGAATATGAATCCGAATTTACCGAAAGGTAGTGGTGTACAAAACACTATTTGGAAATGCGAGCCCTGAACATGTCTAAATATAATATCGCAGCAAAACCAAAAGAAGAGCAGGACAAGGTTAACGTTGACCTAGCGGCGTCGGGCGTAGCATACAAAGAACGCCTGAACATGCCGGTTATCGCTGAGCAGGTGGCGAGAGAGCAGCCGGAAAATTTGCGCGAGTATTTCATGGAAAGAGTGCGTTACTACCGCGAGCAAAGCATCCAGCTCCCGCGCGCTACTGACCCTCGATACATTGAGATGGCGGAGAAGAATGCCAAAAAATAAACCTTTTCGATTCAAGCCGCTACGGAGGATATTTTTCATTTCAGGGCTCGCTACCGCGGGCCTTTTTCATATCTGCGCCACGCCCGGCGCATAAAACCTGCAGAGCTTTTCGGGGTGAGCCTTTGGAATGGTCGTGTGACTGTTCTGCAGGGCGGCCACTCCGGGCGAAGGCTCACCTCAAAAGGAACGTCACATGAAAAAAGTCATTATGACCGCAATCGCGGTCGCTTCGCTGTGCCTGAGTAACGCCTCTTCGGCTGCTGAAGTCGTTATCACCACGGGTCAACAGGGTTTGACCTACAACGCGGTCTATGGCGTGAACCTCGCCAGCGCACTGAGTGAGTATGGCTACAGTTCGACAGTGATCCCCAGTAAAGGCTCTTTGGATAATCTCGATAAGGTGGCCAGCGGTGCTGCTCAGATCGGTTTCACCCAGGCTGATGCCTTCCAATACTGGCGTGGCCGTCACGTCAACGAAGCCCAGAAGGTGGACATTATCGGCGAGCTGGCCGATGAGTGTGTTTTTGTCGCGGTGAAGAAGGGCGGGAAGGTTAGTGATGAAGGGGATTTAAAGGCTGGAGTGAAAATCGCGGTCGGCGAGCCTACCAGCGGATCTTATGCGTCATGGCAATACCTTCAGGGTCTGGAAAAGGACTACGCCAAAGTCGAGACCTACGCGAAAGGCGGCGTGCGCTCGCTAGCGAAAGTCACTACTGGTGAATATGACGCATTCCTCTGGGTCTCTGCGCCGGACCGGTCGAATAAGTTTCTGGAAGCGGTAAATCAGGAAGGCAGTGGACTGGCTATGATCGACATGAACGGCTGGCACCTAGACGATAAGTTGCCTAACGGGAAACCGGTATACGAGTTGAAAAAGGCGGTGACCGAATCCGGCTGGCTGAGCGACTCGAAGGTCAAAGTCCCCTGCACCAAAACGCTGGTGGTCGCCAATACCGATGCCGGTGATGACATGCTCGAAACGGCCTCAACCGTACTGCTGAAAAACCTGAGCCGCGTGCTCGGCACCAACGGTAAATAATCATGCTGCGCAGGCTGTGTTTTTGGGCGCTGTTTGCCGTTCTACTGTTCGTATCCTGGCGGCTGGCGGGCGTGCTGATGGATATGGTTACACTGGTGGTTATCCTCGCTGCGCTGGCAGCCTGCCGTTACTGGCCATTTAAAAGCAAATCCTGACACTGTGCAAAAGGCATCTTCGGGTGCCTTTGACAGAGTGTTACATATTGACTAACACAAAGTTTACAAATTAGATTAGCGGCATGGTGAATCCCCCTGTGCGGAGGGGCGACCAGTCACTTACAGTGATCTGTAAATGCAGCGCGGGCCATGTCGGCTGGGACATGCCCACCGGGAGGCACCCGGCACCATATGCAATGCTACTAAGCTATTTGGTAGTGGGTTGCCGTTTCGGCTTCTCCAGCTATGTTTAAAAGGCAGTAACGGAATAATGATCACTCTCCTGGTAAATCGGTAGCTCGGACTATTAGGTGCGTATCGAACCGTTACAGAATCAGAATGCCTACCTTTCTGCCCGTTCCTCTGAGCGGGCTTTTTTTTCGCCTGATTAAGGCACTTCAACTAACCAAAAGCATTTAAGGGCTGCGCTATTGCGCGGCCTTTTTCATTTCAGGCTCACGGGAATCATCATCGATAAAGCTCGTTGTTAAATCAGCCCGATGGGCCTGAACCTTTTCAAACACACAGCGCCATCCGTCATTAACGGAGGTGAGGCTTATGCGAATGCCCTACAAACAAGATTTCATCGCCGCTCTGCTGGCAGCTAAGGAGCAGGGTATCGGCGCAATACTGGCTTTCATCATGGCGTATTTGCGTGGCCGCTATAACGGTGGCGCCATGGCGAAGACGCTGATCGATGCTGTCATGTGCGCGATGATCGCCTGGTTCGTCCGTGACCTTCTCGACTTCATTGGCCTGAGCAGCAATCTCGCCTACATCGCCAGTGTCTTCATTGGCTATATCGGTACTGACTCGATCGGGAGCTTGATTAAAAAAATCGCAGCCAGAAAGGCAGGAGTTGATGATGCTGGAGATCAATAAACAACGTAAAGCGTTTCTGGACATGCTCGCTTGGTCTGAAGGTACAGACAAAGCGGGGCAGCCGACAAAGAACCGAGGCTATGACGTCATTGTTGGTGGTTCACTCTTTACTGACTACAGCGATCATCCACGCAAGTTGGTTAACCTGCCAAAGCTGGGTATCAAATCCACCGCAGCGGGGCGCTACCAGCTCCTGTCGAAGTGGTGGGATGCTTACCGCAAGCAGCTCGGCCTGAAGGACTTCTCCCCGGCATCACAGGACCAGGTCGCGCTACAGCAGATTAAAGAGCGTTGCGCTCTGCCGCTTATTGACAACGGGCAGATTCGTCAGGCTATCGACCGTTGCAGCAATATTTGGGCATCTCTCCCCGGAGCTGGTTACGGTCAGTTTGAGCACGAAGCCGACAACCTCATCGCAAAATTCAAAGCCGCTGGCGGCTTCGTCGCTGAAGTTAAATCATGAACCTGAAGGTAAATTATGAACTATCTCATTAACCGACTTAAAGAGCCGTCTACCTGGCGCGGCATTATCCTGGTCATTGCTGGTGTCTTCGGCTATCAGATGCCTCCGGGCGTTCAGGAAACCGTCATCGCTGGCGGCGTAGCGCTGGCTGGCGTTGTTGGCGCGGTGATGCCGGACAGCGTTAAGAAGCAAGCAGGCTAGCAACCGGCAGGGCTACAGAACCCCGCTTTCCTTTAGTTTCTTAACCAATAAGTAATTGGTGATTACTCCAAGAGAAATCCCAACAATCCACGGCACAGCTGAATCAAGCATTAGTGAGTTGTTCACGTTAATGCTGGCGGTGATGCAGGCATAGGTATTTGTAAAAGCAAACCATGTAAAAAGTATCTGTTTCATTTGGTTATCTCCACGCTTTCCCTCCCAACAATATCCACCTACGAGCCGGTAAAAGCAAATCAGATACAACCGAAAGGGCTACGAAATGAGTGAAGCAAAACCGCAGGACGGCAGCACTGTAAAAGGCTACCGCACATTAACCGCTGGCGACATTGAGCGCATGAACCGCCTCAAAGGTGTCAGCCGGCATTTTTGCAGTCTGCTCGAGACTGAGCGAGAGGTTGCAACGGCTGAAGTTGTCGAGCGCGGTAGTCAGGCCGAAACCGAGAGAGTAGAGGCTTTGCGCTGCATGGCTATCGCGCGTACCAAAATGCAGGAAGCCTGTATGTGGCATGCCGTGCAGTCGCCCGGCCTGATGCTGGCTGTTAACCCCACTAAGGGATAAAACAGCCTGCATCCCCACGTGAGGATATTACAGAAGTCACTAAGTTAGTGGCTTCGATAATGCTCCCCACATCGATGATTAGCCCCGCTCTGGTGGTGCTGGCGGTGCTCTCGCAATACGTAAGGCAACCGTCACTGAAAGATAAGGCCGAGAACTGAAGGGGCAGCAGCAATGAGTTTCGAAATTATTGCAGGGCTGGTGGTTGTGATGCTGGGAGCTATCGCCGGTGCGTTCGGCATCGGCCATGCACGCGGGACCAGTAAGGCGGAAGCCAAGGCCGATCAGCGGCACACCGAAGAGAACGCCGCCGCCACCGTCGCCGCGGCAGAACGTAAGGCAGAAGTCACGAAAGAGGCCAGCGATGTACAGCAGACTGTTAGCCATATGCCTGATGACGATGTTGATCGGGAGCTGCGCGGAAAGTTTACCCGCCCCGGTAGTCGTTGATACCGCGTGCAGCTGGGTGCGGATTATCTACCTGATCGACCACGATATCGACGTAATGGACCGTCAGACCAAGCGCGACATTCTGGCGCACAACAAATCAGTGCTGGTGAACTGCCCGCAACAAACCGACAAAGCTACTAATAGCTAATAAAAACTGTTGCATCAACACAGCATGAGCATTATATCAGGGAAGACGACACAGTAAGGAGTGCTGCAAGATGAACTTAATGATGGGTGTATTCGGTTCCAGCAACAGGGGAAAAAGTGAAACGCTAATATTTCTGATAAAACTGTTTGAGCAAAGTGATCGCTATGCATCCTTTATGGCAGCAAAACCCCACCCTGGTGGAGAAAAGGATCTTATAGCTGTATTTGAGCGTGATGGACTTAAGATTGGGATATCCACTTTGGGGGATTTGGGCTCTCAGGTTGAAAAATCTACCAAAGAGTTAGCTGAGATGGGATGCAACGTGATCATCACTGCTACACGAACTCAGAAGAAAACAGTTGTTGCTTTTGAAAAGGTTGCTGAAGAGTTCAGTTTCAAAAAACTGTGGTTTGAAAAAAACAACAATATGAATGATTGTTGCAATAATTGGCCTAGTAAGCAGGAAGGGTTTGAGGCAATAAAAAGAAGCCGCTTTAATCAAAGTAATATGATGGATGCCAGTTTTATATTTAGCTACATCGACGGATTACCAGGTTGATTCGTTGGCAATAAATATCAAATACAAGTAAATACGATGCCTCGCAATAGCGGGGCTTTTTATTACAAGAAGCAGGAGAAGACAATGTTTACCGTTAAGCAGATTATTAACAACGCCACCTCATTGTATGAGGCAAAAGAAATCACCGTTGCTCGCCCTGGCTCTGAGCAATGGCGTCAGGCTTTTGCTCTTGCTGATGAACTGGATGTTATGGCGCCTGACATCATTGAGCATATCCCGATGTCCTATGAGGACCAAGATATGACGAAACCAGTTGGCGATGAGCATCAATTAACGGTCGAGCGTACTGGAGCAAACCGGGCTGATTGCATTGCCATTATTTGTTCAGGGATTCCTTCGCCAGCTTTCCCGGACATACATGAGTTTGGTGGTGTTGGATACCAGTTTCTTTACAAAGGCGATCAGATTTACATCACCAACAGCCACGGCGCGACCATCGAAACAGTTAAGTAAGGCATTACAGGAGCCATTCTGCCGAGTGGCTTCAATAATGCTCCCCACATCGCACAGAGGTAAGACATGTCAGAGATTACACCAGCAGAACAGATTCGACTGAATCTGCTTTCCATCCTGAACTACGACACCGCAGCCGCTGCTAAGGCTATTGAGTTCGTCCAGGATAGCCCGCTCAAATATCAGCTGTTCATCCAGCAGTACAACCGCGTGGTAACTGAAACTGAAGTGGTGGCACGGACTATCAAAGCGCTTCAGGAGTCGACGGAAGCGTTAGCGCTTTTTGATACCGGCGCTGAGCAGGCCAGCTAAGGCATTACAGCAGGCACTCGTTGAGCGCCTGTGATAATGCTCAAGGAGCGATTACGTGAACAAAGAGCCCCGCATCTACGGCAGCAAGTGGGACCGAGAGCGTCTTATCTTCCTGCGTGCGCACCCCTTATGCGTCATGTGCCAGGAGCAAGGCAGGGTGACAGCTGCAACGGTGGTTGACCATATCATCCCGCACAAACTGAAAGAGGCTCTGCGCTCTGCTGACAGCCAGGCAATAGCGAAGGCACAAAAGCTTTTCTGGAGCCGGAAGAACTGGCAAGGGATGTGTAAGCAGCACCACGACTCAACGAAGCAGCGAATGGAGAAGCGTGGCACCGTGATCGGCTGCGATGAAAACGGGATGCCACTGGACCCGGCTTCTCATTGGTTTAAGTGATAACCATTATCAATACATCTCAAAATTGATTGTCATTTGAAATCATTAGCATTCAAATGATATCGATTCTCATCTGAGTGGGAGGGGCGGGTCAAAAGTTCAGAACCTCGAACCCAAATGACCGCCGCCAGTCCTTTTTGTGCACAACCGCGAAATGAAAAGTTTTTTTCCGGGAGGTTCCGATGGCAGGACGACGCCCGAAACCGACCCACCTCAAAGTGGTTACCGGCAACCCGGGCAAACGAAAACTCAACGATAAAGAACCCACGCCAGCTAAAGAAATTCCAGGCCCCCCAGCTCATCTTACCGACTGGGGTAAAGTGGCATGGGGTCGGCTGACTGTGCTTCTCGATGGTATGGGTGTTCTCACCGTTGCAGATACTTTGGCGCTTGAAAGGCTTTGCGATATTTATGCCGATATCCTGCAACTGCGCGACACCATCGCTGTAGAGGGCAGAACTTATACCGTCCAGACCGAGGGTGGTTTTCTGATAAAGGCCAACCCGGCAGTTTCAATGCTGGCTGATGCCGACCGTCGTTTTAAAAGTTACCTGGTTGAATTCGGTCTGACACCAGCGGCAAGGACGAAGGTGAAAGTGAATGGCGAAACCCCCGAAGAAGACACGCTCGACAAGTTCTTCGGTTGATCCGGCAACGCAGTATGCAAAGGATGTAACCTCTGGAAAAGAACTGGCCGGTCCTGACATTCGAAATGCCTGCCAGAGACATCTCAGGGATCTTGAATCTTGCCATGCACGAGGGCTCCATTGGGATGTTGAGGCAGCACAGCGCTCCATTGATTATTTTGCGAAAGTCCTCAAGCTCAACGGGGGCGATTTTGAAGGTGCGCCTTTTGTTCTGCTTCCATGGCAGTGTTTCATCGTCGGTTCGATTTTTGGCTGGAAAAATGCCAGAGGTTTTCGCCGGTTCCGAATGGTTTACGTGGAATCAGGAAAAGGATCTGGCAAATCCCCCCTTTCTGCCGGGATAGGTCTTTACTGTCTCACTGCGGATAAAGAACCTCGTGCTGAAGTTTATGCTGCTGCTACGAAAAAAGACCAGGCAATGGTCCTATTTCGTGATGCGGTGGCGATGGTCGATCAGTCTCCGGCTCTTTCCGCACGCATACAGAAATCTGGCGGCGCCGGAAAAGAGTGGAACCTGGCTTTTCTTCAGGCTGGTTCATTCTTTCGCCCAATTAGTTCAGATGACGGACAGTCGGGTCCACGACCACATTGCGCTCTTATTGATGAAGTTCACGAGCATAAAAGCAATCAGGTTGTTGAAATGATGCGCGCCGGCACTAAAGGTCGCCGGCAGGCACTCATTTTTATGATCACCAACAGTGGACACGATAAAACCAGCGTCTGCTATGACTATCACGAATACGGTAGAAAGGTATCTGCCGGTTCGATAGAAGATGACAGTTTTTTCGCCTTTATTTGTTCACTGGATGAAGGTGACGATCCTTTCAAGGATGAGTCCTGCTGGAAAAAGGCTAACCCCTCGCTGGGTCACACGTTTGAAGAAAGCTATCTTCGTGAGCAGGTGACTCAGGCCCGGGGAATGCCTTCAAAAGAGAGTATTGTCAGGCGTCTCAACTTCTGTCAGTGGGTTGACGCGGCGAACCCGTGGATGAGCAGTGATGTCTGGATGGGATGTGAGGAAAACTTTGATCCAGATGAGCTGGAGGGTGAGGAATGCTACGGTGGCCTGGACTTGTCGGGATCCCGTGATTTGACTGCCCTGGCGCTGTTTTTTCCAAAACAACGCAAGTTGCTGGTGGAGTTCTGGACACCCAAAGATACCTTGCTCGAACGGGCTAAAACGGACCGGGTGCCTTATGACGCCTGGGAGCGCGATGGTCACATCCACACTACGCCAGGCAAAGCGGTGAAATACGGCTTTGTTGCCCAGCGTATTGCCGATCTGACGGAGAAGTTTGATATCAAGGCCATCGCCTTCGACCAGTATCGCATTAAATATCTTGAGCCGGAGCTTGAGGAAGCATCTGTTTCTGTTCCCTTAATCCCTCATGGGCAAGGGTATTACAAAGCGAAAGATTCCGGGCTGTGGATGCCTCACTCCATCGAATTGTTTGAAGAGTTGCTTGATGACAGCGTCATTATCATCAGGACGAACCCTTGTCTTCGCTGGAATGCGGCTTCAGCAGTGACGGAGGCTGATCAGAAAGAAAACCGAATTTTTGCCAAGAAAAAAAGTACCGGGCGTATCGACGGCATTGTAGCGGGCGCTATGGCAATCGGTGCCTCCGAAGGCTATGAGGATGATTCTGGCGATATCGACGACTTTTTCAGTAATCCCATCATTGTGTGAGTCACCATGAATAAAGAGAAGAAGCCAGGCCGGATAAAAAGCGCCGTTCGCCGGTGGCTCGGCGTACCCATCTCCCTTACCGACGGTGAATTCTGGGCTGCTTATGCTGGTGGGCAGTCCGCAGCAGGGAAATCCGTTACGGTTGATAAAGCCCTGCAGTTATCGGCAGTGTGGTCATGTGTAAGGCTGTTATCCGAAACCATCGCGACGTTGCCTGTTGGTTTTTACGAAAAAACGGCTGACGGTCGCCAGAATGCAAATGATCACCCGCTTTATGAGCTCCTCCATAATCAACCCAATGCTGATATGACAGCAGTGGAGTTCTGGGAAATGATCATGGCCAGCCTGCTTTTGTGGGGGAATGCTTATGCAGAAATCGATCGAACCGGAAAGCGTATTACCTCGCTGGTGCCTCTCAGGCCAGAAAGGATGAAGGTTGATTTAAGCAAGAGCGGAGGGCCCATTTATACCTACCGTGACTGGCCTTCAGGTACATCCCGAAACATTGATGAACGGGACATCATGCACATCCGCGCCTTCAGCACTAACGGGGTGATGGGGCTATCACCTGTCAGTTATGCCCGGCAGACTCTTGGTCTGGCAATGGCAACAGATGAAGCCAGCGCCAAAGTTTTTAAAAACGGTATGCGGCCCAGCGGCGTTCTCTCGATGGATCAGATCCTGAAAAAAGAGCAGCGCAATGAAGTACGGGAAAGCATGGTTGAACAATTTTCCGGTTCCATGAATACCGGGAAAATGATGGTTCTTGAAGCGGGAATGAAGTTTCAGCCTGTTGACCTCAACCCGGAAGATGCCCAGATGCTGCAGTCCAGAGCCTTCAATATCGAAGAGATTTGTCGGTGGTTCAGAGTATGGCCGGGGTTGATTGGACATACCGCCCAGGGGCAGACGATGTGGGGAAGTGGCGTCGAACAGATGCTGATTGGCTTTTTAACGTTTTCACTTCGTCCATGGCTGACCCGTATTGAGCAGGCGATTCGTAAAAGTCTCCTGGCTCCGGGAGAAAGAAATAAGTACTTCGCAGAGTTTTCCATCGAAGGTCTCTTACGTGCTGACAGCGCCGCCCGTGCCGCTTTTTACTCAACGATGACCCAGAACGGTCTGATGACCCGCAATGAAGCACGGCAAAAAGAAAACCTTCAGCCAAAACCTGGCGCTGACCAACTAACCGTTCAATCCAACCTGCTGCCGATAGATCAGCTTGGCAAGTCCGGCGACAGTGAATCAGCCAAAAACGCACTGCGGGAATGGCTTGGCATTAAATCAGAGGAGACGCCGGAATGTACCGGAAAAACGCAGCCATGAAAGTAAAGGCATTCGACTTCGATATTAAGGCTGTCAACGATGACGGCCTTTTTTCTGGATACGGTTCTGTTTTCGATGTGGTGGATAGCTACAACGAAGTCGTGGCGCCGGGCGCATTCCTCGAAAGCATCGAGGAAACGCGGGCTAAGGGGAGGACGTTCCCTGTTCTCTGGCAGCATCGCACTGGTGAACCCATCGGGAACTGGGATATCTCAACCCTGAAAGAAGATAAGCATGGGCTTTTTGGTGAAGGCGCTTTGTGGCTGGACGACGCCGCCTACGCCAAAACTGCATGGAGAGGCATGAAAACCCGTGCCATTACGGGCCTTTCCATTGGCTATTACGTTCGGGAATCGAATTACGATGAGAAAACCCGGATCCGCACATTAACGAAGCTCGACCTGGTTGAAATCTCCATCGTTACCGTACCAGCCAACGACGATGCCCGCATCGACGTCATTAAGTCGAAATTGTCACACGGTGATCTTCCTTCCTTACCTGAATTTGAGAAGTTCCTGCGAGAGGCAGGTTTCTCGAAAAGTCAGTCCGCTGCGGTCGCCTCCCGCGGACTGTCCTATCTGCTTGACCGGAGTGAGTCCGGGGGCGAAGACGGCGAAACCAAAGCGGCTATTGCGGCGATGCGCCAGCAACTGAGCCAGTTTTCTCTCCCAAAAATTCTCTAAGGGATTTATATGTACCAGAAAAAATCGGCTGATGATCAGCCACAAAGTATTGGCGAAATCTCTAATCAACTCACCATGGTGATTGATCAGGTCAAAAACTTTGGCGAAGACGTGAAGAAAAAAATGGAGGCAGGAGAAACCGTTTCGCTGGAACTGAAACAACGAACGGACGAAAGCCTTAATCAGATGAACGAGCTGAAAGAACGTCTCACTGAGCTGGAGCAAAAAGGTGCACGCCGCCCGAACGATGCACCTGCACAGCGAAAATCGCTCGGTGAGCTGGTGGTCGAAAGTGAAGAGTTCAAAGGTATGGACAGTTCGGCCCGTAAGAGCATCCGCGTCAAACTGGAACAGAAAGATATTATGAACGTGCCGGCCACTACGGGCACAGGCGCGAGCCCAACCAACAGCCTGGTGGTCTCCGATCGTGTTCAGGGCATTATCGCCCCGCCGGAACGTACTCTGACCATCCGTAATCTGCTTATCCCCGGCACTACCGCATCTAACGGTATTGAATTCGTTCAGGAAACGGGGTTTACCAATAATGCTGCAGCTGTGGCGGAAGGTGCCCTGAAACCAAAATCTGACATTCGGTTTGATTTGAAAAGTGCGCCGGTTCGTACTATTGCGCATTACTTTAAAGCGTCCCGTCAGATCCTGGACGATGCGCCCGGTCTGGCCAGCTATATCAATGGCCGCGCTCAGTATGGTCTTCGTTTCAAAGAAGAGCAGCAACTGCTGAGCGGCGATGGCACCGGCGCGAATATCCTCGGTATTCTGCCGCAGGCAACAGAATTTGCGCCAGCCCTAACCCTGTCCAATGCCACGCCGATCGACCGTCTTCGCCTGGCTGTTCTTCAGGCCGTTCTTGCGGAATATCCGGCGTCTGGTTTTGTCCTGAACCCGATTGACTGGGCAGGCATCGAGCTGACCAAAGATAACGAAGGTCGCTATATCATCGCGCAGCCGGTCAATGGTGGTGTTCCTCGTATCTGGGGTCTCCCTGTTGTGGAAACACAGGCCATGGCGCAGAACAACTTCCTGACTGGTGCCTTCAACATGGCTGCGCAAATCTTCGACCGCATGGATATCGAAGTGCTGCTCTCCACTGAGAACGAAGATGACTTTATTAAAAACATGGTCACCATTCGTGCGGAAGAGCGTCTGGCGTTAGCGGTTTATCGTCCGGAAGCATTTGTCACCGGTACTGTAACCGCTTCTGGCGGCTGACAATTCAGGGCCGCTTAGCGGCCCTCTCTTTCTGAGGAGATAGTGATGGCCAGAAAAAATGTGGCTGAACCGTCTGTACCCGACGGCGTAAATGCGGCGCCAGAACTCACAGAGTCCGGGACTATTCAGGTTCAGCCTGTCCGGCGTTTTATGGATGGTGACATTTTCAGGACGCCAGCTGATGATCCGTTTCATGTCTCTCGCTTACGTGCTGCCGAGCTCAAAGGTAACGGGCTGGTGACCATAGTAGGTGAAGTCCCTGATAACAAAATGAACCGCGCCCCCGAAACCAAAGGGTAATGGTTATGACGGTAATCAACACTGAAACAGCCATGGAACATCTCAGGCTGGATGATGAAATCGATAAAACGATGGTGGAGGGGTATCTTGCCGCTGCGGAGGATGCTGCCATGCAGTTTCTCAACCGACGCTTTTTCTCTGACCAGGCTGCTCTGGATAGTGCTGTTGAGAATGAAAGCGCTGGCGATCGTCCTCTTATCATCACGCCCTCCATTCAGAGCGCGGTTCTTCTTATCGTGGGCTGGTTGTATGAAAACCGCGGGGATGATCAGAGTCCTGATATTCCAGGACCCGCACGCTGGTTGCTGAATCCCTGGCGAATTCAAATGGGTGTTTAGCCGGAGGGGATGATGAAAATTGGACCAATGCGGCATCGGATCACCATCCGTAATTTTATTACTACACGAACACCGAGTGGTCAGCCAACAGAAGAGTGGTCTGACGGCGCCACTATCTGGGCAGAGGTTAAGGGAATCAGTGGGCGAGAGAGCCTGACTGCAGGAGCAGAAAGGGCGGATGCTACCGTTCGTGTCTGGGTTCGATATCGAAAAGATATTTCGGCATCATCGCGGCTTCTTGTCCTGAACGGCCCCTACAAAGGAGTGACATTGAATGTCACCGGGCCTCCGGTGCCAGATAGCAAAGGTACCCGGCTGGAAATTCTTTGCAAAAAGGGGACCGAAAAATGATTGATGTGAATCTGGATTTTTCCGGGCTGCAGGATATCGCCCGCGATCTGCAAACGCTCAGCAAGGCCGAAAATAATAAAGTGCTCCGGGAGTCGACCCGTGCTGGCGCCGAATTGCTCCGCCAGGAGGTTATTGATCGCGCTCCGGAGAAAACCGGCAAACTGAAGAAAAACGTTGTTGTTGTCACCCAGAAAAGCCACCGTCGCGGTGAAATTTCATCGGGGGTGCATATTCGTGGCGTTAACCCCCGAACGGGGAACAGCGACAACACCATGAAGGCCAGCAACAAGCGGAATGCGTTTTACTGGCGCTTTGTGGAGCTGGGAACATCTACGGCGCCAGCACATCCGTTTGTTCGTCCTGCCTTTGATACCCGCATGGAAGAGGCTGCGCAGGTGGCGATGCAGCGGATGAATCAGGCTATTGATGAGGTGCTGGCTAAATGACAGAAGATGATCTCTATGACCTGCTGTCGCCGCTGGCAGACGGGCGGGTTTATCCGTATGTAGTATCGCTGGGCAGCGACGGCCTTCCCGATGTTCCCGCGCCTTACATCATTTTCTCGATACCGACTGATGTTGCCGGGGATGTTTTCTGCGGCCAGGCAGAGTCGACACTGCGTATTCAGGTTGATGTATGGGCTGAAACGAATGACGAAGCCCGGGCGTTACGCCTGGATGCGCTGGCTCGCCTGCAGGTGCTTTCACCTGTCGAGGTGACAAAAATTCCTGGCTACGACACGACAACCCATCTTCATCGGGCAACCCTCGAAATAACGGTTATTGCCTGACAAAAACCAATCCAATCCGACCGCCGCTGGCGGTTTTTTCATTTATGGAGGCTGCGATGTCAGCACTATTTGAACGTGCCCAAAAAACGGTAGTAATGATTACCTCTGTGCCGGTCACCGCGGCAGAGCTGGATACCGCAACCTGGTTAAACCTGAGTTGCACTATCAAACAGGCCAGCTTTACCGCTGGTCAGAAAAACGATATTGACGTAACAGTGCTGTGTTCGGATGAAACGGAAAATATCAACGGCCTTCCTGCTCCGTCTGAAATGTCACTTTCCGGTAACTTCTACCGCAACCCGGCGCAGGATGCACTTCGTGCAGCATATGATAACGACGGGGTTTATGGATTTAAGGTTATTTTCCCGTCTGGTAATGGATTCCTGATGCGCTCTGAGGTACGTCAGCACACCTGGGATTCTCAAACCAACGGTGTTGTTGCTGCAACGTTCTCGCTACGTCTGAAAGGCAAACCCACCAATATTAATGCCCCAGGAGTCCTGTCTTTTGCTACTGACCTTCCGGCGTCCCAAACGGTCGCGGCAGGAAGCGCCCTGACTATGGGCGTGGTCGTCCAGGGCGGTACGGCACCTTATACCTACGTCTGGAAAAAGGGTACCTCGACGGTCAGCGGCCAGACCAGCGCAACGTTTACGAAAGCCAGCGCTGTATCCGGTGATGCCGGGGTTTATTCCTGCGTGGTTACCGATGCCGATGGCACCGTTATCACCTCTGCTGATCACACCGTCACCATCAGTTAATGGAGCGCCGGGAAACCGGCGATAAACTTAATGTCAAAACTGAGTCTTAAAGCACTGGCACTGGCCCCGATGGCGGGCTTTCGTAAAAAAGAAGTCACCGTTCCGGAGTGGGATAACGCCAAAGTCATCATTCGTGAGCCATCGGCAGAAGCCTGGATTCGTTGGCAGGGCATTGCCAGCCCGGAACTACCCAAATCACCGGAAGGGCAGGAAGCACCAGAGGTACCTGAACTCACCCCTGCAGAACGAGCGTTCCGCACGATGCGGGCTGATGTCACGCTTTTCATCGATATTTTGCTGGATACCGACCTGCAGCCCGTCTTTACTGTCGATGACACCGAACAGGTTGAAGCGATCTATGGCCCTGTGCATTCCCGGCTGTTGAAGCAGGCACTTGATCTCATTCGTGACGCGGATGATGCTAAAGCAAAGTAAAAATGCCTGGCATGCAGTTCCTGATGGCGCTGGCGCTCCGGATGGGCCGCACGCTGGGCGAACTGCGACAAACCATGACGGTCGGCGAATTCAGGATGTGGGCTGAATACGACCGTATCAGCCCAATCGGCGATATTCGCGGCGATATTCTCAATGCTCAGCTGGTATCTGCGGTTTACGGAGCGCAGGGCAGTAAAGTCACCATTGAAGATGCTCAGCTTCAGTGGAGCACAGAAGAGGATGAGGTAAACGACGGCGGCGATCCATTTGCAGGGCTGGAAGCGGCGCTGCTGACTGCGTCAGCATAGCCAGTAATAATTCGTGTGGATGCCACTCATTACAGGTGTTATGTTGTTTTTTTGACACACGGAGTGCATTAAATGACTATTACTGGCTGGATATTATTATTTTTTTTTTTTTTTTTGCTCGCCTTATTGATCTTGTTATCTGGTATTTCCTGAACAGAGGAAGCGTAAGAGCTAATGATCAGATCGCTATGCTTAAAGAAATATCTGAAAAGCAAAGTGCTCAAATTGATCTTCTGATTGCACTTGCTCATAAAAAAGAGGAACCAGAAAAAGATTATCTGGAAGAAGCAAGGAAAAAAGCTGGTTTAATTTAATAATATTGAAATCATATAAAAGCCCCACAATGTGGGGTTTTTTGTTTCTGAGGAAATAAAATGGCAACCCTGCGTGAACTTATCATTAAAGTTTCTGCTAACTCTCAGTCATTCCAGACTGAGATAGCCCGCGCGTCACGCATGGGGCAGGATTATTATAAAACCATGCAGAATGGTGGTCGTCAGGCCGCAATCGCAGCAAAGGAAAGCCAAAAGGCTCTTTCCGAGTTAACGGATGGATTTGCTTCTGCTGGTCGGGCCGCTACGGCAGCAGCAGCTGCATTTGCCACTGGTAAATTAGCTCAAATTGCTGACCAGTGGAACTCCGTAAACGCAAGACTTAAACAGGCTTCGGTTTCCTCAAACGATTTCACTTTATCTCAGACTCGTTTAATGGCGATTAGCCAGAGTACGGGTACTGCTTTTACTGATAACGCCAATTTATTTTCACGCGCTGCAGCATCTATGCGTGAATTTGGATATAGCTCTGATGAAGTGCTTAAAATAACTGAGGCTGTATCCACGGGGCTCAAGCTCTCTGGTGCAAGCACAGAAGAATCCAGTTCTGTTATTACCCAGTTTAGCCAGGCGCTTGCACAGGGGGTTTTGCGTGGTGAGGAGTTTAATGCAGTTAACGAATCTGGGGATCGTGTTATCCGTGCCCTGGCTGCTGGTATGGGGGTTGCCCGAAAAGACCTTAAAGCAATGGCTGATCAGGGGAAACTCACGATAGATAAAGTCGTACCAGCTTTAATCAGTCAGTTAGGCGTGTTACAAGGCGAATTTTCCGCGTTACCTCCGACAGTTTCCGGTTCAATGCAAAAAGTCACTAACTCCTTTATGGCCTGGATTGGTGGGGTGAACCAGGCGACTGGCGCGACAGATGCACTTTCTGGTGGCCTTGATGGGTTGGCAAAGACCCTGGATTCTCTTACATCTTCCGCTGTCAGCGGGGCCCTCAGTGACGTAGCAGATAATATGTCACTGGTTACCACCGCTGCAGGTGGTCTGGTTGGGATTGGATTAGCACGGTATCTTGGCGGGATTGTTACCAGCGCAAGCAGTGCTACTGGCGCACTTATCTCAGCGGCAAAATCCGAGGTGGCTCTTGCAGTCGCTCAGGAAAAAGCGGCACAATCTTCTGTTGCCGCTTCCCGCGCCGCCGTTTATCGCGCCCAGCAAGCCCTTCAGAGTGCTAAAAGTGCAGATGTTCAGGCTGCTCAACAGGAGAGGGTCGCGGCCGCAGAAGCAAGGGTTACCGCGGCACAGAGTCGATTGACTACAGCCCTCGCCACCGGGACAGCTGCAGAAAAAGTACGAGCACGAACAGCTCTGGAGCGGGCTCAGGCTGGGCTTGTGGCTGCAAAAAATGCCGACGCACAGGCTATTGCAGAAAGAAAATTGGCTGCGGCTCAGTCCGCTCTTGGTCGTAATATTGCAGGTCGGGTCTCTGCCCAAAATAACCTTAACAGCGTTACCTCTGTCGGCACCCGGTTGATGAGCGGCGCCCTTGGCCTGATCGGTGGTATACCAGGGTTAGTTATGCTGGGGGCTGGTGCATGGTACGCTGTTTATCAGAATCAGGAACAGGCCCGTAAATCAGCTCAGGAGTACGCTAGCACTATTCAGGAGGTTAGCGACAGATCTAAAACGATGACGCTAACTGAGGCCTCTGACAACGAAGATAAGGCGCGCAAATCACTAAAAGAGCAAAATCGACTTATATCGGAACAATCTAGCAAGGTTAAAGCGTTAAAAGAAGATATCGCCGGGTATCAATATATGCTCGCCAACAGGGGGCCAACTACGAGTGGTGGTTTTATGATAAACCACCTCACGAGCGTAGAGGCGGCAACGAAAGGATTGGCCTCTGCAACTGAATCATTGGCTGTAGAGCAGGAGCGTTTAACGCAACTGCAGGATAAAGCACAGGAAATTCAACGGGTGCTTGAGGGTATTGAGCATCGTCGAGTCGTTCTTATTCGCCAGCAAGCCGCTGAACAGAATGCTGCCTATCAATCTTTGATAATGATGAATGGTCAGCATACAGAATTTAACCGTCTCCTTGGGCTAGGAAATAATTTACTGATGGCCCGGCAGGGATTGGTTAACGCGCCAATGCGAATGCCTCAGGCTGATTTAACATCACAGCAAACAAATGCCCTTGAGAAAAGTCGCCGAGATTTGGATCTTTCCAAACGCAAAGGTGAAGACAAAGAGCGCACCAGGCTTGGCTATGCTGCAGATGATTTAGGGTTAACGAATGAACCGCAGTTCTATAAGGCCAGGCAAGAATTAATTAATAATGGAATTGCTGAGTGGAGAAATAACGAAGCCAATAAGCCAAAAAGGAAGGGGCCCAAGACTGATGAAGAAAAAGCAGAGGATGTTTATAAGCGCTTGCTAAAACAGCAGCGTGAACAAATAGCCCTGGAAAGCCAGAATACTGAGCTGGCAAAAATTAAATATCAGGTTACACAGGGGGAGCTGCACACCCTTGAACAATATAAAAAAGAAACGCTTCTGCACAATGCAGCACTTATCGATCAGAAAAAAATTGCTGAACAGTTAAAAACGTTCCGTGAGGGGCTGGCTGATAGTAATGCTGCTGCGCGTGACCGTGGGAGTATTGATTTTCTTGGGGCCGGGATGGGGGATAAGGCCCGCGACCGCATGAAGGAAATGGCAGATATTCGTACTGATTTTCTCGAACAGCAGCGGGACCTGCAGCGGGATTTCAGCAAAGGTCAGATTTCTGAGGACCTGTACAAACAGCAAACGGAAGCGCTGCAGGCGACGCTTGCTGAACGGCTCCAGATTCAGGAAGACTACTACAAGAAAACTGATGAACAGCAGTCAGACTGGCGGGCGGGGATCAGCGATTCACTGATGAACTACGCCGATCAGGCTGCTGACCTGAGTTCAATGTCAGCGACGGCGACCAGCGAGATTCTGAATAATGTCACAAACTCGATCTCCACCAATATGACAGACCTTCTTACCGGGGCAACCAGCTTTAAAGACGGTATGTCGAACATTTTTATGTCTCTTGGAGAAACAGTGATTAAGACGCTGATCCAGATGGCAACACAGGCGTTAATCACCAAAGCGATTATGGCGTCGTTCGGCGGTGGTGCTGGTGGGATGTTCGGTAGTCTTTTTGGTGGAGCAAGTGGAGCAGCAAGTAGTGGAACTGCGCTGCAAAGCTTCGGATCGTCTTTTGCCTTTAATGCCCTCGGTGGTGTCTACGATTCGCCTTCACTTTCCGCATACAGCGGCGGGGTATACAGCACTCCCCAATATTTTGCCTTTGCGAAAGGCGCGGGCGTGTTCGGTGAAGCTGGCCCGGAAGCGATTATGCCCCTGACCCGTGGCGCTGATGGTTCGCTGGGGGTTCGTGCGGTTGGACGTGAGTCACCGGCAGTCCAGGATGCTGCAAGGCAGATTGAGGCGCAACCACGAATCGCGGTCAGTGTTGATGCCCGTAGCACGTTTAGCGGGCAACCTGACGACGCAACAATGCTGGCAGTAGATCGCAGGAATGCTGCGCTGGAACGACGCATAATTAACACGCTCACTGCTGAAGTAAATAATCCTCAAAAGAAATTCGGTCGTGCCATCTACTCCAATCTACAGCCCAAAAAACCACGCTAGACTGCCCGGAGGGAAAGTTAATGGCGGATATTATCTATCCGGATGAGTACCTGCCCATGCCTCTTATGGACGGGTACGGTTTTAAGCCCATCTCACCGTTACTGCGAACGGAAATGACGTCCGGTCGAGCAAGGCAAAGGCGGCGATACACCTCAACACCCACCCAGGCCTCGGTTAAATGGATTTTTAAAACTGATGGGTTGGCGCAGGTATTTGAGGCTTTTTTCCGGGACGTGCTGAAAGATGGACAGTCCTGGTTTTATTTGAGATTACAGACCCCCATCGGTGTAAAGCCCTATAAAGCCCGTTTCGTTGATATATACGAAGGACCGACTCTGGTAGCGCCAAAATACTGGCAGTACAGCGCAACGCTGGAGTTATGGGAGCGTCCGTTACCGCCTGCAGGATGGGGGAATTTCCCGGAATGGCTGGCTGGTCAGTCGTTACTGGATATTGCGCTAAACAGAGAGTGGCCTGAGCATGACAATTCTTGAGCAACTTTATGCAAGCAGCGGCTCTGAAGTCATTCACGACACGCTGCAGATCACGGCAGGTGATCAGAACTACTGGCTTACCCGCGGGTGGGACAATATTACTGTCTCGTTAGAAGACGGACAGCAGGTAACGTTTGAAGGGTGTGCTATCGATATAGCATTGCCTGCCAGGAATGCCGACGGAACGCAAGATCTGAAATTTTCCATCAGTAACATCGATGGTGTCGTATCCGATGCGATTGACAGAATTCTGGACGAAATGAAATCGGCAACACTGACTTTTCGGCGGTACATCTCCTCTGATTTATCTGCGCCGGCGGCATCGCCTTACACCCTTGATGTGAAATCCGGATCGTGGACGGCAACTGCGGTGCAGGTAACTGCCGGATATATGAACATCCTTAAAACGGCCTGGCCGCGTAACCGTTATAACCTGGCTGAACATCCCGGTCTTCGTTACATGTCTTCCTGAGGTATTCACATGTTCCATTCTGATAAATACCTTTCGGTCAAATGGCTGAAGGGCGGGCGCGTTTATCCTGAGCTCGACTGTTTCGGCATTATCAATGAAATCCGCGGCGATCTCCTTCTCCCGCTATGGCCGGATTTTTCCGGCGTGACGAAAGATGAGGGAGGGCTCGATCGTGAGGCCAGGAAGTTTATGAAATCCCTCACACGCTGCGAGCCTTGTGTCGGGGCCGGGGTAGCTTGTTATTCAGGATCAACCGTGACGCATGTTGGTATCGTAGTTTTGCTGGATGGCCAGTTGCAGGTTGCCGAATGTAATCCGGGAACCAATGTCACCTTTCTACCTCTTCCGCGATTTGTCCGTCGGTTTAACCGTGTGGAGTTCTGGCAATGACGATAAGAATTTACCCTTCCCGGATACCCGGAGCACCGCTTGAAACTCATGAACATGGCAATATTACGCTGCACCAATGGATGGTCAGAAATGTTCCTGGATATAGCCTGGAAAGATCTCACCCAATTGCCGTTGAATTAAATGGTCGCCAACTTTCTCCCGATGAGTGGCCGCTTTGCCAGTTGAGCCCAGACAGTGATATCAGAATTTACCCTGTTCCTTATGGAACGGGGCTGGAAATTGCCGTCTGGGTATCTGTTGCGATTTCAGCTGCCAGCGCAGCCTACTCGTTGTTCTTCGGGCCGAAAGTCGATCTCGGTGGTTATTCATCGGGTAGTGGTCGTTCGCTGGAGCTAAACCCTGCAAAAGCTAACACAGCGAAACTTGGAGACCCGATACGTGAGGTGTTTGGTCGATGCCGCATCTATCCTGATTATCTGGTGCAGCCGGTTACCCGTTTTGACCCCGATGATCCAACGCGAATGACGGTCGAAATGTTTCTTTGCGTCGGGCAGGGGAGATTTTCGTTTACGGGAGGAGATAAACGGATTGGAGAAACCCCGGCAGCCTCGCTGGGTGATGGTTTCAGCGATAAGGTGTACCAGCCAGGAGAGGACGTATCTTCTGATCCCCGAAGTGAAAACTGGTTCAACTCGACAGAAGTCGGCGGAACATCAAGCGGAACAGGGCTGGATATGGCCCAGACCTCGCCTGATTCCGATGATATTATCGCTGACAGCATGACGGTTTCTGGTGCATCCGTAACATTTACAGGTCTTGATACGGATGATGGCGACGATGACGACGAGGATGATAATTCTCTCCCGGACAGCTGGGTAACGAGGGCCATAGTTGAAATTAAGGCGCCGACGAATTATCTGATCTCCGCTTCTTCTGGTTACAGTGTCTTTGCCAGCTCGTTGCTTACCGAACTTGCTCCTGTAGCGGGTATGCCGGTGACGCTGAGTTTCAACAGTGTCGATTATGACCTCGTCATTGCGTCCTATACCCCGGGTCAGGAGGCGGTGCCTGGCGAGGGTGGTAGCGCGGCAAAAATTCAGGCCAGTGCCGCTCCTGTTACCTACGACTTTTCAACCAGCTCTAGCACTTTCATGATCACATGGCAGGGCACTACCTATACGGTATCGCTGGTAGCGAACTACATCTCGATGTCTGGACTGCTGGCAGCCATCACCGAGGGGCTCACTGGCTCCGGTCTGGTCGCGCGGGACAACGGCGGTACCGTACTGATAGCCGAGGCGGCCAGTCCGTTCGTTGGTGGGGCAATCACATCCTCCTCGCTGCCTGCAGCCGTTTTCGGTGATGCCCCGGTTTACACCTCCGGTACGGCATCAACCGGCGGCAGCCCGGCGGTAACGGCAAACGTGACGCTTGCGTATAACAGCACTACGGGAACGGCTTTCTCCGGCATGCCGGAGGGGGTGCAACGGCTTTCACTTGCTCACCGTGGCAACGAATACCAGATCGTCTCGTCAGACGGCACAACGGTGACAGTGGAGCGCCTGGTTTCCGGTGCCGTTGATGAGTCATGGCCGGGATTCATCGCCAGGACGATGATCGACTATGAGGCCACCGGACTCAATGACACGCTGAGCTGGCTGGGGCCTTTCCTCGTATGCCCTGAGAATGAAGTGGTGGATGCATTCGAGGTGAATTTCTCCTTCCCGAACGGCATCTGTGGCTTCGACAGTAAGGGGAAAAAGCGGCTCCGGCATGTTGAGTGGGAGATTCAGTATCGCGTCTACGGTTCCGGATCGGGGTGGGTGAGTCACCAGGGAGAGTACGCGCTTAAAAACATCAACGGGTTAGGTTTCACTGAGCGGATCACCCTCAGTTCTCCGGGGCTGGTAGAGGTTCGCTGTCGTCGACGCAATGAGCAGGGCAGTAATAACGCGCGCGACAATATGTACTGGCAGGCTTTGAGAGGGAGGCTTCTGGCAAGACCGGTATCCTACTCAGGTGTAACAACCTGGGCAATTACCGTTGAAACCGGGGGGAAGCTGGCGGCACAGTCTGACAGGCGCGTCAGCGTGATCGCTACCCGTGAATATGACAGTGGAGGTAACAGAACTATAAGCGGCGCATTCCGTCATGTGGCAAATAGTCTTGGATTTAATGCTAATCAGCTCGACACCTCTGCAATAAATGCTCTTGAAACTGCCTGGTGGACGTCAAGGGGAGAGTATTTTGATTATGAGGCAAGCAGCGACAGTGCTTCAGCAAAAGATATTTTCGACAAAATCACTGAAGCAGGCATGAGTTATTTTTTGTTGTCAGACGGGCTCTTGTCTGCCGGGCGTGAAGGCGTCAAAAACTGGACCGGGATCATTACCCCTCAGGATACGGTTGAAGAAATGCAGACCTCATTCAGGGCCCCTTCCGATGATGACTATGACGGTGTTGACGTCACATATATCAATCCGGTTACCTGGGCAGAAGAAATCGTTCAGTGTCGGACTGCTGATAATCCTGTGCCACGCAAAGTGGAGTCGTACTCTCTGGGCATTGTAATGACTGCAGATCGTGCTTACCGGATAGGTATGCGCAGGCTCATGAAATATCTGCACCAGCGCAGGACCTATGAATGCACAACTGAGCTTCTTGGCTGGTGCTATCAGTTTGGCGATCACATCATTCTTTCTGATGATATTCCGACGGGTAAAACAATCAGCTGTCTGATAGAAGGCGTGACATTCGATGATGAAGTTATCACGTTAACAGTCACTGAGCTTCTTGACTGGAGCTATGCTAATCCGCGCTGCTGGATTCAGTTTCAGGGGGGACGGCCGTCGACTCGTTTGCTAACGCCGACACGTGTCGATGACTTCACCCTTACTATACCGTTCAACGACGACCTACACCCGGAAGACTGGATAATGGATGATCCGGATGTTGAATTACCTCGCCTGTTGTTTTGTGACAGTGAGAAGGGGGCGCGGCACGGTATCGTTCAGGAAATTGTCCCGTCTGATGACTGTACTTGCCAGGTCACAGCCCCGGAATATAAAGAAATCTTTTACGCATACGACGACGCTACATACCCTGGCGACGTAGCTTAGCAATTTCAAAAAAATCAATTCACCCGCTTCGGCGGGTTTTTTCATTTTTGGAGCACAATGTATGGCCAACATCGAAAAACTTGGCTCGTCATCACCAGAGGTATTGCTTAAGAATGCAACTAACCTCGATAAGTTAGTCAATGGCCGGGAATCGGAATCATTACCTGATCGCTTTGGTGTACTGCGCAAAACCTGGCACGGCATGGAGATGATCTTCAGCCACTTTATAGACTACATCACTGGTCGCGGCGAGCAGGCAGTTGCAGCTATCGGCTGGCAGGAGCTTGGCAACTGGGCTGTTGGTCTGGTTGTAGATAATCGCCAGCAAATCGTCTACTACAATGGCTCCTGGTACAAATACCTTGGCGAGCTTGAGCACGTCATTGCCGGGGATTCTCCTGAGAACGATGGCGGTGTATGGTCGGCTGCAAACCCCACAGGGAAATGGTCGAACATCGGTGACGCGGCTCTTCGCTCAAACCTGGGTTCAAGCGAAGAGGGTCAGGGAGGGTATTTAGTTGCATGGGCCAGGAACTATTCCTGCGATGTTGCAGCAAGCGTCGCAGTGTTTATGTCCGCTCAGAAAATCAATCTCTGGGAATATAAACACCTTTGTGTTCCAAAGGCAGATGATCCAGCAACGCTGGACTGGGCGCCGGCACTGCTAAAAGCGTTGAAGGATGGAGCCAGGTATCGCAAGGCGGTTTATGCTCCAGGCTTGGATGATCCGTATTACGTCTCAAAAATTAATGAGATTTTAACGAACCTTGACACAAGCGGGGCTGAGTCTCGCATGAGCATTTATGCTCTGGTTGGTGATGGTGCTAACCAGACTCGGTTCTATTCTGATACAGCAGATGACCGGGTTATGGAGTTTCGCACGTGTCGCATTATGTGGAAAGGATGGTCATTATCTGGTCCTGGTTTAAATGCTTATATGGGCGTCAAGCTCGGGGAAGTTTCCACAATAAGTGCAGTGCGTTTGTCTTATGTTGAAGATGTAAAAATAGGTTGGTTCAGTAACCCATTCGTAGTAGGCCATGCTTGGGATTCTACCTTTGTGAATTTGCACATTCAGAACTGGGGAAGAAACTCGGTATATATTCAGGAACGTGCAGATGATAACTCCAACAACCTGACTTTTATTCACTTGCAGCTGGAACCGACGGAATACAACGGAGGAGATACCTGCCGTGGTTTTGTTTGTATGGGCGGTACTACTGCAAACAATAAACATCATAGCATTCGTTTAATTCAGCCTCATGTTGAACCAAGAAACTGGAATTGCCAGCATTTCTATATCAGTAACTGCGTTGGAGTTACGGTCGATACGCCTAGCGTAAACCGCAATAACAGCCTCGTTGATGAGAATGGGAATTCGCTTGTGGCAAATGCCAATATTGCGCCAGCGATTCATATCATTTCCAGCGTTGGCGTCCATTTCAATGGCGGACAAATAACGCACATTGGGCCAAGAGCGGATGATGTGGCTCCGATTATCAAGATTGAGGGCATCGTAAAAGATATCAGATTCAATGGTTACATTGATACAGGGAGAGCATCGGTTGCGAATTTTGCAGGTGGTATTGACTTAAGCAACAGCCCCAACGCATCACGTGAAGTATATTTCGATGGTGCCCCGGTCGGTTCGTTTACATCTTTCTCAAGCGTCCGAAACATGATGCGCCTGTCTGTAATGGCTAACATACAAAGAACTGTTTCAGCCTTGGCTGAACAGTATTCTATAACCGGAACGACTGATACTGGTACTGTACTGAAGTTCTTAATGGGAAACACTGCAGACCCGTCAACCGCACCAACAGAAATAATGCGGTTGTATAGCGAAGGGTATCTGTATAACAAAGGCTATGTGTCGCCTACGGTGACTATAGCGGCAGGTGCGAGTTACACCCATATCGTCGGCGCCGGAGTAAACAACCGCCGTGGTGAGTACAAAATTACGGGCCTGGAAGATGACAATACCCTTTTCGGCTCGTTCTTTAACGTGCCTAACAAAGCGCCAAAACCCACGGGAATTATTGGTGATGGAGTCAATCTTTCTCAGGCGCAGCCTGACGCGTCAGTCACAAACAAACTCTGCGTGTACCAGAGTGGACAGTATATCGTTTTAGAAAACCGTCGCAGCGCATCAGTTACGCTGGCAATTCGTTTCGATTCAGGTATCAGTTGAGGTATTGATGGCACTCATTACGTATCGTTCAAACAAAACGGTTCAGGCAATGCTTATTGAAAACATTGCCATTAACCCGGATTACACCGCCACCATAACTGACAGTAACGGGCAGGAACTGGCGGTTTCATCAGATTATGTTTTGCGTGAGAAGCCGAGAGCGGGAGGTTACTACATGCTGAACGGAGAGGGCTTTGAAAGCTTTATTGATAAAGAGCTATTCGAATCTGATTTTGCGGAGAGTTGAGGAGGTATATTTTATGAATGTATCCCGCCGTTATGGCGGGATATGATTCAATCAAGCAGGCTCAGAACGGTGCTGGATGTATCAAACCCTGCATTAAACAGAGCAGCCTGACCGGTTAAGATAACGTCCAGAATATCCTCGCAGTCAAAATCTGCGAATAACTGAACATCCCGTTCCTTACTGGTTATCTCCAGTAAAACTGCCTCACCATCAGCGATTTTGGAAGTCGATGGATAAATGAAGTAGTGCATGTATCACCTCTTACGGTAAGTACCAGAACGGACGGGTAACGTAAATCCGCCCGGTAAAGCCTGTGAATTTTAAACCCGGCTGGATGAAGTCATTCCCCTGCCAGTAGTTGCTGGCCGCCTGAGGGAGCATTGCCTGGTAATCAGCACTGGTAATCGGCATCCCCTGTCGTTGAGTTGTCATGTTTATTGCCGCACTTTCAGAAAAGGTTCGACGTATAGGGGTGCTGGTTGCTGTAAACACCTTCGTATCAGCGTCCTGAGTTACCCTTACGCTGTTGCGCAGATAACATGCCATCACTGAAGAAACCATAACATCGCCCACAGCATCAGCTATGCGGATCGATGCAGTACCCCAAATCAACTCAAGGCTGGTACCTGCTTTTGCTTCATTCGTACAGAACAGCTGCACCACCTCCGTTGGGTCAGTAAGTTCAATGATAAACGGCATATAGCCGTCAGGGTCAGCATCTGCCATCGTGCCATAGCGGCATTTCGCATTGCCGGTTTTTAGAGCGGCCCATGCGTAATCAGTAGAGAGCAAATCACCACCAACATCACCCGTACTTAACTCAGTAAACCCAAGAACGCGGTTTATCCTGTTTGAGCAGGCATCGCTGTAGCTGTTGGGAAATGGCGTCCTTAGATCGATTCCCCGTGGAGTTTTTAGATATACGCCAGTGTTACCCGGCGGCCCCGCCAGCGTGGGGTAAGGCGTGTTGGGTTTGATCCCCGCCCGGCCAGACGTATGCGATTCGTCGGTGACTTTCAGAGACTGACCGTAAACCGAACTCGGACACTCGTATTCCTGATAGATGCCATAGTACTCAGCGCTCAGGCCAGCAAGCGTCCTCCTTACGTCCCTCTTCACAGCTTTGCCAATGAGAACCGTTGATTGCGAATAGCTTTGCGGGGCATCTTTGAAGACAGTCCGCCCCTGAATGCCTTCTATGTGCCCTGAAACATATTTAAATTCAACCGGGGAAAGCGGACCAATACGCAGCATATGCCGACCAACAAAATCTGTTTTAACACCCTCCAGGGTGAACTCCCCTCCACCCTTAATCCAGAAGGCATCATTCGCAATGTTGCCGAAGGTGCAGTTTTCATAGCGCATATCTTCGCCGAAATTGTAGAATGCTTCTGGCACCTCCATCCCGTTCCAGCAGCGTGAGAAATAACAATCCCTGAAGCCGCACATGAAGGTGTAATATGTTCCCCAGCGATGGTTGGTATGAAAACCTGTGATTTTCATATCGCAAATCATTAAGTTCCGCACATCAAGCTCACACGGAACATCATTACCGAAGATGACCCCCACAGTTTCAATCGTCGGATTACCGCCGGAATCCAGTGCGTAACCAGGTCCACGCAGTGTCATCCTCTGCCCGTCCATCGCAAAAAATGGCTTATTACCAACCGCCTGATTCCAGTATTTGCTTGTAGCACCCTTCCAGCTTGTTTCTGCCTGATACATAGCCTTTGTCAGTTGAGGAAAATCCTGATTCGAAATCCTGAAGCTATAATCATCAAGAAAATCGCCAGCCTCAAAATATGGGCCGCCGATGGTTCCGCAACTAATAAAAGGCGGCAGGTCTACTTTCTCTGTTATTTTAAACTCACAGATAAAGTTAGTCGGTACTATTTTAATGATGCTGGCTACGTTGTTAACCCGCCCACTGGCAACGACCTTATTAATGATTGCGTCCCTGGCCTTTTTTAATACAGGACTAAAGTTTGAACCATCAACGAGAATACCAGCCAGTCTCAGATCGTACCCCTGGCTGATATCAGCTTTCCATCGGGCGCCACCTGGCGTTACAAAGATTGAAATGCCATCGTCCGGTGACGTTGTGTCTGTCGGATCATGCGTAAGAATGGCATTGACGGTGGCCGCCCCTGCGGCCGCCCGCTCCAGAATGATGGACTGCCCGTTATAGGAAGGTTCGATGGCTCTGAGGGTGGAAATGTTGGGGCATTTTCCAACCAAACTGAACCCTTCGCCTGAACCCAGGTTTACGCGAATAAGATAGGCAATTTACAATCAGCATTTTCAAAGGGTTGCATAATGCTGATTGGCTACGCGCGGGTGTCTACCGGCGATCAAAACCTCGATTTGCAGAGAAACGCGCTGATCCGCGCAGAATGTGAGCAGATTTTCGAAGATACAGCGAGCGGGAAAAATTCCAGGCGCCCAGGGCTGAGGCGTGCTATGCGTCGTTTAAAACCAGGTGATTCTCTTGTGGTCTGGAAGCTGGATCGCCTTGGGCGTAGTGTTCGTGACCTCATCACTCTGGTGTCGGAGCTGCAGGCGCGCGGGGTGAATTTTCGCAGCCTGACCGACTCGATCGACACTTCGACGCCAGCAGGGCGATTCTTCTTCCACGTCATGAGCGCCCTGGCGGAGATGGAGCGCGAGCTGATAGTGGAGCGCACCCGAGCCGGGTTGGCTGCAGCGAGGGAGCAGGGGAGAGTCGGCGGCCGCCGCCGGGTAATGACTGAAGAAGTGGTGGAGAGATGCCGCAGAATGCTGGAGAACGGCGCAACCCGGCACCAGATCGCAGATGTGATAGGGGTGGGAGTGAAGACGATCTACAAATACTTTCCTGCTGCCGTCCGTGATCAAGGATTCCTGCCCTTCCCGTGATATGTAACATTTGAGATAATAAGTTATTTCAGTTTTGAAAACAGTTTGGTTTGTTCGTGAACGGTAAGAAAACAATAAGTTTTGAGCAATTTTTAACTATTAACAGCAATCTTGTTTCCATCTCAGATACATGGGCTGACTTGTGGGCGTTAATTTTTCACACGGGTTTAAGCGCTGGAAGGCTGCTGAGTATTCGATATGATGATATTGATGGTGACTTGATACTGATACGAAAACAGGGTCACCTGAAGGAGCTACGTGTTGAATCAACCCCTCCAGTGGGGGCGATGATTGCTCGTAGAAGAGAACGCTATCCAGAAGATGTTTATTTATTTCAGAGTCATTCTAACCGTGTGAAGTACCATCGCCGGCCGGTCACTATAATTGCTTTCAACGCCGCTTTACGTCGCGCCGCTAGATCATTACCAGACGTTAACGTAAGCAGTAGTAGCGCGAGAAACATACCGGACTAACCGCCTGTCCATTAGCGTGTGGCCGATGTGACAGGCGTGGGGGTGAAGACTATTTACAAATATTTTCCGGTACAATACGGCGATAAAAAATCCCCTTGAGCAGGCACACTCAAGGGGAAAATACTACATAACATCATTGCTGTGTGCGTCTTTGCGCTCGTCCATCTTCTAAGAAGATGCCTAAAGTTTCCAGATATTTCTGGTCTGAGTTGTTACATCATGGAGGAGGTGCCGATGTGATAGGTTAAGAGCGAAGACGGTCTGTAAGTACCTTCCGATGTCGAGGAACAAGGATCATGAATTTGAGTCTATACCATCCCAATTCATACATTCTTTGTAAGTCTATGAAATATTGAGCAGAGTATTCTGTTCGAAATGAACCATATGGAATAGCCAAAGGCTAAAATGGCCAGCGTAAAAACAACAATCAGCAAGTCCGTCTGTGACATCTTATATCCATTTTGCAGTGGCAGGTTTTGAGAAAAGATAGTTCAAAGCAGGCACATAGACAACATAATCACTAAGTGAAACCAATATCAGGGGCTCAAAGGTGATTGATTTCCCCCTCTGTGTTCCTGATTGATAGTTAAAACCTCTATTGATCAGATTAGCGAATAAAACTACTGTATATAAAAACAGTGTTTTGTGAGCGAGTTTATTATGCAGTTCTACACGCCCGTTGAGTTACGCCAGATCATGCTGCTCCCGTTGTACAGTGACCTTGTGCAGTGCGGCTTTCCTAGTCCAGCGCAGGATTATGTTGAGCAACGTATTGATCTGAACGAGTTGCTCGTTAACCACCCAAGTGCGACGTATTTTGTCAAAGCCGCCGGCGACAGCATGAAAGACGCAGGCATAGGGGAAGGTGATCTTCTGGTCGTGGATAGCTCAAGAACAGCAGTTCATGGCGATATCGTTATTGCTGCTGTGGATGGGGAATTCACCGTTAAGAAGCTGCAACTGCATCCGCGGGTTCAGCTTAACCCAATGAACCCTGCATATTCGCCAATAGTCGTCGGTAGTGAGGACTCTCTCGACGTGTTCGGGGTGGTTACGTACATCATTAAATCAGCTGGCTAAGATGTTTGCGCTTTGTGATGTGAATTCATTTTATGCATCGTGCGAGACCGTATTTCGTCCTGACCTGAAAGGGCGTCCGGTGGTCGTTCTGTCAAACAACGACGGCTGTGTGATCGCCCGCTCGCCAGAGGCGAAGCCCTTCGTCAAAATGGGTGAGCCTTATTTCAAGCAAAAGGACATGTTTCGCCGGCACGGTATTATCGCGTTTAGCAGCAACTATGAGCTTTATGCCGATATGTCCAACCGAGTGATGACAACGCTGGAGGAACTCTCTCCACGCTGTGAAATTTACAGTATTGATGAGGCATTTTGCGATCTTACTGGTGTGCGTAACTGTCGCGATCTTACCGATTTTGGCAGGGAAATTCGCGAGACGGTTCTGCGCAGGACGCACCTCACGGTCGGCGTCGGCATAGCCCAGACTAAAACCCTGGCAAAGCTGGCCAATCACGCGGCGAAACAGTGGCAGCGGCAGACCGGAGGAGTGGTGGATCTGTCTAATCAGGAAAGACAGAGGAAGTTGATGGCTTTGCTTCCGGTGCATGAGGTCTGGGGCGTCGGGCGCCGCATCAGTAAAAAACTGGAGGCCATGGGGATAGACACGGTGCTTAAATTAGCCGATACGGATATTCGCTTTATCAGGAAGCATTTTAACGTCATGCTGGAAAGAACAGTGCGGGAGTTGCGCGGAGAGCCATGCCTCGGGCTGGAGGAGTTCGCACCGGTAAAGCAGGAAATCGTGTGCAGCCGTTCGTTCGGCGGCCGTATCACTGAATACCATGAGATGAGGCAGGCGATCTGCAGCTACGCCTCACGTGCAGCGGAGAAACTCCGTGGTGAGCACCAGTATTGCCGATTTATCTCCGCATTTGTCAAAACGAGTCCTTTCGCGCTGAACGAGCCGTATTACGGCAACAGTGCATCAGTAAAGCTGCTTACACCGACCCAGGATAGCCGGGACATTATCACCGCGGCGATAAAATGCCTCGATGCAATCTGGCGAGACGGGCATCGCTACCAGAAAGCAGGAGTAATGCTGGGAGATTTCTACAGCCAGGGCGTAGCGCAGCTCAACCTCTTCGACGACAACGCGCCACGGAAGAACAGTGAAAAGCTCATGGAAGTACTCGATCATCTCAATGCGAAGGATGGTAGGGGTACGCTGTATTTTGCAGGGCAGGGGATTCAGACTACCTGGCAGATGAAGCGAGAAATGCTTTCGCCTCGGTATACCACAAGATACAGTGACCTGCTCAAAGTCAGGTGATTCGCCCATTAACAGTAGTGGCGATGCTTCTATATTCCGATTAGAGTGAAGAGCCGACTGATCACTAATTGGGAACCTACGCCATTTCTGTTGATCTGGATGGAAGTTGTAGTTGCCAATGAACCTCATCCTCAGGATGAGGGCCAGCATACATAACAATTACATAGCTAACATCATCATGATGGATAAAATGATAATAGATACGAACAGCTGCAGTGCTGGTTGTGTTATCACCTTTTTTAAGGTGTGTTTCAGCGCTATATTTTACACGTGTAACATTTGAGTCTTCGCTGACAACTTCTAGATGAGTTGATATTCCACCAGTTTGCGCATGATCAATCCCCTTTCCGCGGAAGTAGGCGTCGACTCTACATCCTGGGGGCTGCGACAACAGCTCTACTAAGCAGTCAGCAGCAAACTTCATAAAACTTTTCCGGTGTGATGCTATTCCATCACAATTGGCATAAACGTGGGGAGAGAAAACTAAACGTGGATTTTCAAAAGATAGCTGTTTGTAATAGGCAGAAATACTTACTTCTGGCTCTGATACTAAAGGCAGCAAGCCGGTTACTTTACCGAAAAACGTGTTTAAAAAGGTTGTGTCTGCTTTGTTCTTACGAGATAGCGATGCAGGCCATCCGTCAACCCCGGCCTCTGGCTTGATGAGTTTTGCACCCAACTCAACTGCTATCTCAAGCTCAATCTCCATCTCGGGAGTAATTTTACAATAAGGTAATAAGATAATGTGGAGATTGTCGTACTCTTCATCATCTTCACTATCCAGCCAGTCCTGGAAAGAACGCACAGCATCATGGGGGGTAGGAACCAGCACAAAATCCCCTTGTTTTCCAACGTCAGCTAAAACCTGACGACAGCGAGTCCCCCTCCGGCTACATTCAGCAGAAAAACGTTTTGCCTGAGATTTAAACATTCCGATAACAAATATCGTATTCATATTTAAATCTCATCTAGTCACTGACGAGATTTAAATAGAAGAGTATTCATCATTGTAGGGAGAACCATTTGTGCAATATCATTTTCAGCCATGAGGTCAAGTAGCTTATGAGCTAGTTGTCTTGGCGGTAGAGCTTCGGTTGGCGTAAATTGCTCACTAACAGGCAGGGAAGACACTACGTCTTTCTCCTGTAGTGAATGACTTACACCAGAAATGCATAACTCATTGAATGGTACCTCATTTCTTTGGGCCCATGAGCGCATGTATTGCATAACACGGGGAAGGCGGTGATTGCGCCACAGCGAACCATGAATACCAAGTGATTTTGTGAAAGTAGCATTCAGTGCACTTGAATACTTATCCTGAATTTGTGACGAAATAACTTCTTTCTCAGTATCACCGAGAGGAGCACCAGCTAAAAATGCTCGCATCCAGCTAAGCTGCTCTGTTCCTGAAATAGGGATGATTTCAATGAATCCTTGCGGGTTGCCAGAAACCTCAGCTTCCTCGGCAGTATCCAGAGAAGGAATAAAATGGATAATCTCTTTTGTCTTTTTGTTAAAAAAACGTTTTCTTGAAGAATCCGGATTAAGGAATGCCTGCCATACATTATTGCGGACAATGACATTCTGATTTACTGGATGTGGAGTATGTTGGGTATTAAGAGAATGTGAATGCATCTGTTTGTAGATACGAACATCGCTTTCGTCAGGTACGCGAACAACCCGGGCTATATCGCCATGAAATCTTTCGAGATAGACGGCAAACTTCCGACAACCTTCCTTCTGAGGATCAAACTCAGGTAATCTGCGAGCAGCAAATTCAGACTGAATACGCTGTTTTAGACGTGCACCAAGCTCGGGAGAGTGTTCAGTAAGAAGCGAAGGTAGGATTTCTGATACAACAATCGATTGATCCGACATGGGTTTCCTCTAATATAAACGATGCGATGAATCTGGACATACTGTCACGGAGTGTGACAAATATCCCCAGATACGACAAAATATTAGCATCGAGTTCCTAACTATAAGCCACGTCGGTCAATGGGCAGAACCCGGCACCCCACGACACATTGGCGCTGCTTAAGCTCCTGAGAAGATTGGATGTAAATAGTCCCAACGCTTTTCTCAGAATGGCTCTGAAATTAAGAGCGTGCCTAAAGTATACGCGTTAGTATTGACATGTCAACAGTGCTTAAAGTGTTTGGCAGTTCAAGCATAACGAGTTTGTATCAGGAAACGGAAAACATCCACCTTGCGGGAGGGGGCGTGGAAGGGTAAAGCGTATTAGTTCCTCGGATGCTTGAAACAAGCAACCCTGCGAAGGGCTGATGGGGCTTTAACTTGTTCGAATCTATGTTTTCGCAGGTTATACAGATACAACAAACCACACGAAAGATGCGGAAATTGGTGCACATCATGTTATGATGTCTTGAAAACAGGCTCCGTTGTTAAAGGTGAAGGCGTAAGGCAGACGCAATGAACCTAACTGCAACAGGTTAGCATTCACTAAAGACCACGTTCTCCATAGTAAATGGTCGAAGTCCGCTATGAGCGTAGAGCGGATGTCAAAATAGTAGCTGCAGGCACACTCTGCCAAATTAAACTTAACAACCCAGCAGCGAACCGTTCATAAATTTGCATCAAAATAGATGTAACAAAAATATGGTGTGATGTATATAAATAACAATGACTTAGGTGGGGTTTTATGTATATTTATGAATGGGCATTCTTTGATAAGAACGGCGATAAGCTTCCCTCGGTAGTAACAACCGAACAGCGTAATTACGCCGCAGGTGATATGAAAAGCTACAATGGCAAACACTATAGAATTGTTCACAGGATCATTGATCGAGTGACTACAGATAGTGACCTAAATATTGCTGTTGAAGTTTGATATTTACCATAACATCTTTTTCCTGCCTCCCTTGAAAGGACCTTAGCGCGCTTTTGCAGCGTGGGGCGTTCCTGGCAACTGCTTCGGACCAAATCCTGAGAAACGTCCCTCATGACTCCAGCATATCTGCATGGCTATTTAGTTTGATCTGTTTTCCATGGAGTAGTGCAAGAGATGTTGAACTCACAGCATATTTCGGACGTTTTATAAGCTATGCTTTGATAGCCTCAATCAATTTCGGCCCCTGATTTTTCACATTACCCACCGCGCGGGAAACGGGGTGCCATGTGAAATGGTCGGTGGACACTGCACCATCTCCGGCAATCTCAACTGCCTGCGACATCCTGGAGCCTGGCTCATCTATTCGCGAGCTGCTTCCGGCGTCAGAAGAACCAGCGGCCGGCGGTCATGAATATCGACCAACCCCTGATCGGCCGCAGCGGTGGCAATCAGAAAGCATTCGGCTTCGTCTCCACGTTCAAATGGTGTACTCCCGATTGCCGCCATGAATATCGGCTGGCCATCGGCACGATGGATAAAGTATGGCTGCTTCTTGTCGCCTTCTTTTTTCCATTCAAACCAGCCATCCGCAAAGCAGATCGCCCGACCGTGTTGCCACAGAGGTTTAAACATCCTGCTACTGGCAGCAGTCTCAACCCGGGCATTAATCAATGGGGGTTTATCCCACCACCCAGGCGCATAACCCCAGTGGACCGGATCGAGGTGCAACTGTTCGTCGCGTTCGCTCAGGAGCAAAACTTTAGTCCCCGGAGCCACGTTGTACCGGCCGATTGGTTCGGGGTCATAAGCGATATCCCGCTCGGCCTCTTCAGCCAAATAAGCCAGGTACTCTTCACGGGTTTGTGATTGAGCAAAGCGTCCACACATGGTTACCTCCAGTCTTCAGAATGAAAGTATAGAAGGAGAGACACTGGACGATGGGGTTGTATTAGGAATAGCGACATTCGTCATCAATCGCGCTTGGCCTACTGATGGCGAATGTCCGATATGATAAAATAGCGAACATTACCCCTTTTACTAACATGCCTATTTAGCCGAGCACTACTTTCGTTGTAGTCACGACCTTACCAGCAGGCTACATACTGGCACAATTAGGGGATATTCAATGCCTATGCTCTGCAATGCATGTAGGTGTTGATCACGTTCTTTTTCAAGATACCATGTCGCTGTCCAGGTCGAATTAGGCTGGACGTGTTGCTTAATGGCAGCGAAGTAAGGCATGTCGACCGCTGATAAAGAGTGTCCAATTATGATCACCTCGTTTACCGCGTTGAGTTGAGAGAAAAATGATTGGTTTGCATCTATCACTTCCTCTGTATTTTTGAATGAGTGGGTAAAGTACCGATTCAGAGTCTGTTTTCCTATTTCATATGCAAAATCGTAATTATCAGACATGTGTTGATACCACTGTTCTAGCTCCTCATCCGTTGCGTCCGTGGGCGGCTCTTGAGGAGGCTCTTTGAAATTTTCAGGATCAATCCCATGCCCCAGTATAAGCCTATCCCCAGGTAAGGATGCATTGCCGTGGATGTAAAGAATCTGGTTTCTTTTTATTCCGTAATAGTATTCAATAGTTCTGGTGTAATTAAAGTTTATAAATAGGGCATTGTTGCATAGTTGCAGTATTTTATCGGCGGTAAACTCTGGATATTTAACTTGAGAAATAAACGACATAAACTGGGTGAAAATACCATCAGTTAAATTTTCAAGAATTCGCTGCATTTCAATTTCAAATGCATGCCAGTCTCTATCACGAAAATCTGGGTCACCCAGATTTGGGAGATAATCGGTAAATGCATCCAGTACAGCCTGAGAATCTAACCCTGCCAGATTACTTTCAAATTCACACCACAGACGATGTTCATCCTCATTCAGTTCGTCAATATTTTCAGGGAGTTCTGTGAAACCGACAAACTCAATTAAGTTGTTGTACGAATCCCTCTGGTGAGATCGCAAAAAATAGGCAAAAGAACAATAGCTGGTATCAAGGCCATGGTGTAAATCAAATCCGTTTCCAGTTATGTAAAGTTTCATGGTGCGAGGATCCTCTCTGTAAGTTGGGGCTTCACCATTTATTATTACTTCTTTCGTATATTAACAGAACTTTGTAGTTTTGACGGTAACTTATTCACGCAGATTGATACTACACTGCAACTCGGTAAAACCAGAAAGATGTATATGATGTATGCTCCGGCCACATTGCGGACGTTATGGATTTACAGGTGCTCATTATCAACTGCCAGCCCCCGTGACATCCTGCATCATCTATTCCCGGGCGGCGCCAGGACAAGCGGCCGGCGGTCATGAATATCGACAACCCCCTGATCGGCCGCAGCGGCCTCAACTCGTGCATTAATCAGCGGTGGTTTATCCCACCACCCTGGCGCGTAACCCCAGTGGACCGGATCGAGGTGCATCTGTTCATCGCGTTCGCTCAGGAGCAAAACTTTAGTCCCTGGCGCCACGTTGTACCGGCCGATTAGTTCTGGATCATAGGCGATATCCCGCTCAGTTTTTTCGGCAAGATAAGCCAGGTATTCTTCGCGTGACTGTGATTCAGCAAAGCGTCCGCACATGGTTACCTCCAGTAGTCATACGGGAAGTATAGAAGACAGAGAAGTGAACATTTCTTTGAGCGGAAAAGAGCTCGGAAAGGTTGCGATTGATGGGGGATTCTCCCCCATTTCTCCCCGTACAAAAAAAAAGAATAAAAACCAGTCTTAAAGGGCTGGTTTCTCAGGGATTTTTGGACGGCACGAGAGGATTTGCCCCGCATGGCAGCGTTTCTACTTATTGTCGAGATTAATGTTCATTTTAAATAAGTTAGAGAATGCAAGCGCGGATTTTACATAGTTAATTGCATCAACTTGCGATGGTTCTAAACCATATGGGCCATGTACAACTTCATTCCTTAACTTTCTTAAACTATCTAACATCTCAGCTTGATGAGCGGTTATGTATTCAGCTCGGCGTAGCTCTGAAATTTTTCTGATCGGTGGTAACTTGGAGGGGTATCCACTTGACATAGCGGTACTGCCAACATTTTTGTTAACTATGAACTCATCAATTGAATTTTCAACAATTTTCCAAGCGTCTAAAATCGCTAACCTTGGGGGGAGTTCTAGCAACTTATTTTCAACCTCCTGCTGTTCAAAATCAACTCCCGACGGAGGTAGTTCAACTTCACTGACGGTAGCTATCTTTGCTGCCTCGCGACTAAAGTTGGCGTCAACAAAATCTCCAACTTTAATAGAACTCAAAGAGCTAGCTAGTGCAACGATAGTTTTTCGATATCTGATCGCAATGAAAAGGAGAATACCCGGCCACGTGCAGTGTTCAATCAATTTACTGAAAAACGTTAACCAATCCATAGAAAACTCTTAAATAAGTATTTTCATTGAGGGATAGAACAGGATATTCCTTCCCCAAAACGAAAAGCAACTATAGTAGTTTCAATAAGTTACCACATGGCATTTTTTGTATGCAACTTATTCTTTGATGCTTCTATTTGCATTTAAATTCAGCATGTTAGCCAATTTTCAAATATGTATTGCTGCGCCACATGCAGTGGTTCGAAGCCGCAGACCTGATCGTCAAAGGCATGGAAGGCGCTATCGCCGCCAAGACCGTGACCTATGACTTTGAACGTCTGATGGAAGGCGCTAAACTGCTGAAATGTTCAGAGTTTGGCGACGCGATTATCGCGAACATGTAATCTGGCCCCCAGATTATGTCAGAACGGGAACCTGGTGGTTCCCGTTTTTATTATTAGTTTTCGAACGGTTATCAAAATTTTATCAAAATAAGTTATCAAAACCCCTCCCGAAAAACCTCATAAGGCCACCGTTGTCCACCCCTTCCCACGATCATCATGGTACCTATCCGTTTGTTGTTGAGTTTTATGTCCAAGTAAATCTTTCGTGTTTATACCTTGGGCTTTATATAACCGCTCGGAAAGCGATCTTTGTTCATGGAAAGTTGCCGGTGTACCTTGTCCCCAGTCAATATCTGCACTGTCTCTTGCCTTGCTGAAATTCATGGTCAGTGTTCTGGGTTTCACCTGTGCTCCTCGCTCAGCCTGTGAGGTGGTTCTAAAGAAATGAACCAAATAAGGGCTTACTGCATAATCCCGGCAACGACTGATTACATCTCGGAGGCTCCAGTTGATTGCGTTGCAACGCAGAGCTAATGGTATAGCGATTTTGCTTCCGGTTTTCTCTTGCTCAACGTGTAGATGATCGTCCCAGATGTCCGAGAATTTCATACGGGATATATCACCTAGTCGCTGCCCTGTTACTATGGCTAAAAGCATGGCGTTCCCCATGTATTTGTGATTTTCATCGGCTATATCAAAAATCTTTTGCCATTCCTCAAGAGTGAGGCGCTGGCGAGTGATCTTTCTACGAGGTTGTTTAGTTGCTAGTGCAGGGTTATAACCAGGAGGTACTTCTCCCGCATGCTGAGCTTCTTTAAAAACATCTATTAGGACAGAGCGAATGACTTGAGCCATTCTGGGTTGTCCCTCCGCTAAATATTCATCAAGAATTTGCGCAACATCTCGAACATTGACAGCGGATATTAATTTCATTCCTACCCGTTCCTTAAGCAGAGATACTGGTTTTGCTTTTTGTTTGACAGTATTTTCTTTAATATCTCCGGACTTTAATCTTTCCTGCTGAATCTTCCAGTAACGTTCAAGCCAAGTGTTAGTTGATATTGATTTTCCTGAGCTGGTGGAAATTCTGTCAGTGATTGCCATTATCTGGCGGGTTTGTTGTTCCGCCAGTCTTTTATTTGCTTCAATAGCTATTGCCGTGGCCTCTGCTTCGTCTGTTCCTAGACTATGAAACTTACCAGTTATCGGGTGCTTATAACGCCAGTATACTTTATTAACCTTTCTACTGAAGAGCGGGTATAAATTTGGAATAGATATATTATTTTTACGTGGTCTGGCAGCCATCGTTCAAAATCCTCTGCAAAAGAACAGGGTCGCTTTTCTTTACTACAGGAGTGGTCAATGTACCGACCAACTCAGCATCCTCCCTGACGCGCCAGAATCGACCTTCTTTTTTGGCTGGGGGAGAAAACATATTCTGTTTTGCATAATTCCTGAGAGTGGAAACACTTGGAGGATTGCTTCTGTATTTCTCGTTTGCCCACTCTTCAAGGGTTAACATCTGGAGCATATGTTTTACCTCATTATGGCCCATTGCTGGGCCAGTATCTGAAAATAAAAAATCAGTTTTGCATCAATTTTTGCAGCACCTGATTGCCGGCAATTATTCGCTGCCAGATCGCTGATATATAGCGGGCCTGATGAATAGCATCAGCGAGGGCATTGTGACGAGACCCTTCAAACGGGATCGTTGTTTTGGGGTCGAAGCTAATGGCCTGGCCGATCTCTACCATTGTTCGTACGTCCCGATCGTTCCAGTATTCCCACGGATAATCTTCAGCAATGCAATCGTAAGAAGAACGCAGAATAGAGTTGTCGAATGACGCACCGTTACCCCATACCTGCGCCTTTTTGCTCCCACCAGCGACATTATCAGAAACAAATTCTCTGAACTGGAGTAATGCATCCAGCAACGGGATAGCATCATCATTTACGATTGCAGAGCGTGCTTCGGAGGACTGCTTAAGCCACCAGATAACAGTAGATGGATCGATTACGGCGCCCCAGTTCACAGAGGATTCAAGGCATACGACTTTATAGAAACTTTCTCCAATAGAGCCGGTTGCCGGGTCAAAAACAACCGCACCAATAGCGACGATAGGGGCGTTATGTTTTTTACCCATGGTTTCCAGATCAACCATAACGTGAACATAATCAATTGGCTGATCTTCCTCCTTATTATGAGGACCGGATTCAATATCTACAGCATCTGTTTGATGAACAACTTCATCTGTTTTTTCTTTTTGGTTAACCTTGCCCGTAACGTCAACAAGACCGTCAATGGAAAATACTCCGTCCCCAATTTTTGAAACTTCAGGCTGCCTGGTCTTGGTAAGGTCTTCGGTTACCCACTTCGGATCCGTAGGGTCGCTAATCCCTTCAACATATTCGCCGCGCTCGGAGGCCAGAACCTGATTAGCGTCTGGACGTTGCTTTTGAGCCTCTTTTACCAGTTCGGTACCAACTGCTTTAAAGTCGGAGGAGAGTGTTTCCAGCTTTGCGCTGCTATCCTCTCCGGCGATTGCTTGGTTTATTGCATCCAGAGTGACTGCAGCAGATGGAATATGCCCCGCCTTGGCAAGCGTTTCAGCGCTTGGGGTATCATGCTTATGTTCAGTCAGATTCGCGTTGATGTAGCCACGCAACCGATCTGGAAAAGGAGTTATTCCACTGGATGCTTCCCTGATCAGTGCAAAAATCGCTGCACGGGAATAATCAAGGATGCCTGGTGTGCTCCGTAATGCTGCAGACCATTCTTTAAATGGACTTTCTTTCTTCTGTACTATTTCCTTCGCGCGGCGGTGGACTGATGCCGGAAAATTATAGATATCAAAATCCATAGGCATCGTCGCAAGGGCGATCTCTATGTCCAGAGTATCCAGCGAATGCTGATAATCCGGATTGCGGTCAGTTTTGTTACCGCCACCAGCATTGGCGCCGGTATCTGTTTTGTTTATTGAGGTGATATAGTTTCCAGCAGTCCATTCCTTTGTAAGGATCCCGCGGTCAATGTGCGACGTTTCAAGCCACAATTTGGCGAACTGAATTTGCTTGCCGAGCTCATGGCGTTTCCCCACAGGAAATACGCTCTTAAATGCGCTGGTAAATTTCCACAGGCCAGGCATATCATATTTTTTAAGCTCCGGAATATTTTCTGCCGTCAGCAGCAGATTCTGCACACCGTGATTATCCGTATCCATTTCCATCGCTGAAAGGCGGTTACGATGAGGAATGCTAATGTGATACACGTGACGTTCGTCGGCCATATACTGGGCAAGCAGCTGCGTGCGGAATGACATTTCCGCCAGGTTGAAGAGTGCTTCTTCATTGTTCGAATAGTCTTCTTCATCACTATTTGCAGGAGAGATATCGTTTTCTGGTTTACTAGAGGGCTGTGGTTCAGCAGCCGCCGGCGCAACGATTTTTTGCCATGTCAGCCCGTCTTCACCACCAAGCTCGTAGCGATCGCACCAGGTGTCATCCAGTACACCTTCTTCCGGTAAGTCATCAACGATGAGCCAGTTGGTGCGGATCGGCAGCTGATGGCTGGCGCCACGGCCAACGTTAATTTCAGCGTCTTCCAGGATGTCCAGGATTTTGCGCTCGGCGCGAGAATCGGATTTAGCAGAGAACCAGCAGAAGAGGCTTTTCGCTTCGTTTGCTTTTGCCTTAGCTTTAATGAGATACGGGTAGTTGTTCATTGCGTTTGGGCTCCTTTGGATTGTAAGATACCCGGCAGCTGATGGCAGCCGCCCTGGTGGTGGTCATTGGTCAAAACTCGATTCCGGAAAGCTTTGGTCGGCTGACCGGGTACTTAACCCGCCTTGCGCGGGTTTTGTGCTTTATGGGGCTGGCGAATCGGCCCGCAGCAGCTGTGATACGCGAACGTCGTCAAGCGCTCGCAGGATAGGCTCAAAAGTTTTATGGGCTGGCAGTTTAGATACCGCAGTGATCACTTCTGTAACGGTGATGTCATCGCCGCGGGGGCTATAACCACCACCTGGGCCACGCTGTGAAATTACCAGGTTACCCGCCCGCAGCTTTTTGAAGATCTGCTCAAGGTATGAAGTAGACAGCTTTGACTCTTTACTGATGGCCGTCAGTGAAACGGGCGAGCCGTCATAGAGCTTATTCAAAGTGGCGGCGGCCTGGACAGATGCCAGAACGCGTTTCATTCCAAATTCCATAATCACTTCTCCGGCCGTAACGGCCATTGGTCAAAACTCGATTCAAAAACTCGCTGCAGGCTGTTGGTCGTCAGCCATGTTTTGTGCATTTCGGTAGGGGAGGCACTGGCCCTGTACTTTTTGTTCATCGGCGTTGCTGTTGCAACTGGCCTCTGATGGATAAACACCGATCAGAACATCAGAGCATTCACCAGTGAGAGCACAAACGCTGATGACAAGGGCAAACAGGGTATTCATGCCTCAGCCTCAGGGTTTCCTTTCTGCGCCAGCAAGTAACACAGCTGGCGTAGTCTCACCTCGAACCAGTTCAGGCGGGTCGCCTGGTTCCCGGTAGGTACTCGGGCAAAATCCTTCATAGTTATCTCCAGTTAACTCAGTATTAGGATGTGGTTTTGCAATGCGGCGCCGGGTGCCTCCCGGTGACGGCAGCCAGTTAACAACTACCGCCGACAACTTTTTCCCCACAACGTGTGAATAACCGCCATGTTTACTTTTTTAACTGTGTCGCGTGCGCATAGCCGCATTCACCGCATTGCAAACCCTGATTTTTTATTTTCACTACTTCGACGCGCTTCGTCGGTGGTGTCGTGACGCTGATCTTCACGATTGAGCTTTTTCACCCTGCAATTCACCACCACGAAGCGCGCAGGATTTCCATTACATTTCAGAAGAGGCGCAGTCTGCCGGCTTACCTGAAAGCGCCGCGGTAAACTCGCTGAAACTCAGCGCCTCCTCACCTTCAGAGAGGCTTTCAAAATAGTCTTCATATGCTTTATCCATACTCATTTCTTTCCCTTAAGGCCGGGCAGCCGAACGTTGAACCTGCTGCGATTGATATTGCTGTCATCTCATCCGGTGTTTCGTATGCCGCCGGCAGCTACTTCGTGGGCTTCCTGCCTCGATGACTTGCTGCGATGGAATGATTAAAGCATTGGTTTATGTTTGATGTCAATATTGGATTTATACAGATGCAAACTTTTGCTTTAATCGAGACAGGGGAGCTGTTGGAGTGATTGAGGCTGCGCGGCAGGCAAAAAAAAACCGGCATTTGCCGGTTTCATGGGGTGAGATCAGAGATGTTAGTTAGTGTCGCTAGCCTTAAATCGACCACGGAGATATTTCTCAACATAATCATCGATTTCTTTTAGGCGGACTTCAAACGTATCAATCATTCTCTCTTGTTCAGCCTCAGGTAACTGCCTAAACAGACGTAACATTTTGCTCTCATTTGGCTTGAGGCCTGAATCTTCAGATACTTTCTCTCCAAGCAACCAAGTTACAGACACATTGGCAGCTTCCGCGAGGGCAATTGCGGACTTTTTACTGATTACTCCTTTCTTAAACCACCCATTCACCGCTTGAGGTGTAACTCCAGCAATGCGAGCCATATCCGCCTTGCTGATCCCTCTTTGAGTAATTTCTTCCAAACGAGCAATCAGTTGGTTGTTGAGTTCTTCAGTGTTTTTCATAAGCCCATTGTAAAGGTTTAGTTTATAGTCACAATAAATTAAAAATTTGCATTGAATATAAACCTATGCTTTATTATGCCTAACTTAACGAGGAGATAGATATGACAGCCCTTGATAACGCAATTCGAGTAGCTGGCTCAGCCAATAAATTAGCATCAACGCTTGGAGTAAGCGGCATGGCAGTAAGTCAGTGGAAAACAAAAGGTATTGTGCCTTCATCGCGAGTTTTACAGGTTTTTAATGCAACGGGCGTTACGCCTCATGAATTACGTCCTGATCTATATCCGAATCCGACGGATGGAATACCTAAGGAGTGACCATGCAAACCACCTCTTTTGAAAATCATACTCCGGTGATGAGTATGCAACTGAAAACGGAAAATCAGTATTTGCCCCGTCGGCGTGACGGCAAGAAATGCCGAGCCATTTTGGCCGCCGTTCAGGAATGGGAGTCCTCATTACCTGGGCGTGCGCAAGACCACGTCGCGCAGCTGGTGGCCGAACAGTGGGAGAAACAAAACGGGCGCGGTATCAGCGTCAATAAACAAAATCTGTATCGCTACCTGAAAAACGAGGGCGGTTCAGAGAAGTACACCAGTTATGTCATCCAGCTTTCGGCGGCGATCGCTGATGCAATGCCGATAGAGATCGCGCGCAAACATGGCCTAAAACATGGCTTAACTGAAACTGAGCTGGTGGCCAATGCAATCAAAGAATGCAGCGAAGCGCACCAGGCCAAGTTACTTGGCGCACCACTGCAGAAACTAGAGCGTGAAATACGGGAAGCTGCAATTGCACTTTTTAACATGCTCCCTGCAGATGCGGCGGGACCACTACTGGCGAGCATCAGCGCCGTAGCGCCGCAGTTTTTCTAATCGAGTTTTGACAATGACCACCAGCACCAGCTGGTTAATAAGAGGTTTCAGATGGCCCGCATCAGAACAGTTAAACCTGAATTCTGGACAGATGAGAAGGTGGTGGAATGTTCAATTCCAGCGCGTCTCCTGTTTATCGGGTTGTTCAACTTCGCCAACGATATGGGATGCCTTGAGCGTTCGCCAAAACGGTTGAAGATGCAAATCTTCCCTGCGGACGCGCTCGATTGCGAACCACTAATACAGGAACTGATTACTCATGGATTACTCACTGAGTATTCAGTGAATGATGTCTGCTATTTGCAGATTAAAGGTTTCCTTAAGCATCAAAAAATAAACAGGCCTTCGGCCTCAAAAATACCTCTTCCGCCAGAATTCACTGAGTCTAAGGCAGGAAAGGAAGAAAAGAGAGCTCCTAATCAAGGAGGGCTCAGTGAGGACTCAGTGAATCCTCATGGAGGACTCACTGACGGAAAAGGAAGGGAAGGGAAGGGAAAAGGATCAAACCCCACTCTCTATGCGCAGGAGAGAAATTTTCCCCAGCAACCTCAGTATCTACCTGGAGTGGATATTCCGATCGGAAAATTCACCATGCACGACCTTTGGCTGCCGTCACAGGACTGGCCGCGACTGGCTGCTACCTGGGGTATAGCGCTTCCCGAACCGGCATACCTGCCTACAGAGCTGGCAGAGTTCATCGCGTACTGGAAATCCGAGGGGAAAGTGTTCACTCAGATTCAGTGGGAGCAGAAATTTGCCCGCAGCGTGATAAGTGCCAGAGCCAAATCTAAACCACAACCAGCAACCGGAGGTAATGGCCATGCAGGAATTCAACCAGCTAACACCGCATCCCGGGCAGTTCAGGAAATTCAGGCAGCCAGAGAGCGCTGGGAAAAGCAAAACGGACTTGCTGGCGGCGGATACGGCTTGGCGGCTATGGACGGTAATGGGGGAGATATTCTCGAACCGGTGGACCCAGAAGAACGGGGCGGCGCCCTCGGATATGTGGATTGCCCAGATTGGATCGATGAGTGATGCCCAGATTATGCTGGTCTGCAGGCAGTGTATGGAGCGCTGTGCGGCGGGAAACACATGGCCGCCGGATCTTGCTGAGTTCGTTGCGCTGGTGTCAGCCAGCGGTGCTAATCCATTCAATCTGACATCCGATGCAGTGATGGCGGAGTACAAACGCTGGAGAAACGAATCTTATCGATACTCGGGCAGCGACAAATATCCATGGAAACAGGATGTTCTGTATCACATTTGCATTGAGATGCGCAGAACCGGAGTTGAGAGGAACCTGACGGAGGGAGAGCTGAAAAAACTGGCAGAAAACTTACTCACGAAATGGACTAAACACCTGGCTAACGGGTTTTCGATTCCTCCGATTCGTCGGCAGTTGGCAGCACCGAGGCATCCAGCTGGGCCGACGCCAGCGCAGGTTCTGATGGAAGAGTACAAACGCCGCAAGGCGGCAGGTTTAACCAAGTAAACGAGTTTTGACCATGACCAAACAATCAAAAACCAAAGTAACCAAAGCACAGATGGTGCTTGCCATCGTTAGCCGGACGCCAGAATGCGTCCTGCAGGATGTCTGCGATGCGCTGGACTTGCAAGCCAGTACAGCAGGTAACTTGCTGCGGCAACTCCATGCCGCGGGAAAACTCCATCGTACCCATAACGGTTGCCAGTATGTCTACCGGGTTGTTGCAGGCGTTGAGGTTCCCGATGTTGCCCTGCCGCAGACTGCAACACCATTATCTGAAGAGGATGTGAAGAAAGTCCAGGACGCACTGGCCCTGGCGAAGACGCTGGAAGACAAAAAGCTGTGGCGCCGGGCTGCGACTGTTTACACATCGATGCTTGGGATGACTACAACAGCAAACGAACTCTGGTTGCTTGCCAAAATGCGTAACCGCTGCCTGCGCAAAGCGACGAGGTGCTGATTATGCCTAAAATGGAATCAACAGCAACTGGTACGGGATGTCAAAGCTAAGTTTAAATATCCCGGGGTGAGGCAAAGCTGAGATGTCCGCTGAGTGCCAGGAGCGGACATTACTGACACAAACACAACCAGCAAATGGATTACCGGGCAGCCCGGGGGCGACATTTCCGGGAGACAATCAACTGGAAACATTTTAATGTGAGAGTTTATGCAGGTCACAGCGTATGTATTACCATATGCCATTGGAAGAATGATGCATGCTACCTTTGAGTGTGGAATAACCAGAAGCCTATTGCGCCGGAGGATGTCTTGCCATGTTGACCGATCTCAGCAGAGATGAAAGTAAAAGACTTGCGGCAATCGACTTGTTGAAAAATCCTGACAAGGGCCGGGATGATGCGTTAAAAAAATATACTCATCTAATATGCCAATTGCTGAACATGCCGATGGGCTTTGTTTCTGTTCTCGATGAAGAAAAGCAATACATCAAATCAGCCCAAAATGTTGCCGTCACGGAAATCAGCCTGAGCGAGGCATTTTGCGTACAGACCCAGGAACAGAGTAAGACATTCATTTGTCATGACACTCATCAGCACCCTACCTTTCGTGACTATCACGCGGTGAAAGAGGCTCCATTCATTCGCTTTTATGCAGGCTGCCCACTTAAAACCCAGGATGGAGTACCCATAGGTACCTTGTGTATCCTCGATACTCAGCCTAGGGAACTTTCAGACGAGCAGCTCGATCTTTTTGAAAAGATTGCAGGACTTATATCGGATTTTCTGGCCTCGTGGCACTCCGTCGGCTACCTCGATATAGTCACGCTATTACCAAACCGGCAGCGACTGCTGAAGGATATAGAGGTTTCAACTGAAGGCGCATTCAGGCTCGTCATTATTGATTGTATTGATATGCCATTAGCCTACGAAATGGCTCGCTCACTCGGTATGACTGCCGTAGAAAATCTACTTCGTAATATGGTCGCAGAGCTGCAGATCCGCCTGCCTTTAGAAGGGCCGCTCTACGCCGTGGCAGTTGGACGATTTGCCTTTTTTACCCATAAGGAAAAAACTCGGACATTAGAAGATATCTCTCAAAGCCTTCAGGGGATCCAGGCCAGGTTTACCCCTGAAGTTCCCCTTGATCTGGATATTCACATGGGTGACTCCGGGCTTTGCGATAAATCTCTGACATCGAATGAAATACTGCGCCGTGCAGTCAGCGCATTGCATGAAGGGATAAGTCAGGGGCGCCGGTTTACAGTTTATGATGACGCACTGGATAGCCGTAAGAAGACTGATTTCAGCCTTCTTACTGAAGTTAGACAAGCGCTACAAGAAAACCAGGGCTTATATCTGGTTTATCAGCCGAAAATCTCACTGGTGACAGGGCGTGTGACGGGAGCCGAAGCTTTGCTTAGATGGCAACATCCTAAAAACGGCGAAGTGTTGCCGGGTGTGTTTATTCCTCTGGTCGAAAAGACCAGCCTGATGCGTGAACTCACAGCATGGGTTATCGATCACACGATTGTGCAACTGAGTGCCTGGCAAAGCCGTGGAGTTTCTTTACCTGTGTCGATTAATCTGGCTGCCAGTGATTTTTCAAGACCAGATTTCTGCGATGAGCTGGAACAGAAAATGCTGGACGCGCGTCTGGATCCCGCCCTGCTGGGGGTGGAGTGTCTGGAAACCGAGAAGATGCTGGAAAGCCCCGCTGCACTTATCGGCCTGGACATGCTCAAACAACGCGGATTTAAAATATCTCTGGATGATTTTGGTTCCGGATACAGCAACATTAATTACCTGCGACAAATCCCGATGGACATCATCAAGCTTGACCGCTCTATTGTGAGTAAGGTTGCTGGCGACAATGCCAGCCGCATCATTGTTCGCAACGTTATCACACTCCTCAAGCAGCTCGACTATATCGTTCTGGCCGAAGGAGTCGAGGACGCCAGGACCGTTGATATTTTAAGAAGGCTGGGCTGCGATGAAGTTCAGGGCTATTTTTTTGCCAAACCGATGACCCCTGATGCTTTTGAAACCTGGTATCACGGCAGAGACGAAGCCTTAAAGTGAACGAGTATTAAGTAAAAACGTATGCTCGCCTGTCCGTAATATATAAATAAGAAGGGAGCTGGTCACCCTGACCTGCTCTTCATTGATTATCAGCGGCCGATTTTAGTTCTGCATCCGGGTAATCATGACAAATTCTCACTTCCGTTTCTCGCTCACAGTGGACCTTTAGCAGCAGATAGCTGTCTGCTATGTGACATAAGCGGATAGCTTAACCTGGAAAGGTCCTTGATCAGACATTGTGTAACCTTTTATTGTTTGGTAAATGCAGCAGGAGTACGTTCGATGGCTAAAATGTTTAGCACTAATAGCTCGTCTTAGTTCGCTACAAGCTCCAAACCTCCTGACGTTTCTACGGAAAAGAGAGTTTAAACTGGGTGGACTATGATGTTTAGATAAGAATCATAGTACAATGCGATAGTTCCGAGGTTTTAGCTAGGTAATGCGGTAACAACTATATCCTATCAAGTCGATGTACTTATTCGGTTCAGTATTTTTACATTGACAATTCCGTGAAATTATGAGCAAATTGATTGTGTAATAATTTTATTGTCTTTGATTAGTTTTAATGCAGGATTCATAAAAATCATTAATCTTAGCTAGGAATTATAATTATGCACGCAATTCTTCAACAGTATGTCCAAGATCTCTCTGCTCAATTTGAAATTGAAGCTGAAGAGTCGAAGCTATTTGAATATTTTTGTAACTATGTCATAGCATCAAAAAAATATTTGGGTAGATTCAATCCAATCGACATCACCACACAAGAAGATGATGCCTCATTGGATGGTGTGATATTTATAGTTGATGGGGAATTGATATATAATGTTGACGATGCTGAGGCAGCATTTAATACTTACAAAACATCATTACCCGTTGAAATAATTCTTACACAAGCAAAATCTGGGGAAAGTTTCTTAAAGAGTGATATATCAAATTTTAAGGTAGGTATAGAAGACTTTCTAAGTTTAGAACCTAAACTTCCAAATGGCATTTATAACACCCAAGCAATTGAAATTCTTAAGTTAATTTTTAAAAATGTCAAAAAAATACATAATAAAAAACCTTCGCTAACGATAAACTTTTGTTCTAGTGGGACATATAATGCAGAGAGAGAGATCGAAGCAACGTTAGATATAATCAAACGTTTTTGCATTGAGACTGACTATTTCAGCAAGGTGGAAGTTAAACCATTAGGTAGAAAGGAGTTGATGGACTTATGGATATCGCTCACAGAAAAAAATGAAGCGGAACTGCAGTTAATTGACTACATCGGTATTGAATCCATGCCGGGTATTCCTCAATCATATATTGCGACTGTTAAAGCCAAGCACTTCATTGAAAAAATAGCAATGGATGAAGACGGAAAGATTAAAGAGTCTGTTTTTGAAGAGAATATAAGGGCTTTTCTTGGTGGTGAGAATAAAGTAAATAAAAAAATCTCAGAGACAATAACAGACGATGAAATAAAATCTAAGCAATTCCCAGTTTTAAATAATGGAGTGACAATTATCTCTCCAGAATTGTCTATTCAGCCGAATACAAAAGTGATAAACCTTACTAATTACCAAATAATAAATGGTTGCCAAACGACTAATACGTTGCATCATCACTATAATCAAATCAATGATGATGTAAGATTAATAGTAAAATTTATTGAATCACAAGATGCAGATGTTGCTAGTAGAATCATTGAAGCTACTAATAGTCAGTCCGCTATTGAGGGAGAAGCTTTTTTAGCGCTTAAAGAAAAAGCGAGGATGGTACAAAAGTTTTTTGACCTAAAGCGTAAGGACGATACGTTAGAGAGTCTATATTTTGAGCGCAGAGAAAATGAATATCGTGGTCACGATATCCAATCAACAAGGATTTATGATATCAAAGAATTAGCTAGATGTTTTATATCCGTATTTAAGGCCGATCCTCATAATGCCGCGAGATATGTGAAGAAAGTTTTGAATCAAAAGGCATCTGGACAAAAAAACCCTGACCAACAAGTGGCAGACCAACAAGAAGTGGCAGACCAACAAGCGGCAGACCAACAAGAAGCAGCAGACCAACAAGTATCTGAAAAAAAAGAAGATGTTATATTTAACCCTTCAGACAACGAGTGCGCTTACTTCGCTTCTGTTTATATACGCTATAAGTATAATACAATGATTAACGGTAAAAGAGAAAATGCGCAAAGATATAACAAATACCGGTGGCATATCGCAATGCTGTACCCTTGGGTGGTTCACGGTAAAGTCGAAAAAATAGAACCAAACTCAAAAAAAATAAATAACTACTGCGATAAAATAATCAAAAGCTTTAAAAGTGATGTTTATATTGCACATTTCTCTAAATGTCACCAGATTATAGACGCAGTAGTTAATGACAGTAATGGTGATGTGACAGATGACCAACTGAAAAGGTCTAGATTTACATCGGCATTGATAGATAAAGCACGAAATCTACTTGGTTAAAATATTTAATTATGCCGAGTAAAAAGGAAAGCTAAAGTTAGAGAGCTTTAGCTTTATTTATATTAATAAAATATTATATAGCCGAAAGATGCCATAAAGGCAATGTCCGCTCTTCGCTCTAAGCGGTCTTAGAGACGGTCATGGGTATATTACCAGACGCAGAAATCCTGCGAGGGTAGGGTTATTCCGCCTTTGCTGTTGAGAAAGGTAGTTTAATTTGCACCCGTCATCACTCTCATTGATTAAATCACGGAGTGGAGATTACTGCGGTCCACAGTTCTGACAAACAGTGAAAGAGAAGGCCTGCGTAAAGAAAAAGGTGTCGCGATGCGTGATGAAATTACCTTATGACAGACCTTGCGGTGATTTACGGCACCGGGCGGATTCCGGACGCTGTGAGCCCACTCATTGCCACGAAGCCTGATTCTGCTGTACCTCAGGCCATATGATAGCCTGGGCAACAATCACATCCTGCCCATTAAACGTCGCGGCGGGGGAACCATACAGTTGATAACCAAGCGCCAGTGCTTCTGAAACTCGATGACAAAATTTAGCGTCATCCTTACCTGTCAGGAGACGATAACGAGGAAGACCATCCGGAGGTTCATGGCCCTTATTTTTTATTTCTGGGTTGCTCATGGTAGTGCTCCTCTTCAATTTTAGTCTTTTTGGCTCTGTCGTTATTTTTATCTTCACAAAACCATAAAAAATCATAATGGTCAATCTGGGCCATGCGTCCAGGGGAGTACCCCCGAGCCCTGGACATCCCCTGTGTGCTAAGAGCGGAATCTAGAGCGCCAGAGGCCCTTTAAAAATTGATGGTTCGTTTTGCAGGGATACTTACATTGCCACGTGTCTACTGACCATCTTAATAAATTCGGGTGTACGCCAGAAGTAGCAACGTTTCTTATCAACGGTGTTGATCACTACAAAAATGACTGTATCCCTGTGATAGCGGATTTCGTCCTTTGTGGAGAAAAGATCAATCTAAACATGAGCATGGGTTAGCGAAAAGTGGCATTAAACGCTTGAACATTTCACCTAACAAGTATACTGTTTATTTATACAGTACTTGCGTGAGGAGCTAGTTATGAAAGTGGAAATCACAATTGATCGCCAAAAAAAATTGCCAGATGGCGCTGTGCCTGCTCTGGAGAAGGAGCTACTGCGGCGATTGGATCAAAACTTTAATAACTGCAGTCTTGTGATTCGTCGGGCCAACTCTGATGGGTTGACCGTGCTTGGTGGAATGGACGGAGATAAAAAACGTGTAGAGGAAATCCTGCAGGACACCTGGGAAAGCGCTGATGACTGGTTCTGTTAAGTTGAGGTCCAGTGGCTTGCCTGGTTTACTTTGAGGATTTTGCTGTGAGTAAAAAACAAGAAATGCCGAACACCGGCTATGCAATTATCAGATGCGACGATGGGGTGATCGTTGCTCGTCTGACATCCTTTCCTGTGTGTGAGCGCGCTCTGATGTACCGGCGCGGCGATACTGTTTCGTTTATGCCTTTGCAGCCGGATGAGATCGTGGGGACTCTCTCTCTATTTTCACAGATGATTGAAAAGGCAAAGTCTGGAGTTGGTTACCAGGTTCCGCCTGGTTCTGTTACAATCCCGTCATAGGCCTGAACAACCTATACCTGCTGCGTCGCGGAGAGAAACCATGACGCAAACCCCCGAAGTATCAAAATCCCATCAGACTGGTGCTCCTTCAGCGAGCGCCGGTTTGCTTTCGTCTTCAAAACTAACTTTTCGCCAGCAGGAAGTTTTCGATCTGCTGGTGGCCTACATCAATCAGCATGGCTACCCACCTACGCTATCTGAGCTGGCCGATATGCTCGGCGTTAGCTCGTCTAATGCTGTCCTGTTGCATCTGCGTGCGTTAGAGAGAAAAAATTTTATAAAACTCTCTCGCCGTGTCTCCAGAGGAATTTCCATCGTCGGGCGAAAGGAGCCTATGCTCGCCGTGCAGCTGCTGCAGGAAATGATCGCTGAAGAACCCGGAGCGCGGGAAAGAGCGATTGAGTTTTTGCGACTGTTCGGTGATCAGCCATGAAGAAAAGTTGGTTTTTACACGAGCAGCTTTCAGAGACTGAGGCTACAGAGCTGGTGGAGCGATACCGTAAAAATAACTGTGTGGTTGAGAAGAGCTTATCCAGAGACTTTGCATCGTGGGAGATCCGCGTGTTGTTGCCGGAATCGAAGAAGCCGCCACGGATTGACAGGACCTACATACAGAAGATGTGGAGGGACTGATGCGAGCTTTGCTTAACGTGGATATTGCACGCCATCTTGGAATTGTGCTGCTTAAGCCGGGTAGTGAATTAATGCCGTTATTCGGTGCCGGCCGGGTTCTTGTTGAAATGCCGCCGGCAAGCATGAAAAAGATACCCAGCGGACGTCTTCCTGATGCCCGGCAGCCGTTGCGGGATGATATGGGGATCAGACCTTTTTTCATGAAGAAGGCAGTTATCACTGCAGCTGGTGGGGTTAGTGCCCTCGAGTCATGGTTGCGTAGGCAGGTTAAAAACTGTCAGTGGAAACATTCCGATTACCATCACCATGAGCTTGTCCCGTTTCGCCATTCGACGGGTGTAATAATCGCATGCTGGCACTGTGATAATGAGCTGAAAAACCAAACGGAACAAACCCTCGATCAACTGGTAGGTGTTAACAACGCTGACTGGGTAATCGACACTGTCCGCATCGCGCTTGGTCTGGACGCTCAGCGCTCATTGTCACTGGCGGAGCTATGCTGGTGGGCGGTAGGCGCCGGGATTGGCGATGAAATTACAGAAGAAATGGCGCGCCGATCCCTGCGTATTAAAGACGATGGCATTAAATCGGTTTACAGGGAGAGTGAGATTGTTCCGTCGGTACCGGCCACCAGTATTCTTTCTCCCCGTCTCGAAAAAACAATCAAGCCAACGGCAATAACAACGCCGGGCAAACCTCTGGTTCCTGTGAACGTCGATCCTGTTGCTCCGGCGACACTATTCGCGAGACCTAAGCGGAGCCGATGGTTATCAGCTGATTTTATCTCATGGGTTAAAACACAACCGTGTATGTGCTGCGGGCAGCCTGCAGATGATGCACACCATCTTATTGGCTGGGGGCAGGGCGGCGTAGGCACCAAGGCCCACGATGTTTTTACGATCCCATTATGCCGCAAGCACCACCGTGCTTTGCACCATGACCCTGCCGCTTTTGAGCGTGAATACGGCACCCAGCCGGTATTGATTATTAAATTGCTGGACCGGGCATACTCGCTCGGCGTTCTGGCGTAGTAAGGAGAAGAACAGAATGACACCACGTCAACGCCGTCTACACCGTGCAGGATTAGAAACAGTGGCCGCCGCCCCGCGCAAAAGCTGGCTGGGCCGATTCACTCCCCTTAATGGCATTCAGTCCGCCTGGATAAAATCTCTGCTTACTGTATGGGGAGAAGGTATGAGAGGAGGTGCGGCCCCGCGCAAACCATCAGGACATTCATGCTGGCGAGGTATGAAGGGTGATCACTGGTCAGATAGAGCATTAGAGCGCTTTACGGCAGCAATCGAGCAGGCAAGGAGTGAAGGCTATCGCGGGCGGCAGGCACTAAGCAGGGCGCATGCCATTTTGTGGCCGAAGCCTGCAACGCTCGCCATTGACGCTGCGATCACTGAGGATGATGTTGAATTTGTTGAACGATGTGTACTGGCGATATTTGAAACGGGCGATCCGGTTTATCTCGTTGGCGTTAACTATTACACCACCCGTAAAAAAATCTCAGACATAACACGGGAATTACAGCTGGTGGCTCCATGGTTAACAGACAGTGAGGCCCGGAAAAGAGTGCGCTGGTGCCTAGAAATATTCAGAGCAAAAGCTTTCCTGGCTGTTCATAAGGCGATTCATGTGGATTAACAAAAAGTGCTATTCCCCCTTTTTGGTATTGAAAACGGGCCAGAAAATCAGATAATCCCTTCATGCTTGGCAGAGCTGCGCCACTCGGCAGCGGCAAAAAGCGACAATCTGAATATAACGAAGACCCCGCGCATGCGGGGTTTTTGCTTTCCGGCGATACGACAGGGGTATTCGCGAGATGCGCTGCATCAGTACCCCTGTCATATCGCCGAACTCTGCTTGAAAAGTGACTTTTAGTGAAAGTTGTAAAAGTGACTTTTGATGAGATTTTGTCGAAAAAATTTTTATTTTTTACCGCTTAATTGGAATTTTTTGGCTTTCACTCTGAGATAATTGGCTGGCAGGGTAATGACTCCAATTTACTGATAGTGTTTTATGTTCAGATAGTGCCCGATGACTTTGTCATGCAGCTCCACCGATTTTGAGAACGACAGGGACTTCCTGCCCAGCCTTGCCAGATGCTGTCTCAGATTCAGGTTGTGTCGCTCAATTCGCTGCGTGTAACGCTTACTGATGACGTGCAGTTTTCCCTTCAGACGTGACTCATACATCGGCCAGCCGTCCGTCATCCATACCACCACGTCAAAAACTGACAGCAGGCTCAGAAGACGCTCCAGTGTGGCCATAGTGCGTTCACCGAAAACGTGGGCTACCACCGCCCTGCGTATCCTGTCATACGCGTAAAACAGCCAGCGCTGACGTGATTTTGCACCGACGTAGCCCCATTGCTCGTCCATCTCCGCACAGACAATGACATCACTGCCCGGCTGTATCCGGGAGGTTACTGACTGCGGCCTGAGTTTTTTAAATGGCGCAAAATGGTGTTGAGGCCCACGCCCATTAGTCGTGCGGTGGCACGGCAACCGACGCCGTTCATAGCCATATCAATGATTTTCTGGTGTGTACCGGGCTGAGAAGCGGCATAAGTGAAGGTGAGCTGCCATGTTTTACGGCAGTGAGAGCAGAGATAACGTTGATGCCCGGCAGTACTTTTGCCATTACGCATCACGCCTTCAGTAGCGGAACAGGAGGGACAGCAGACGGAGACTGAAGCCACGGGAGCACCTCAAAAACACCATTATACACTAAATCAGCAAGTTGGTAGCATCACCCTACCCATTAGGGTAGAAAACATATTTTCAAGAAAATAAGAGTAATGAAGATCAAAAATCACGTCGTCTCGGCACATAAATCACCTATTTAGATTTTGCGGGTGCAGCCGGTGGCTTTGCAGGCGCAGGTTTTGGTTTAGGTCTAAGTCCAGGCGGCATATGGTCACCTACAACTTGACGAGTTTTATTCATATAGAATTTTCCTCTTGCTGGTTGTTAGTCTTCGCAAACCTACAATAACAGAAGGGGAAATATGCCGCCACTGTGCGGCACCTATTCAGAGGCTGCGCATTTGCGTGGCCTTTTTCGTTTCAGGCTCACGGGAATCATCATCGATACGGCTCGTTGTTAAATCAGCCCGATGGGCCTGACCCCCTACACGCACAAAGCACCCCGTTAATCCGGAGGTGGAGTATGTATCGAATGGACAAGCTAACAACAGGTATTGCCTACGGAACGTCCGCAGGTAACGCGGGGTTCTGGATGTTGCAATTGCTCGACAAAGTATCCCCATCCCAGTGGGCCGCTATTGGTGTTCTGGGAAGTCTGGTATTTGGCTTGCTGACATACCTGACGAATCTGTACTTCAAAATTAAAGAAGACCGGCGAAAAGCTGCTCGAGGTGAATAATGTCTCCGACACTACGTAAAACTGTTCTTGCGGCGGTGGGCGGCGGGGCCCTGGCGATTGCCTCTGCACTCATCACTGGCCCGATGGGTAATGATGGGCTTGAGGGAATGCGATACTCCCCTTATCAGGATGTGGTAGGTGTCTGGACGGTTTGCTACGGCCACGCAGGTAAAGACATCATGCTCGGCAAAACCTATACCGAGGCAGAGTGTCGGGCGCTACTAAATAAAGACCTGAATACCGTCGCCTGGCAGATCAACCCTTACATCAAAAAACCGATCCCAGAAACAATGCGTGGGGCTCTGTACTCATTCGCCTATAACGTCGGAGCCGGGAACTTCCAGACCTCTACTCTGCTTCGCAAAATCAACCAGGGTGACCAGAAAGGTGCGTGTGATCAGCTGCGCCGCTGGACCTATGCCAAAGGTAAGCAGTGGAAAGGACTTATTACCCGGAGGGAAATTGAGCGTGAAGTGTGTTTATGGGAGCAAAGATGAGTCGCTTAACCGCCGTTATCATCGCAATAGCAATCCTGCTAATGTCCTGTGCCATTTCATGGCGTATGGGATGGAGTTCCCACGCTGATCACATCAATGCTCAGGCTGCGAAGAAGAGAGAGAAGGCCGAGAATGCCATTAAGCCTGTAGAGGAAAAGGCCGCGACTGCTAACGAAGCGGGTAAGGTCATCTACAAAACAATAACCCGCGACGTGGTGAAATATGTTCAGTCTCCGAATCGTACTGTGTGTAGGTTTGATGATGCTGCTGTGCAGTTGCGTCAGCGCGCCATCGATGCTGCCAACTCCATCCCCGGATTTGATGAGTCCGCCGTGCAAAGCAAGTGACGCAGGGAATGACAGCGATGAAGATTTACAGTCTGATGTAGAAACCGCTCAATGCCTGCGCCAGCTCCGTTTGGATAAGTATCGCTGGCAGGCGTACTATCGGGCGGTGAGTAAGTAACAGGCATAGCACATGAAATAAGTGGCCTTAAGTGAACAAAAAATCTGAAAACAAGACATTCAAGCTTTCAGCATCGAAATGTTTGTATCTAATTCAGGGGATGTCATGCACTATAGGATCTCAAACCACTCTTAACTAAGTAGCCACTCATGACAGTAAACTTACTACCACAACTACCATGCGGTTATCGTTACGGCATTGAGCGCTCGATCCGGCCCCAGACTGGTGCGGAATTTTTTCCGCCACAAGGGTGTGTTATCAAATCTGTTAACTTTGGGGATGGTGTGGTTATTTGTGTGCCCATCCAATGGTACATTAAACAATTAGATTTATGGGTCACTGTCTAAGGAACCATCGAATAATATGTTAGTTACTGGTGACTAACGGATCATTGCGCTAAAAAAATAAGCACAGACGTCTGTTGTTCTGGTTAATGTTCTTGAGAATCGCGAATTACTGGTCTAATAAGCTATTCATCCATTTAAATGATATCGATGGCTGAAATGAAGCTATCCTCACGTTACCACTGCCAGCCAACACCGAAACGGCAGAGGTCATTTAGCAAGCAGAAAATCTCTCCCGGGTGGCTCCTGAGAGATTTTAGGTTTCTAACTGTTACTAACCAAAGGTCGCATACCTATGCGGCCTTTTTTTAGTCGGTTTAATGGTTTGAGGACATCCTGGACGAAAATATTTGATAAAACCAATCAGGGGAAACAGGAATGACCTGTGAGCGGATTTACGAATCGGCGCGAACGTCTATCCCCGATAAGGGATAAAATAACCGATATCCCTTGTCGGGGATAAAAATGAGGAACAACAACATGAAAACGCTAAAACTTACATTTTCAAGATTTGAATCTGTCTCAGGCGAAAGGGATGAATCCACTATTACGCCTGAGACCCAACCCAATCATTCACAAGGTTGGAAAATTAATATAGTAGGTTTGGCAATTTTTAAAGGAACTGAGTAAATTCCTTGGCTGAATCATTTAGTCCAAATTCTTTCAAGTTATCAATGACAGCCTGCCTGGAATCAGGTGTTAATTGAGTCATCAAAAAACCAACGACACATTTCAATTGCCCAATTTCCTTGTTCAATTCGTCGATTGTTTGGGCGTTTGATTCCATTTCTAGGCGTATATGCTTCTTGATCATATCTATTCCTTAAGCAGAGCTAATCAGCCATTCCTCTGCAAGTACAATGTTTAACTGTGTCCCACCACAGATAGGCTGAGCCGCAACCTTACACTCTGAGCTTTCACAGTAACACCCTGATATTTAACCAGTAGCCTCGCATCTGCGGGGCTTTTTTATTCGCAAAAGGTAACGCGATGAAGAACTTAAAAATTGCATACGTAGACGAGAAGCTGGAGGGGATTGAGTGTGACGGATTGTCCTGCTCATCGCTGCCCGTTTCAGAGTTTCCCATCGACAGTACCGCTTTAACTCTTCTCCCTCAACTCATGCTCGAGGATGCTTATGCCGCCACGAGCTAAACGACCTTGCCGGCACAGAGGATGCGCGACTGTGACCAATGATGTCGGTGGATACTGTGAGATGCATCGGCAGCAACACGCTGGTGATGGCTGGCGTAACTACCAGCCCGGAAAAACTCGGCAGGAACGTGGTTATGGTCGACCGTGGGAAATTAAACGGGCCCGTATCATGAAGAGGGATAAATACCTTTGTCAGAACTGCAGGCGAGACGGTATTGCCACGAAAGCCTCAAGTGTCGACCACATCATTCCTAAAGCTCATGGCGGTACCGATGATGACTTTAATCTGGAGTCATTGTGCTGGACCTGCCACAGCAAGAAAACAGCAACAGAGAGAACCCGATGAAGAGTTTCAAAATTGAATACGTTGATGGCGTTTTGACCGTTCTGGAGACGGATGGTCAGTCACGAATGAATGAAGCCGTGCATGGCATCCATTTTGAGCATGTCCAGGGCGGCCGCCCACTGCTGAAACTGACGATTGCGCATGATATTGCACCGGCACCGGCTGCTGAGTCGGCTCAGGAACCTTTAGTGGGTGAGCTGGTACAGGATCAACAATCTCCGTTTCCCGGCGGTCGTCGTTCCCGCCATCGTAGGGGAGGTAAGCAATGATGTTTAAACGCACGGATCTGACGCTCTCCATGTTCTATGCATCCAGCGCTGATGCAGACGGGAACAAAGTGGCTACGTTGACGATGCAGGTAATTGCAGCAGAGGTTGGAGCCGTCCAGACCAGCCAGCTGCGATGTATAACCGATAGCGCGAAGAAAAAAACGTATAGCGTAGGTGAACAATCTGTCAGTAATGGTTCCGATCCGTTGCTGGTCGCGATTGAGAATTACTGGCGTCAGAGCACGGATGTCGTCGTTAAAGGATTGATCGCCGAGGTGACCGACTTCATCGCAGGGAACATCAACTCAGTTAGCACCTGGATCGGTCAGTTTGGGATGAAGGTTTTCGAGAACCAGCCATTAGATGAACGGCTTCCAGAAAGCGTACTGCAGGTCGATGGAGAATCTGCTACAGCGACAGGATCCTGACCGCCGGTATAACAACTGGTGTTCATTGAACGTCTGAGATATGCCGGCCCACGCAGTGCGAACCGTATTCGCCGCCGGCGCAGCCGGAATGACGACCTCCACCTCGACTGAGGCAGCTGCAGCCAGGGGGGAGGGGGGATCAAATCCCTGACCCCTTTCGCGCTTCGGGACTGCCCGTTGAAGTCTATTTTTACACGCCAGAAATAAGAAACTTTTTTCCGGAAGGTTTCATCTATCAAAGGAACGTTTATGGCCGGAGGAATTCGATCGTCCGGTGGTGGCCGAAAACCCACTTTACCCACCGGGCAAAAAAGCAAATTAACACGTATTGCGCCTCCCGCTGAGTTAATGGGGGAGGCGGCAATAAGAATGTGGAAGACGCAAAGCAAAATACTCATCGACCGAGGGGTGTTTGAGCTGGAGGACGCACCTTTGTTGCTGGCTTACTGCAATGCTTTTCATCTGATGCTCGAAGCCGAAAAAATGCTGGCCAGCGGACTGACCTCAGAAAGTGAAATGGGGGGCTTGAAAAAACACCCTGCAGTTAATGTCCGGAATGACTCGGTTTCCCAGCTTGCCCGCCTCGGCTCTCTGTTGGGGTTAGATCCGCTCAGTCGTCTTCGCATGACCAGCGGACAAAAGGATCCGGACGATGACGGGAATGAATTCGATGAGTTTGACTGATGGCTACCTATCCGAACGTCAATGCGGCGAACCAGTATGCGCGGGATATCGTTGGCGGGAAGATTCTGGCGTGTCAGTTAACGGTACTTGCCTGTCAGCGACATCTGGACGACCTCGAACGAGCAAAGGATCCCCACTGGCCCTACCGCTTCGATAAAAACAAAGCAGAACGATTTCTTCGTTTTGCCCAGAAAATGCCTCATACCTCAGGGGAATGGGCCCGGCGTAAACTCCGGATTGAATTTGAAGCCTGGCAGAAGTTCGCTCTTGGCGTACCGTTTGGATGGGTACACAAGAAGACAGGCCTGCGTCGTTTCTCTGAAATCTATATCGAGGTGCCCAGGAAGAACGGGAAATCCGCTATTGCCGCTGCTGTAGGAAATTATATGTTTTGTGCAGATGGCGAGCATGGTGCAGAAGTCTATTGCGGCGCCACGACTGAAAAACAGGCATGGAAGGTATTTTCTCCGGCGCTGCAAATGGTGAAAAAGCTGCCGGCATTGCGGCAAAAATTCTCGATAAAACCTTGGGCAAAAAAAATGACGCGCCCTGACGGTTCGGTTTTTGCTCCTGTGATCGGTGACCCGGGGGATGGTGATTCGCCATCATGCGCCATCATTGATGAATATCACGAACATACTACTGATGCGCTTTACACCACCATGACCACCGGTATGGGGGCTCGTGAACAACCGATGACACTGATCATCACCACCGCCGGCTATGACATTACATCCCCTTGCTATGAAAAGCGTACTCAGGTTGTCGAGATCCTGCGGAGAACCCGTAATGGCGAGGAAAATGAAACCATATTTGGGCTGATTTATGGCCTTGATGACGATGATGACTGGACGACTCCTGAGGCATTAATCAAGGCAAACCCCAACTATGGCATTTCGGTAAAAGCAGATTTTCTCCGGGCTAAACAATTATTGGGTATGTCGACGCCCGGGCAGACAAACAAGATTCTGACCAAGCATTTCAATCGCTGGGTAAGCGCAAAATCAGCTTATTACGACCTGAGAAAATGGATGGATGCAGCCGATAAAAACCTTAAGTTGTCAGATTTTGAAGGGGAAGAATGCTGGCTGGGTATAGATCTGGCCTCGAAAGTTGACCTCAATGCCGTGGTTCCAGTTTTTCGTCGTGAAATAGACGGAATAACACATTTTTACTGTGTTTCTCCTCTGTTCTGGGCACCAGAAGAAACCATTTACTCGCAGGAGACCGCGCTGAAAAGTACCGCAGAACGTTATCAGTCCTTTGTCCGGCAGGGTAAGTTGATCCCGACCGATGGTGGCGAAGTTGATTACAGGCTGATATTTGAAACGATCCTGAAGCTGCGGAATACCGTAAAAATTGCCCAATGCCCCATTGATCCTTATGGCGCGACTTCATTACGTCACATGCTTGAGGAAGAGGGGCTTGAGCCTGTCGAGATAAGACAAAATTTTACCCATATGAGTGATCCTATGAGAGAGATTGAGGCTGCGCTCATCTCGGGGAGATTCCATCATGACGGACACCCTGTCATGAACTGGTGTATTTCCAATATCGTCGGCCAGTACCTTCCCGGAAGTGACGATATTGTGCGTCCCGGGAAAGAAGGGCGGCAGAACAAGATAGATGGTGCGGTTGGTTTAATGATGGGGCTGGGGCGCGCCATGCTCAACAGTTCAGTGATGACATCCGTATACGATGAGGAAGATATAGCATGCTAATTTCAGTTCTGAGTTTTATTGTCGGCCTCACTGGTGCTGGATTGTTATCCGCAGGTGCCTGGCTTATTTCTCCATCAGTGGGATTGATAACAGGAGGGATTATTTGTCTGGGCTGGTCATATATGACAACCCGGGCCTTTTCCTCCGGCATCAGCAATGGCGGAGGTAAATAATGTTCCTACCCCAGATGTTCAGGGGCCGACAATACTCGGGTAATAGCTTCTGGGAAGCCATGCTGGGCGGGGTTCGTTCAAGCCAGAGCAAAACTGGCATCATAATCACGCCGGAAACCGCTCTTGGACTTTCAGCGGTCCGGGCCTGTGTCACCCTCCTGGCGGAGTCAGTCGCGCAGCTGCCGTGCGAACTCTACCGGCGGGATAAAAATGGCGGGCGCCAGCGTGCGACGGACCACCCGGTTTATGACCTGATTCACTCCCAGCCCAACAGGAAAGACACCTCATTCGAGTATTTCGAGCAGCAGCAGGGGTTGCTGGGGCTTGAGGGAAATTGCTACTCGATCATCGAACGGGACGGAAAAGGCTACCCGAAAGAGCTGATCCCCATTAACCCGAAAAAGGTCATTGTGCTGAAAGGGCCGGACGGTATGCCGTATTACGAACTCCCGGAAGTCGGCGAAATTCTGCCGATGCGCATGATGCACCATGTGAAGGTCTTTTCTCTGGATGGCTATATCGGCAGTTCCCCAATTCAGACGAACGCCGATGTTCTGGGGCTGAATCTGGCGGTTGAGGAGCATGCGGCCGCGACATTCCGGCGCGGGACAACGATGAGCGGGGTGATAGAGCGTCCGAAAGAGGCTGCGACCATTAAAAGCCAGGATGCTATTGATCGCCTGCTGGCGAAATGGACCGAGCGCCATTCCGGTATTCACAATATGTTCTCTGTGGCATTGCTGCAGGAGGGCATGAGCTACAAACAACTGTCGCAGGATAACGAAAAGGCGCAGCTGCTACAGTCGCGGCAGTGGGGCGTGGAAGAGGTCTGCCGGCTCTATAAAATCCCGCCACATATGGTGCAGATGCTGGCGAAAGCAACCAACAACAACATCGAGCACCAGGGCCTGCAGTTCGTGATGTATACGCTGCTGGCCTGGCTGAAACGCCATGAGGGTGCGCTGCAGCGCGATCTGCTTCTGCCCAGCGAACGCCGCGATTTGTACATCGAGTTCAATGTTTCCGGGCTGCTGCGAGGCGATCAGAAATCACGCTATGAATCTTATGCGCTGGGCCGCCAGTGGGGATGGCTATCCACTAACGATATCCGGCGTATGGAGAATCTGCCGCCAATTGCCGGCGGGGATAAATACCTGACGCCGCTCAACATGGTCGACAGCGCGAAGATCCTTCCTGGCGATAAATCGCCGACAGCAAAACAGCTGGCCGAAATCGAAACCCTTCTGGCCAGAGCCTGATTATTTCCCGCCGCGCGGGATGACCTGGAAGACAACATGACAACGAAATTAATTAACCTGCCGCACCTGGCAGATATGGTCTTTGGCGTGCCGCATTACGTGACGCGGCAAACAATGGACTCCGTGAAAGCGGTGCTCATCCCCCGTATTCAGGGGATCACCGAAGATGCCGCCATTCAGATGGCATTGAATCCGGGTAAATCACCTGCTGCTGAGCAGGTCCAGCCCACCGGCGGGGTGGCGGTGATCCCCGTTCACGGCATTCTCGTTCCACGCCGGGGGCAGATTACGGCGATGTGCTCCGAGCTGACCAGCTACGAGCGGATCCGCGGGCAGTTGCAGGCGGCGTTAAACGACCCCTCAATCAGCGAAATCGTTCTGGATATTAACTCCGGCGGCGGCGCAGCGGTGGGGTGCAAGGAGCTGGCCGATTACATTTATCAGTCTCGCGATACGAAGCCCATCACGGCGATTGTGAACTACAGCGCGTATTCCGCCGCGTATTTCATCGCATCGGCCTGCAGCAAAATCATCGTCAGCCAGACCAGTGGCGTGGGGTCGATTGGTGTGATCATGGAGCACCTCGATACGTCGAAGATGGAAGAAAAAATGGGGCTGACGTTCACCACCATTTACCGGGGAGATAACAAAAATAACGGCACCCAACATGAACCACTGAGTGAAGAGTCGCTGGGTATGTTCCAGGGCATGATCGACGAAATGTACAAGACGTTTACGGGGTCGGTGGCCGAATATCGCGGCCTGAAGCAGCAGGCCGTCATTGATACGCAGGCGGGGCTGTATTTTGGCCCTGGCGCGGTGTCTGCCGGCCTGGCGGATGAAGTCTCTGACCCCCAGGCGGCGATCAATGCTATCGCGGCAAAGTATCAGCAACCCCGTCAAAAAACCTCCATTCAGATGCAGGCAGCCGCGATGGACCTGCAAACCAAAATGTAACCCGGCGCAAACACAAACCGCGTCACCTTAAGCAGCCAGCAGGCTGCTTTTTTTATGTCTAAAAAGAGAGAAATCAAATGCCACAGATTGAAGAATTGCGTCGTCAGCGTGCGGGTATCAACGAACAGGTTCAGGCCCTGGCAACCATTGACGCCAGCGGCAGCACGCTGACTGCGGAGCAGCTGACGGAGTTTGCGAACCTGCAGCAGCAGTTCACTGATATCAGCGCCAAAATTGAACGCCTGGAAGCCGCCGAACGTGCTGCGGCGCTGGTCGCAAAACCCGTGAAAGCGACTCAGCAGGCCCCCGGCATTATTGTTAAGCAGGAGCCTAAACAGTACACCGGTGCTGGCATGACCCGACTGGTTATGTCTGTCGCCGCAGGCGCAGGGAATCTGCAGGACGCGGCAAAATTCGCTTCAGAAGAGCTGAATGACCAGTCCGTATCGATGGCCATTTCCACCGCAGCGGCGTCCGGTGGTGTGCTTATTCCGCAGAACCTCCACAGTGAGGTGATCGAGCTACTGAGCGACCGAACCATCGTCCGCAAGCTGGGTGCCCGTCCCGTTCCGCTGCCTAACGGTAATATGACGCTACCACGCGTGGCCGGTGGAGCAACGGCAAGCTACACAGGAGAAAACAAAGACGCCAAGACATCAGAAACACGCTTTGATGATGTAAAACTGACGGCGAAAACTCTGATTGCGATGGTGCCTATTTCCAATGCACTGATTGGCCGCGCCGGATTCAACGTCGAGCAGCTGGTCCTGCAGGATATTCTGACCGCCATCTCAGTGCGTGAGGATAAAGCCTTTATGCGCGATGACGGTACCGGCGATACACCGATTGGTATGAAGGCGCGCGCGACGCAGTGGAACCGCCTGCTGCCGTGGGAAGCTGATGCAGCGATCAACCTGAACACAGTTGACGAGTACCTGGACAAGATCATTTTGATGGCGATGGACGGCAACAGCAATATGATCAGCAGCGGCTGGGGCATGTCGAACCGTACCTATATGAAGTTGTTTGGGCTGCGTGACGGCAACGGCAACAAAGTCTATCCGGAAATGGCTCAGGGATTACTTAAAGGATATCCGGTTCAGCGTACCAGCGCGATCCCTGCGAATCTGGGGACCGGGGGTAAGGAGACTGAGATTTACTTTGCTGACTTCAATGATGTGGTTATCGCTGAAGACGGCAATATGAAAGTCGACTTCTCGAAGGAAGCCTCTTACATCGATGCCGATGGCACCCTGGTATCTGCGTTTTCCCGTAACCAGTCGCTAATCCGCGTTGTTACTGAGCATGATATTGGCTTCCGTCATCCGGAAGGCCTGGTGCTGGGTACCGGCGTCCTGTTCTAACCCATCCCTCAGTAAATACGGCCCGCATATGCGGGCTTTTCCCTTTCAGGAGAATGTTATGGCTGCGAAAAATAAAGCAGTGGAGCCGGAAGAAACAGGCACACAGGACAACCATGCGACCGTGGTCGCACAGGCAGAGCGTAAATCCGTTGTGTTCCTTGGGCCGCACCACCGTTATTCCCGTGGAGATATCGCGTGCTTTGAAGGATCGCGCGCCGAAGAACTGGTTAAGCGGCGTATCGCGGTATGGCCGGAGGATGCCGAACGTGCGCTGAAACCGAAGCCGGGAGACAGCGATTTTGATACTGACATTGGATGATGTGAAAACCCAGCTACGCCTGGAACTGGACTTCACGGAGCATGATGCCATGCTCACGCAAATGGTGAACGCCGCGCAGCGGAGCATCGAGCGTGATTACTACTGCAAGCTGGTCACCAGTGATGAAGAGCTGCAGGCGCTCCCGGAGACCGTCCGCGGATTTATCGCGGATGAAGATATCCGGCTGGCTATTCAGTTTCTGGTCAGCGATGCGTATCTGAATGGCCATACCGGACAGTGGCTGGAAACCGCTGCGGTGAGGCATCTTCTTTTCCCCCTGCAGGAGCATACGCTATGAGCCTGAAACCGGGTGATATGAACTGTCGCATTGCAATTAGCTACGTTCAGTCCGGTCGTGGGCCGCTGGGCGAACCGCTACCGGAAAAGCAGGTTGAATCGGGAAAAGCGTGGGCAAAACGGGAGCTGGTATCGGGGCGAAAAGTCCGCACGCTGGATCAGCAGCAGGTGGTGGAAACCTGCCTGTTCACGGTCTATCCGGGCGTGCTGGTTGATATTGACTGGAAAATCACGACGAAAAATCTGGTTTATACCGTCCGGAATATCGACCGCAAAACAGACCGGATCATTATCACGGGGGAGGCTGACGGGCGGCATGATAGAGCTGGCGATTAAGGGTGCGCTGGAGCGCATCACCGGCATGAATGCGTATCCGCTTTTACTGCCGGACACGGTCCAGGAAGGTGCGACCTTTCAGCGTATCTCTGACCCGGAAATGGTCTCGGGAATGTTGCGAACGGGGATCGTATCTGCCCGTATCCAGGTGAATCTGTACCGTCTCGATGATTACACCTCACTGCTGCAGCTGGATAAAAAAATCTGGACGGAACTGAAGTCCGTCGTTCATGGCCAGCTGGAGGGTATCCCGGTTCAGTATGTGGAGCGAGGCGGTATCCATCAGGATAAAAACCAGCTGACGAATCGTCGCATTCAGTATCGCCTGACCCGCGATTTCATCATTCACTACGTGGAGGACTCCTCGTGATTCGAATGGAAGTTAAAGGGCTGGATGAGCTGGAGCGGCAGTTAATGGCCCTGGGCGAAAAAGTGGCGACGAAGGTATTGCGGGATGCCGGGCGCGAAGCGCTAAAGGTCGTCGAGGAAGATATGAAGCAGCATGCCGGCTTTGACGAAACGTCTGCCGGGCCGCACATGCGGGACTCAATCAAAATCCGCTCTTCCACCCGCAAGGGTAAAGGGAACGCGGTTGTAACGCTCCGTGTTGGCCCCAGCAAGCAGCACCATATGAAGGCGCTGGCGCAGGAGCTTGGCACGGTTAAACAGGTTGCAGACCCCTTTATCCGACCCGCCCTGGATTACAACCTCCAGACCGTTTTGCGCGTGTTAACCGTGGAAATCCGAAACGGCATTGAAAACAGGTAGCATCCGCTGCCGTATAAAAAGAGAGAGAAACATGGCTGATAAAACTTCGCCTGAATATGCGATGTTGCCGGCGGGCACCATTGTGAAATACGGGGAGCCTGGCGCTGCCACGTCAGCGCTGAAACCGCTGATTAACTGTAAAGCGCTGGGTGCAATGGGGCAGACGGGGGGCTTTGTCGACTGCACCACGTTACTGGATAAGCAGAAACAGTCCATCAGCGATCTGCCTGACGGGCCTGAAAAGTCGCTGGGCTTCATTGATGATCCGGGCAATACCGATTTTGCCGCGCTGCTGAACGCAGCAGAGGCCCGCAAGACCATCCAGTTATACGTCGAATTACCCAACAAGCGAACAGCGACGATGCTCCTGGCGCTGTCCGGGTGGCAGATGAATGAAATCGCCGCTCCGGCGAATGAGGTCATCCAGATCACTGTTCAGGGTAAACAGAACAAGATCACCTGGGGAACCGTCGCTGTCTCCGGCGGCGCCTGATTAACTTAACCTGTAAACAGCCACCTTCGGGTGGCTTTTTATTTTTAAGGACTACCTGTGAAAGATAAAGATTACCTGTCCACGCTGAAATCCGCGTTGCTTAAATCGGAGCCAACCGTCATTAAAACCGAGTTATTTGGCGCCACCGTATTCATCCGCCGCCTGACCGGGGATTACCTCATCAGCTACGAAGAGAAAATGGCTGAAACCGCAAAAGCTGGCGCAGCGCGCGAGGCATCGGAGCAAGTCATTCAGATCGTCATCGATGCACTGGTTCAGCCGGATGGAACGGCCATTCCGGATGAATTTAAACCCACGGCAGCCGAGCTGCTGAAGGCCCATGAAAACCCCGAACTGCTGGCCGCTGTGGAAAAAGTGAAGCAACACGCAATCGGCAAGCTGGAGGAAGCGGAAAAAAACTGAGTGACTCGCCCTGGCTGGAGCTGATCTTCTGGCTGGCCGACCGCTGGGGCGAGCCTGACCCATCCAAAATTGCCGCATTGCCGGCCAACACTCTGTACCACTGGCGAGCCTACTTCCTGAAACAAGGCACTTTCCGCCGTCCTGGCGATGAAAACGCGCCACCTACCGAAACCACACCTGCGCCATCCCGGGTCGATGATGAATGCGCGGCAGTCATGAGGGCATTAATGTAATGGCAGACGTCGCATCTTTAGCGGTCGGGCTGCACCTGAACGCAGCCAGTTTTAAATCCCAGCTGCTGGGAGCGTATGGCGATGCGGAGAACCAGTCACGACGGTTCAACCGTAATGCCCAGGCGGACGCGAAAAAGACGGAGGACGCCTATAAGAAGGTCGGTCTGTCGATATCCGGGATGGCCAGCCGGCTGGCGGGGCTGGCAGGAGCCGGCCTTTCCATCGGCACGATCGTCACCACGTCCAGACAATATGGACAGGCGTTATCAGACCTGCAGGCCATCACCGGTGCGACTGCAGCTGAAATGAAAGCGCTGGATCTGGCTGCGCAGGAAATGGGACGCACGACAGAGTACAGCGCCAGCCAGGCCGCCGAAGCGCTAAAGCTGATGGCGTCGGCTAAACCGGAGCTTTTAAAAACGTCCGATGGACTGCAGAAGGCTACGAACAGCGCGCTTATCCTGGCGCAGGCCGCCGGCACAACGTTGCCCGATGCGACCAGAACGCTGGCGCTCTCCTTGAACCAGTACGGGGCGAGCGCGCAGGAGGCGGATCGTTATATCAACGTGCTGGCCGCCGGCGCGAAGTACGGGTCGTCGGAGATTGTGGATACGGCGGCTGCCATTAAAAATGGTGGCGTCGCAGCCGCACAGGCCGGCGTTGGTTTTGAGCAGCTGAATGCCGCGATTCAGGTGCTGGCAGAGCGTGAAATTAAAGGCGGTGAAGCCGGCACGGCGCTGCGTAACGTCATCCTGAATCTGGAAAAGGGCACGGACAATAGCCTCAAGCCGTCCGTGGTTGGTCTCAGCCAGGCGCTGACCAATCTTTCCGGGAAAAATCTCTCCACGGCCCAGGCCGTAAAACTGTTTGGCGTGGAGAACCTGAATGCGGCGTCTATCCTGGTCCAGAACCGTTCAAAGCTTGATGAACTGACCGCTTCCCTGACCGGTACCAAAACGGCGCATGAGCAGGCATCCATCAGGGTTAACAACCTGAACGGCGATTTGCTGGGGCTGAGCAGTGCGTTTGAAGGGATGGTCATTAAGATCGGCCAGAGCAGTAACGGGCCACTCCGCAGCGGGATTCAGGTTGCCACGGAGGCACTGAACAGCCTGGCAGACAATTTCAACACCGTCTCCAGCGTGGCGCTTTACAGCCTGATCCCCGTGTTATCCACGAAACTGACTGCAGGGCTGCGGGAGAATATCGCGGCCTGGCGGGAAAGCCAGGCGGCGGTAAAAGCGCGGGCGCAGGCTGATGCGGATATTGCCCGCAAAACGCTGGATTCGACAGCTGCCATCCTGAAACAGAACGACGCTGAGTTTGGCCACTACCGGCAGATGGAGCGGACGGCTAAACAGTACGGGATGAATATCAGTTACCAGGATGAGTTTACCCGCCTCATCCGACAGGAAACTGAGCAAACCAATCTGGCCAGCCAGGCGAAACTGAAACTGGCAGCGGCAAACCGGCAATTGTCGATATCAGCCCGTGCGGCCTCCGTTGCGGTGGGCCTGGCAAGAGGCGCCCTGGCTTTTGTTGGTGGTCCGGTTGGCGCGGCGACGCTGGCTGGCTCTGCATTACTGTATTTCCATCAACAGGCAAAAGAAGCCCGGCAATCGGCCATTGATTTAAAAGATGCCGTAGTCGAAACCAGTGAAGCGCTGATGCGCCTCTCGCTTAACCAGTTAAATGTGAAGCAGTTCGACCTGGAGGATCAGTACGAAAACCAGGTCGTGCAGCGTAACCAGCTGATAAAAGAGATTCAGGATGCCGACAGTCGTATCGGCAGCCTGAAAGGGTTTGACCCCTTCGGCCAGCTGGAAGGGGTGACAAAAGACCAGACGCGGGCACGGGCGGATCTCGATAGCGTTAACGAGGGACTCCGCAAAACCGAGGAAAACATTAAGCGTGTCAGTGATGCAAAAACACTGGCTCAGCTGGGTTTATCGGGAAAAATAACCTCTCTTACGGACGATCTGAAAGGAGCGTTAAGCACGCCCCCCAAAGAGACCGGAGATGGAAATCCCTGGGGCGGCGATGGCGGTACCGGCACGGGGAAAGGCAGTAAGTCCCAGGTCGACCAGTTCAAAACGCTACGGCAGCAAATTGAAGAAGCCCATGCATCCAGCCTGGCCAGAATTAACCTGCAGGAAAAGGACAGCAACAGGGAGCTGCAGGAAGCGGCGAAGAAAAATGGCGCCAGTGATGCTGACCTGCAGCGCGCGCTGTTAATGAATGCAGAGAACTACCAGAAACAACGACTGGATCTGGCTGCGCAGTATTCCCCCGCCCAGGAAACTCTGCGAAAAGAGCAGGAAGCCAGCCGGGACCTGGCTGAGCTTTTCAAAGCCCGCCTTCTTGATGAAAAAGAGTACCAGGCCGCACGAATAACGCTGGCCAGAGATACTGCGAAAGAGCTGCTGCAGGCGCATGCCGATGAAATCGCTGCGCCGGCACTGGATATCGCCGGCGAAGTTGATCCACTTGTCTCGCTGCGCAATCAGCTTGCGCAGCGGCAGGCATTGCTGCAGGCGTACTACCAGGGCAGCGCGATCAGCAAAGAACAGTACGAAATGCTGATGCAGAAGGCGACGAAAGAATCCGCCGATGCGCAGTATCAGACGTCACTGGAGTTATACCGATCACAGGGAGAATTCCAGAGCATGGCCGTCGGGTTATTTGAAACGGCCCATGAGCGCTCAAGCAACTTCCTGACGAGCATGCTGACGCGGACGAGAAGCTTTAAGGAGAATATGGCTGACCTGTTTTCCTCGCTCACGCAGTCGATCATAAAAAACCTCGTTGATATGGCCGCTCAGGCGCTGGTCACCAGTTCCGTCATGCAAACCATTATGGGCGTGGTGGGCGTCGGGACCAGCGTTGTCACGGGCGCTGCGGGCGCAGGCTCGGGGACGGCGATCCAGAATGCCGCCAGTAACTTCCAGTTCAACGCCAAAGGCGGCGTTTACGACTCGCCGTCGCTGAGCGCATACAGCAACCAGGTCTACGACTCTCCGCAGTTCTTCGCCTTCGCAAAAGGGGCCGGCGTATTTGGCGAGGCCGGGCCGGAGGCCATCATGCCGCTGACGCGTGCCGGCGATGGTTCGCTGGGTGTACGCGCTGTCGGTGGTGGTCAGAACGCCGGCGCGTCGGAAGGGCCAAAAGTCTTTATCACGATTGAAGGCGGAAACACCTCAACGCAGGCGCCGTCTGGTTTTGAGCAGTTTGGCCAGCAGATCGGCTCGTTTGTGGAGAAAAAATACAGGGAGCTGATGGCGCAGGATATGCGCCCTGGCGGGATGGTCTGGAATGCAGTTAAAGGGCAACGTTGATGGCTATTGAGATATTCACCTGGAGTCCGCGGGTTAATCCCCAGCAGACCGTTAACTTTCGTGTCCGGAAGGCGCAGTTCGGTGACGGGTATGCGCAGGTATCCGGCGATGGTATTAACACCCGATCACAGGATTGGGAGCTGAGTTTTGTCGGTACGGAGGACTATATCCGCCCGATTAAGCAGTTCCTCGACCGTCATGCCGGCACTCGCGCGTTTCAGTGGACCCCGCCTCTGGAAGAGGTGGGGCTTTACCGCTGCGAACAATACAAACCGGTGCCGTTAGGCGGCGGAAATTACTCACTTTCAGCCACTTTTATTCAGGCATTTAAACCATGAGCCTTAACGCGAATTATCAGAAGTTAGAGCCAGGCGATGAGGTTCGTCTCCTGGAGATCGATGGCCAGGCGTTTGGCCTGGATGAGGTTTTGTATTTCCACGGCTATAACGTTCCCCATACTGCAGCCGAAATCCTCGCCGCTGGCGGCGACCTGGATAAGCTGCCGGCGAAAAGCATCTGGTGGCAGGGGCGGGAGTATAAAGCCTGGCCATGTGAAATCGAAGGGATCGAGTCCTCCACCACGGGCAGTGACGCGCAGCCAACGCTGCGGGTAGGGAACATCGACGGGAAGATATCCGCGCTCTGTCTTCATTACGACGATCTGGCTCTGGCGCGGGTTGTCATCCACGACACACAAAAACAGTATCTCGATGCGAAGAACTTCCCGGACGGGAATGCCTCAGCCGATCCGACGCAGGAGAAACGGCGCCTTTTCTTCATTGACGTAAAGCATTATGAAGACGATGAGAAGGTGGAGTTTACTCTCTCCAGCCCGTTTGCCCTGCAGGGGATGATGATCCCCACTCGCCAGCTGCATGCGATTTGCACCTGGTGTATCCGCAATCAGTACCGCAGCGGTAACGGGTGCGACTATGCCGGCACCCGGTATTTTGACAGGAACAATCAGCCAGTTGATGACCCGTCGCAGGATGTCTGCAACGGCACGCTCACGGCCTGTAAATTACGTCATGGTGAGAATAGTGAACTGCCGTTTGGCGGGTTCCCCGGCACCTCATTAATCAGGAGCTGATATGCGTCAGAAAACGATTAAGGCCATCCAGGAACATGCGGCCGCAGAATATCCGCGCGAGGCCTGCGGCCTCGTCGCCCAGAGGGGCCGAGCGGAGCGTTATTTCCCCTGCCGGAACCTGTCCACAGAGTCGAAAGATAATTTTGTGCTGGCGCCGGAGGATTATGCAGAGGTTGAGGAATGGGGAACGATCACCGGTATTGTTCACAGCCATCCTGATGCCACCACCCAGCCGAGCGAACTGGATAAAGCGCAATGCGACGCGACCCTTCTCCCCTGGCATATTATCAGCTGGCCAGAAGGCGATCTCCGTACCATCCACCCGCGTGGTGAGTTGCCGCTCCTCGAGCGACCATTCGTGCTGGGCCACTACGATTGCTGGGGCCTGGTGATGAGCTATTTTCGGCAAACCCACGGCATCGAGCTGCACGATTACCGCGTCGATTATCCGTGGTGGGAAAAGGAGTATCCGGACAATTTTTATCAGGACTGCTGGTATGAATGCGGGTTCCGTGAGTTTGATGGCCCACCACAACCGGGTGATATGGTGATCATGCAGGTGCAGGCGGATAAGTGGAACCACGCCGGGATTCTGCTGGAAGGGAACCTGCTGCTGCATCACCTCTATGGCCATCTCAGCAAGCGCGTGCCGTATGGTGGGTACTGGATGGAAAGGACAATGAAGGTCGTTCGGTATAAGTCTCTATGTTAACCTTTAAGGAAATGGCATCTAAAAAGGATATGGAGATGAAAAAAACAGCCCTGCTATTTTCAATGTTTATGCTTAGTGGTTGTATGGCAAGTTCTTTGGAATCGCAAGAGCCAATATATTCCGGAAATTCACAAAAAAGCATAGATAAAATAAGTAAGTGCCTTGCTCCTAAATGGGTTGAATTAAGGCCATCAAGCTCAGTTATCCCTACTGAGACAGGGTATAAAATTGTCGCGTCGGATGATTTATTAGGAACTGTATCCATAGCAAAAATAGAACCTTCCAAAGAAGGTGGAAGCAACGTTCATGTTTATGCTATATCCAAAGGTTGGAATGACCCTTGGGGAAAAGCTGCGAAAAGTTGCATGTGAATTTAAATAACGAAACAAACCCACCTCGGTGGGTTTTTTATTGGGGTGAGCATGAAAGAGGTAATGACAAAAATAGAATTAGGCGGAATTTTGGGTAAAACTTTTGGGAAGTATCATCAAAGACTTGTTTCAAACTCATCTGAAGCTGTTAGAGCCTTATGTTGTACCTTAGAGGGTTTTGAAAAATTTCTTAATAAAAGCAAGGAAAAAGGGATAACGTTTGCAGTATTTAAGGGCAAAAAAAATATTGGTGAACGTGATTTATCATTTCCTCTTACAGGAGAGGTTTTACGCATAATTCCGGTTGTCATTGGTAGTAAAAAAGCAGGTGTTTTACAAACAATTATGGGCGCGGCTTTGGTTGCAGTTGGGGTTATCGTTGGATATGTTTCTGGGTGGACCGGTGTAGGTTGGGCTGTTGGTTCTAAGATGGCAATGATGGGCGGTGCTATGATGCTCGGTGGCGTCGTTCAGATGCTTTCCCCACAGCCAGCTGGCCTGGCACGAAAAGAATCCGCTGACAATAAAGCGTCCTACGCCTTTGGGGGAGTGACGAACACTGCCTCTCAGGGATACCCAGTCCCTTTGCTTTATGGCAGACGCCGAATTGGCGGCGCCATTATATCTGCCGGTATTTACGTAGAAGACCAGCAATAAGTTTTATTCAGTAAACCATCCAATTCAGGCCACCTTGCGGTGGCTTTTTTTATGGGCGTAATATGGCAAATAACATAATTAAAGGGCGCAAGGGTGGCGGCTCAAAGCAGCGTACACCGACGGAACAGCCGGATGATTTACAGTCCGTTGCAAAAGCCAAAATTCTGCTCGCATTAGGTGAGGGTGAATTTGCAGGTGGTTTAACCGGGAAAGATATTTATCTTGATGGCACCCCGCTTGAAAATGCTGATGGTTCGCAAAACTTCAGTGGCGTGTCCTGGGAATTTCGCCCCGGCACGCAGGCTCAGACTTATATTCAGGGTATTCCCGGTACTGAAAATGAAATCAGTGTAGGAACGGAAGTTTCCAGCAAGACAGCCTGGACCCATACCTTTACTAATACCCAGCTTTCTGCCGTTCGTGTCCGCCTGAAATGGCCGTCCCTGATGAAACAGGAAGATGACGGCGACGTGGTGGGCAATACCGTCAAGTATGCGATTGACCTGCAGACCGACGGCGGCGCCTGGCAGACGGTGCTGGAAACCGCTGTCACGGGTAAAACCACCTCCGGTTATGAGCGGAGCCATCGTATTGATCTGCCCCATGCCGGCAGTACCTGGACGCTACGCCTGCGTAAAATCTCTCCGGATGCAAACAGTGTCAAAGTTGGCGACGTGATGACGCTGCAGAGCTATACCGAAGTGATCGACGCGAAGCTGCGTTATCCCAACACCGCGCTGCTTTATATCGAGTTCGACTCCAGCCAGTTTAATGGCTCCATTCCGCAAATTTCCTGTGAGCCGCGTGGGCGCGTGATTCGTGTGCCGGATAACTACAATCCGGAAACCCGCGAATATACCGGCGTCTGGACCGGCGGGTTTAAATGGGCCTGGACGGATAACCCGGCCTGGATCTATTACGACATTGTTACAGCTGACCGTTTTGGTCTCGGTAATCGTCTGAGCAGCGCCAATATTTCGAAATGGACGCTGTACCAGATTGCACAGTACTGCGATCAGCTGGTTCCTGACGGGCGCGGTGGTGACGGCATGGAGCCGCGCTATACCTGTAACGTCTACGTCCAGGAACGCAACGATGCTTACACCGTGCTGCGAGACTTTGCCGCCATTTTCCGGGGCATGACCTGCTGGAACGGTGAGCAGATTGTTGTGCAGGCTGATATGCCGCGTGATGTCGATTTTACCTATACGCGCGCCAATATTGTCGGCAAACCCCGTTATTCGAGCAGCAGCAGCCAGGTTCGGTACACCAACGCCCTAGTTTCCTGGTCTGATCCGGATAATGCTTATGCTGATGCAATGGAGCCGGCGTTTATCCCGGAACTGGTTTCCCGCTACAGTTTTAACCAGCTCGAAATGACCGCGATTGGCTGTACGCGCCAGAGCGAAGCCCACCGTAAGGGGCTGTGGGGCATACTGACCAACAACAAAGACCGGGTCGTTGAGTTTGATGTGGGGCTGGACGGTCGCATTCCTCAACCCGGTTATATCATTGCCCTGGCGGATGAGTTGCTGGCCGGACGGGTCAACGGCGGGCGGATCAGCGCGGTGAATGGCCGGGTGATTACGCTGGATCGTGATGTGGATGCCAAACCTGGCGACCGCCTCCAGCTAAACCTGCCATCCGGGATCTCACAGAGCCGGACCATCCAGGCCGTTAACGGACGCCGGCAGATTACGGTCACAACGGCGTACAGTGAGACGCCAGAACGGGAATGCGTCTGGGCCGTAGAATCTAATGACCTCTTTCTGCAGCAGTACCGGGTCACAGGGGTAAAAGAGAACGGCGATGCCACCCTCACGATCACCGGCGTGTCACATGACCCGGATAAATTCGCCCGCATCGATACCGGCGCGATTATCGATCAGCGCCCGGTTAGCGTATTGCCGGCGGGCAACCAGTCACCTCCTGACGATATTGTCATCACATCCCGCTCGGTCGTGAATCAGGGGATCAGCGTCGAAACGATGCAGGTTAACTGGTCAGCGGTCAGCGGCGCTATTGCCTACGAGGCGCAGTGGCGCCGTAACGACGGGAACTGGATTAATGTGCCGCGCAGCTCGACCACCTCGTTTGAGGTCAGCGGCATTTATGCCGGTCGTTACCTGGTTCGCGTCCGTGCGATCAATGCGGCGGAGATCTCGAGCGGCTGGGCGTATTCCGAAGAGAAAATCCTGACCGGCAAGGTCGGCGAGCCGCTGGCACCGCTGGCGCTGGCAACCCGTTCGCTGGTTCATGGGGTCCAGGTTAGCTGGGAGTTCCCGACCGGCTCCGGGGATACGCTGCGCACGGAACTGCAGTACAGCAAAAATCAGGACGGCAGTGCGCCGATGCCGTTATCAGACGTGGCCTATCCGGGGAAAAGCTATCAGCAGATGGGCCTCAGTATGGGCGCAGAATTCTGGTATCGGGCGCGCCTTGTGGATCGTCTTGGCAATGAAAGCCCGTGGACCGGCTGGGTCCAGGGGATGGCCAGCGATAACTTTGATGACTACTACGAAAACCTGACCGACGCGATCAAGGATACGGCTGCCTGGGAGGAAACACAGCGCACCATTAGCGAAACACAGGAAGGTATCCGCAATACGCAGCAGGAACTGGAGCAGACCGCTGAGGCTCTGCGTAAGGAAGCCGAAGACCAGGCGAAGCAGGTCAGCCAGGATATTGATGCATCGGCGAAAAGCATCACGGCTGATGTTGACGGGAAGATCTCCGCCGTGAATAAAACCATCACGGATGAGATCACCTCGGTCAATGAGGCTCTCGATTCTGGTCTGGCTCAGGCAAACAAAGGTGTTCAGGAGGCAAAATCCGCCGTCGCAGATGCGAACAAGCAGATCGCAACTGTGAACAAGTCGTTGACCGACAGCATCACCCAGGTCAGACAGTCAGTCACTGATACGGCTGCGGAAATCAACGCCACCATCGACCTGGAGATTGCCAGGGTCAACAAAACGCTGACCGACGGCGATGCCGCATTGAATGCGCAGATAAAGACTGCCGAAAATGGCCTGAAGCAGTCGCTGTCTCAGGTCAACACCACGCTGACCAATGCGGTGAAGCAGGAGACCGCGGATCGTATCGCCGATGTTAACGCGAAGGCGTCACAGGCCGCTGATGAACTGCTGGCGGCAACGCAGGGGATTGAGGCGAGTATCGAGAGCCTGACTCAGGTGATGAAGACCGCCGATGAAAATCTGGCGCGGGAAATGTCCAGCCTCGCTGCCGGCGCTAATATCCAGTTCGATTCGCAGGTTATCTGGCATTTCAACAATCAGACGACCGAGGGCTGGACCGGCAGCGCCGGCGTACCGGGTGTGTCACAGGATGGCTGGTTACGCCCGGCGGACAGCGCCACCGATCCGTACATTACCTCTCCTGGCGGGCTGGCTGTCGATGGTGCGGCGTACCGTTTCATCATGCTGCGCTTTCGTAAAACCGGCAAACCAGTCTGGGCGGGTGAGATCCGCTGGGTGTCTGCCGGCGAAAACTTCAATAACACGAAGCGATACATTGTTGCTGAGCCGGAATATGCCGATGGGGTGGCAACCCTGACGGTGCGTGATATTCCGTGGACAGGGAACATTGATCGTATTCGCCTGGACCTGACGAACCAGCAGGATGCCAGCAACTTTATCGAATTCGACTGGATCGCCGTTGGCCGGCCAGCACCCGGCGCCAGTACGGCGGCTCTGCAGGATGTGCGGAGTACGCTGAGTAACGCGCTGACCGCCGAAGCGCAGGCACGCAGCACGCTGGCGGCGCAGATGCGTGGCTCCTATGATGGGAGCGATCTGGAGAAAGTCACCTCCGGGCTGCTGTACCAGGAAAAAACCGCGCGCGTTACCGCCATCTCGGCGGAAGTTAAGGCCAGAGAGTCCCTGCAGACGCAGTTTAACGACAACAAAGCTGCTGTTTCTGGTGAACTGAGTTCTCTGACGACAGAGCAGAGCGCGCAGGCGAGCCGTATCGGTGGCCTGGAAACCAGCCTCGGGAAAAAAGCCGATGCGGCCGCGCTGACGTCCCTGACGCAGAAAGTTGAGCAACAGGGCACCACGCTGACATCGCAGGGCGCCGCGTTAACATCGCTCACTAACCGGGTTGGCCAGACGGAAACGGGCCTGGCTGGTACGAATGAGGCACTGAGCGGGCTGCAGTCTGTTGTTACCCAGCAGGGCGACAGGATAACCAGCCAGGGTCAGTCCATCACGAAACTGACGAGCGATTTGGGCACGACAAATGCCGCGCTGGCGAAGAAAGCCGAAGCGGCTGCGGTCACTGCCTTAACGCAGCAGGTAGAGCAAAACGGGCAGGATATTCGCAGCAATACTGACAGCATCACCAGCCTGTCGAATCAACTGGTCAATGGCCAGCCGAATCGCTGGTCCCGTCGGATCTATCCGGTGCAACTGGCTAACGCCGGGACAGTCCCGTCATTCAGCGATGTTCGCGCTGTGGCACCAACGGTAGTGGATGAGGTGGCCGACGCGGCCAAACTGGACTTTACGTCCGCCGGCAGCTATCTGATCGCGCTGTATTCCTGCCAGGTGAAAGTGGCCGCAGATACCACCATCACACTGGCGCCCGGCGCCAGGGTTTTTGATGATACCGGCGCCATATTTGTGAATGGGGTTCAGGTCGCCTGGGGTAATGCCAGCTGGAATACTGTCAGTTTTGAACTGAAAGCCGGCTGGAACACCGTTGAGTTTCTGGTGACTCAGTGGACCGGCCAGGCGTATATCAACCTGGGCCTGAAGCTGTCAGACCAGGTTGCTGAGATGTACTCCGGTCTCGGGGTTTCCGCGCTGGCAAACGCAGCCGGCGTGCTCAGCTCGAATGTCAGCCAGATTGGCAACGATGTGGTCAGCAATTCGCAGAACATCACCCAGCTCCGGAATGCGCTGACGCAGACAGACGCGAACGTGGCCAGCAAAGCGGATCAGACGGCGATGAACTCGCTAACCGGACGAGTGGAGAAGACGGAATCCGGGCTGACGGCTGCTAACGCCAACATTACCTCGCTGAAATCCGCTGTACGGGCCGGAAACGCATCAGGCGGGGATTTAATTCCCAACCCGACGTTTGACCCGGCGTATGACCAGATGGGGTTCAGCGTGGTAGCCACGACGGCTGAGGAGGTCCCGCCGGGCTGCCCGTATGGTTATGCGGCCCGAATTGCCAGCCGGGATCACCATCCTAACTTTGCCGCGTTCCCGGCCACGCTTAACGATGTGATTGAGATCAGCGCACTGGTTGCCTGCGGCGCCGGCACGGCGAATTTTAATCTGTATGTTGGCACCGCCGTTCGGCCAGATACGAGCACCGGTGCGCCACTCATGGCGGGGGGCGGGAAATCCCCCTCCGCGACCTGGCAGAGAACCACCTGGCGCTTCAAGGTCACGCAGGCGATGGTGGACAGGGGTTATATCCGCCCGTTCCTGCAGATCTCGCAGAACAGCCCGTATGGCACCGTATGGTTCGTTACGGACTGGCATATGCGAAATGTGACAGCGGCGCAAAAGGTTCAGGATACTGCGGATGCCACAGCGGCGGCGGTTGACTCTCTGACCACCACCGTGACGCAACAGGGTAATCTGCTGACCTCGACCGGCAACCGGACAACCCAGCTGGAAAACGGGCTGGCAACCACCAATGCCGCAGTGGCCAAAAAGGCTGATGCGACAGCGGTGCAGGATTTGACCAATACCGTCACACAGCTGGGCAACGATCTGACTGCTGCGAACAGCGCCATCACGAAACTGACCGGAAATCTGGCGAATACCGATAAAGCGCTGGCGCAGAAAGCCGATGCGACTGCGCTGGCCACGCTCGACACGAAAGTGACGCAGCAGGGTAAAACGCTGGAGAGCCAGAGCAATTCGCTGACGAATCTGTCGAACAGTCTCTCGCAGGTTGCGGCAGATATCGATGCCAGCGGTCAGATACCGGGTAACCTGGTCGTGAATCCCTCGTTTGAACGTGGGCTGGATGGCTACACCGGGCGGTCAACCGCGACCAGTGTGGTGGAGGTTTCCGTTCCTCACAGCGGGACGCGGGCGCTGAAGGTTGATCCGGGGAATGTGACTCCGGGGCAATACATCCCGTTTGTTCAGGGGCGAACCTATGAAATCGGGGTGTGGGTCAAGGAACCCGGAGCGACGACGGATAATGGCGCGGGGAACAACAAGCTGCGGATCGGCAACTCTGCCGGCCAGCCGGTTTTTGAGCGTCCATACAACAGCGGTACGGTGGGGACAAACTGGACCCTGATTTCCGGTCGCTGGAAAGCGACGGAGACAGCCAGCCTGCCGGTGACGCTGAGTAACTATCTGATTAGCGGCAGCCGCTACTTCGATGATTTTTACGTCACTGACGTTACCGACCGGGTGGACATCGATGCCACCGCCGGCGCCGTTACCGGACTGACGAGCCGGGTCAGCACAGCGGAAGGGGCCATCACCTCACAAAGCCAGCAGCTGACGAACCTGCAGAACAGCCTGAACACGACCAACAGCAATGTGTCGAAGAAGGCCGATGCAACGGCACTGACTTCGGTCGATAACCGGGTGACAGAGGCAGAAGGGAAACTGACCACACAGAGCCAGCAACTGACAAATCTGGCGAATGTGCTGACGGCCACCCGCAACGCCGGCGACAACCTGATCCCGAACTTTGATTTTCTGCAGGGCAGCACGGCCTGGGATATTCAGTATCCCGCCGGTGTGACCTTTGGCGATTTCGGGGACGGGAAAGCGGGGGTCCGGCTGAACCGGACGACCACTACCAGCCCAGGCATTTTCTCCAACAACAACAAGCCGGTGCCGCTGAATGGCCAGCGCAAGTATCGGGTGGTGGTGAAGGCCAAAGGTGTTTCCGGCGCGATGAGTCTGCTGATCCGTCGCCAGAACAAAATCGGCCAGACGGACAGTACGTATGAGGATAAAACGGTCACGCTGACCACTGACTGGCAAACCATCACCTGGGAAACCGGATTGACGGCTGCCGGCGCGGACGGGCAGAACTTCAAACTTTATTCTCATCCGACAAACGGTGAAATCTGGCTCGATTCCGTCCGGGTGTTTGATATCACCGATGAAACCAACATCAAGGCGACCAGCGATGCTGTTTCGTCTCTGACCGGGACGGTGACGAACCAGGGGAACACCCTGACATCACAGGGGCAATCCATCACGGCGCTGAATAACGCGCTGGAAGGGGTCAAAGGCGATGTGGCGAAGAAGGCTGATGCGTCGGCGGTCAGTTCACTGACCAACCGGGTTACCCAGACTGAAAAGGATATCCGTAGCCAGGCCGACAGCCTGACCAGCCTGAATACATCGCTGAAGCAGCAGGCGACACGGGGAGCCAACGTACTGCCGGACGGCAGTTTTGAATCCTATGCCGTCGGCGATGTTCTCAGTAATGCCCGCGCCGTTATCACCAGTGAAGCTGCTCACAGCGGGACCAAAAGCCTGCGTGTTACGCGCAGTACGGAGTACAACCCGAACGCGACGGATAATAACGATACCCATATCTTTTCAGGCATGCAGGTTCGCGATAACGCGGTCTATTACGTGGAGGCGTGGGTTAAGTTGCCGGCTGGCTCGACCGCCGATCCGACCGTTTATATGGTGCTCGGATTTTCCTTCCAGGATTCTGCCAATGGCTGGTCGTGGCCTGGCCTGAACGTGAAAGTCTCCGAGTTGTCGGTGGACAACTGGACAAAAGTCAGTGGCTATCTGACCAACAACCGAACCGCGCTGAAACAGGCAATGGTGAGGATCTCCATCCCGAATACACCAAAAGTTCGCCTGGGTGACGCCTTCCTGATTGATGATCTGATCATCACTGACGTGACCGATGCAAAGGCGGCGCTCGATGCCGCCGATGCGAATGCGCAGGCGCTTTCCAGTCTGTCCGCATCAGTCACGCAGAACGGGAAGAATATTACGTCTCAGGGCAGCGCGATCACGAAACTGCAGTCGGATGTAACGCAACTTGGTAAGGATATCAGCGGCAAGGCCGATGCCAGCGCACTGACGAATCTGACGACCCGCGTGACGGCTACCGAAGGCGGTCTGAAATCGCAGGGAGACAGCCTGACCAGCCTGCAGAACAGCCTGAACACGACTAACAGCAATGTGGCGAAGAAGGCTGATGCAACGGCGCTGCAGAGCCTGCAGAACACCGTTGAACAGCATGGCAGGGATCTGACCACGCAAAGCAGCGCGCTGACGAACCTGGAAAACAACTTTTCCTCCCTGGCCGTGGGCGGGACCAACCTTATCCGCAATGCGGACACACTGGAGGGATGGAGCAGCCGCCACGCCACAGAGACCTATCTGGGCGACCGCGTGGCCTACACCCGGCTGGCGAAAGGTGCATCCGGTTATACCCAACTGGATGAACAGACGCTGGACGTTACCGGGCGTACGGAATTTGTATTCAGCTTCTATGCGAAAGGGGCTTATGACGGGCAGGAGATGGCGAGTTATTTCTATAACCCGTCGAACACCACCACCACGGAAACCAGCCAGGGCGTTAAAGGCGGGGCCGGTGACGGCAAGGCGGTCACGAAACTGACCACCGCATGGGCGCGTTACTGGGTGAAATGGGTTATTCCTGCCACCAGTGGCACCAAACGGCTGATTGCCGCGCGTCTGGAAAGCGCGACGTCTGCCGACAAAGAAGTCTGGCTCTGTCGCCCTCAGCTGGAAACCGGGACCGTGATGACTGACTGGTCACCGAGTCCGGATGATGCGGCCAGCGGTATTACCGCGAACACATCGGCCATTAACAGCCTCACCAGTCGGGTGACGAATGCCGAGGGGCAACTGACCGCGCAGTCTCAGAGCATCACGAATCTGCAGAACAGCCTGAACACCACCAACAACAACGTGGCACAAAAGGCCAGCGCGCAGTCGGTGAGTGATCTCACCAGCCGGGTCACCAGTGCGGAAGGCAAAATCACCTCCCAGGGGCAGGCTATCACGAAGCTGCAGGGCGATTTGAGCAGCACCACCGATAAGGTCAACACCAAAGCGGATCAGACGGCGCTTAACGCGCTGACTGGCCGGGTGGAGAAAACCGAGGCAGGCCTCACGGCAGCCAACAGCAACATCGTCAGTCTGACGGCGGCGGTGAACGCCGGGAATGCTGCCGGGGATGATTACATCCCAAACCCGTCATTTGATCCGGCGTATGACCGCATGGGTTATGACGTGGTGGAGACCACTGCTGCAGGTGTGCCGGCTGACTGCCCGTTCAGGTATGCCGTCCGGCTGGCCGGGCGAGACCATGTGCCAAAAATCAACAACATCGCTGTGACTCCGGGCGACGTTTACGAAATGTCTGCTCTGGTAGCGTGTGGTACCGGCAGCGCTGACTTTAATTTCTACATCGGTCGGGCCACCACTGCTACTGGTGGTATTGGGGCGAGAGCGTCCGGGGGAAACACCAAGACCACCACCGCGTGGAAACGAGCCACCTGGCGCTTTACTGTGCCGGCAGACACGAACTTCCTGCGACCGTTCCTGCAGGTTAATCAGAGCAGCCCGTTCGGCACTGTCTGGTACGCTGCCGACTGGCATATGCGTAACGTGACGGCGGCGAACAGTGCGCAGAAAACCGCAGATGCGACCGCAAAAGCGGTGGATTCACTGACCACCACGGTTAGCCAGCAGGGCGATACGCTCAGCAGCATCGGCACGCGGACCACCTCGCTGGAGAACAGCCTCCGGTCGACAAACGATACGGTGAGTAAAAAGGCTGACACGACAGCGGTGACGCAGCTGCAGGGCACGGTGACGCAGCAGGGGAATGACATCGCGGCAGCCAACAGCGCGCTGACAAAACTCAGCAGCGATCTGGCCACTACGAATGCGAATGTGAACAAAAAAGCGGACGCAAGCGCGATGAACACCCTGCAGAACCAGGTCACTGAGCAGGGCAAAACACTCAGTGCACAAGGGGATTCTCTAACGCAACTGAGTAACAGCCTGAGCCAGACGGCAGCGGATATTGACGCCAGCGGGAAAATGCCGGGCAACCTCATTGTCAACGGCAGTTTTGAGCGCGGCGCGGCGGGCTTTACCGGCTGGAGCAGTACCGCGACGGTGGCCGATTTACAGGTTCCGCATTCGGGTAACAAGGCGCTGAAAATGTCCGCCGGCCAGTCGAACCTGGTCGGGCAGGAAATCAGTATCACGCAGGGTCGTACCTACCGCATGGGGGTATGGGCGAAGCAGGACCCGGGAACCACGATTAAAGATGCGGGTAACACGAAGTTTCGTGTGGCCGACAGCACTGGCCTGCTGGTCGGCTCAAACTACGGACCGTTTAGTTCTGGCTGGCAACTGGTAACGTTTGACTGGAAAGCCACGAAGACCACGACGGCCAGTTTCCAGCTGACGACCTTCCTCAGCGCGGGGGCAATGTATTTCGATGATTTCCATGTCCTCGATGTTACGGATGAAAAGGATATCGCAGCTAATGCCGGGGCCATTTCTCAGATGAATACCCGCGTCACCGCTGCTGAAGGGGCTATCACCACCCAGGCGCAGCAGCTGACGAAACTCAGCGGCGATCTGGCCGTCACGAATGCGGCGGTCAGTAAGAAGGCCGAGCAAAGCGCTGTCACCGGGTTGACCACCCGGATGACGTCTGCCGAGGGTAAACTGGATTCGCAGTCGCAGCAGCTCACCAGTCTGCAGAACAGCCTGACCACGATGAATACTGAGCTGGGTAAAAAGGCTGACACGTCCGCGGTGAGTTCACTGACCGGTCGCGTAAGCCAGGTGGAAAACACCATCACCAGCCAGTCGCAGAGCATCACGTCGCTGACCAGCACCATCAATACCATCCGCACTCAGGGAGCTAATCCGTGGGTTGACGGTACGTTTGAAAGCTACAGCGATGGCCAGGTGCTGGGCGGGAACGGCACAGCCGTTGTGGTGGCGTCTCAGAAATTCACCGGCAATAAGAGCCTGCAGGTGAGTCGAGGAGCGAACAATAACGGCAACAGCGATAAACAGCTTGGGAGCTGGCAGTCAGTCCGTGAGGATGCGAAGTTCCGGTTTGAGTTCTGGGCTATGATGCCGGCGGATCAGGCGCCATCCTCCGGGTGGACAACGCTGGTCGGTATCCAGTCACAGAATGCTGCCGGGCAAAATGCCTGGCAGGCGGCGGTCACTGTCAGCGAAGCCTCTCTGGGCGCGCGCGATAAGTGGGTGAAATTCACGGGGATCGCCAGTAACAACGGGGCAGGCAGAACACGCGCGGTGGTCTGGATCTCCACCCGCGGCGCCACCGGCAACGGTACCCCTGGCTATTCACTGTATATCGACGATCTGGTCATCACGGATGTTACCGATGCGAAAGCGGCACAGGATGCCTCAGACGCGACGGCGAGTGCCGTGAGCGGCCTGACGGCGCGCGTAACGGATGCCGAAGGGAAAATCACTGCCCAGGCGCAGCAGCAGACGGCACTGGCCACGAAAGTGGATAACGCCAACTCCCGCGTCGATAACATGGCGAAGACGCTGAGCGACAGCCAGAGCACACAGGCCAGCCTGAATACCTCGCTTCAGTCGCAGATTGACGCGCAGGCGGCCGCCAACATCAAAAACCAGACGACGCTGGACAACACGATTAAATCGGTGGCCAGTATCACCAGTACCCAGCAGACGCATGCAACGGCACTGGAGGCGCTGGCAACGCAGCAGACGACCCTGACATCCAGTGTCGGGGATCTCAGCGCCTCCGTTCAAAACACCGCTAAAACCGTGGCGGATGTGAATGGTACGGTGAGTTCGCTGTGGTCGATGAAGGTTGAGACGGTTAACGGGAAGAATGTTGGCGCGGGGATTACGCTGGGCAGCAATGGTGAAACAAGCGACATGATCCTCTATGCCGACCGCTTCTCGCTGTTTAACCGTAACAATGCGACGGCAGTGCCGGTGATGATTGCCGAAGGCAATGAACTGTATATCGATACGGCACGTATCAAAAACAGTTCCCTGACCTCAACTAAAATCGCGGACGGTTCCATCACGAACGCGAAGATCGGCAACGAGATCCGCTCGAATAACTTTGTTGACGGGTCGCAAGGCTGGCGTATCGCCAAGGATGGCTCTTCGCAGTTCAATAACGTGATCGTTCGTGGCAGGGTCGAAGCGAATAGCGGCGTGTTCCGTGGCACTGTCCAGGCGGATGCGTTCATCGGTGACATTGCGGTGGCAAAAGGTTACGACAGCCTGACCTTCCGCCGCAACCAGACGGTACAGCGGAACGGTGCGTATCAGAACAGGGGGTATAGCATGACAGTGGTTCTGGCCTGCACCCTGGTGTGCCAGACCTATGGGACGGGCAGTGGCCTGGGGTATACCTCTGATATTACGTTCAACATTGGTGGGCAGGAGGTAACCCGCCGTATCTTCGTCGATGCCGGTAATATCACAGCTGGCACCACGGCCTTTGAATTGCGGTTTGCCGCGCGCCTGGATGCTGACTACAACAATGTCGGCTTCTTTATCAAGGCTACAGGTCGAAATGCCGCGATTGATTACACCTGCACAGTCGAGAACATCACCGCAACCGCCTTCCGAACGGACAGCAGTTCATTTAGCTAACAAAGGCCCCGCCAGGGGCCTTTTCTTTTTCCAGGGAAAACCATCCAGGAGGAATTTTATTATGGCGATGTATGAAGTCGGCACCGTCACGGGTGCAGCGTCGCAGGCACGGGTGACAGGTGCGACAACAAAATGGTCACAGGAGGCGCTGGGGATACTGCCCGGGTCGATTCTGGTGGTCTACCGCAGCGGTAGTGCTGACCTGTATGCGATCAAATCTGTGGACAGCGACACGCAACTGACGCTGACCCGGAATATCACCACCGCATTTTCCGGTGCCTGTTACGGCATTATTACCGCTGAAATCGCCAGCACCTCGTCGTTTGCTAACCAGCTGGCCAGCGCATTTGCATTCTGGCGTAGTGTGGTGGAGGGCTGGTCGATGGCCCTGACCGGCAGCGGCAATATCACCCTGACTGACCCGATCACCGGAAAGCAGGTGACCGTACCGGCGATAGCCGGGATGGCGAAGGCATCGGATCTTAACGCACTGGCAAAACTCACTGGAGGAAACGACCTCGACGGCTCGCAGGTTATAACCAGCGATAATGCCGGTTTTATTCTTGGCAGGAACAACGATATTGGACTGGTCAAAAAATCAGGCACCTACGGGAAGCTGATGGTGGGCAGCGGAACGCGCTTCAGCGTGGTGAAAGGAAATAAGGCGACCATCAGCCCTGAAGATACCCAGACGGAGATTATGGGGGTCGATAGCGCCGGCAATCTGGCTGTTCCGGGCAACATCAGCGCGGGGAAATATTTTGCGCAGGCCATTGAGCTATCGATGAGTACGCCATACATCGACTTTCATTTCAACGATAGTACCGCCGATTACACAACACGGCTTATCGAGAACGTAGCAGGTGAGCTGACTCTCGAAGGGGCCTTTATGTGTAAAAAGCATCTATACGCCTGGGGAGCACTCATGGCGAGAAGCGTTGCCCCGAGCAATCCAGCGAATGGACAACTGATCACCGGCGCACCGTTCCAGTCGATGATTCAAGGGCGTGGCGGCTTTGGCGATGCCCGTGGTGCGGTAGCAAACTATTATGTTGAGGAGTCTGTGGGTTCGGAGCACAGGGCGGTTGTCTATCTCGATGGTTATGGCCGAACTGATGCATGGATCTTCCGTGCTGGCGGCACCATTTCCACTGGCAAAGGGGACGTCCTGACCACCGGCTCAGACGTGCGGCTTAAAGAGGATTTTACGGAATCTCGGGAAGGTGCCTCCAGGCGCATTAACGCGCTGGGGGTATGCGAGTTCAACATGAAGGGTGAAACGCGCCGGAGGCGTGGATTTATCGCCCAGCAGGCTGAAAAAGCTGACGATCTGTATACTTTCCTCGGCATCGAGCAGGAGATTGATGGCGAAAAATTCAGAGTGATGAATGTGGATTACACGGCAATCATCGCCGATTTGGTGACCGTGGTACAGGATTTGCTTAGGCGAGTTGACGCCCTAGAAAGTTGAGGAGCATAAAAAATCCCCCGGAGGCACTTGCCGGGGGCAACTGAAACGACATTAATTGCTGTGTACATCACAGAATAATTTGAAGTAAACGATAAGTAAGTTCAAGTAAACTTCTACTGGTCAGATGTTGTGTCGTTTTTTAATAACCTACCAAAATTAATAATGCAATAGTGCTAAATCCTGTTGGGTTTTCATGTTTAAGGATTTAAAACTAAAGTATTACTTTCCATCAGATAGAAATCATAAAGATAGATTCAGGGTAATGGATGCTAAATATTATTATTGACACGTTTATAATTAATTGAGGTGCAATCTTGTAATTTTTACACCCATGTTATAAATTTGTAATGTAGGGCGGTTTTATCTTGTTATTTAGTGGGTTGTAGTGATATCGGTTCTTAGCGATTTTTAATAGGCTTTCTATGTTAACAAATTTCCCGGATGAAAAATACATTTCTGATAGAAATTCATCGTTTATTAAACGAGTATATTTTTTACGTCAGATAGGTGTCGTTCTTTGCTTTCTCCCTATATACTCTGTCCTCCAGGAGCAGTCACATCAAAAAATAACAATAGCCTTGTTAATTCTTAATGCACTCATCTGGCCATCGGTTGCTTATCTGGCAAGCATGATGTCGAAGGATATGCTGGGTACTGAAAAAAAGAATATGATACTTGATTCATTCTGGGCTGGTATCTGGATAGCCGTAATGCAAGTTAGTCCAATTCCATCATTATTCATAATTTCAGTTCAAATAGCTGATCGCTATGCTGCTGGTGGATGGAAAATTTTAAAACCAGCATTAACGTGTATGATGATTAGTTTCCTGACAGTTTGGTTAGCAAATGATTTCAGATATACGATTGAATTCAGTACCCGAACGGTATTGCTTTCTTTACCCTTGGCAACCTGCTATCCCATTGTATTGAGTGTGGTTTCAAGACATTTATCTATAAAGTTGAGGAAAAGAAGGGAGTTACTGGAAAAGCAGGCCCTGATGGATCCTGGTCTAGATCTTCCAAATCGCCGTTTTTTTGAGCAGAAAATGGAAAGTGCTTTTCGTGCGACGCGTAAAAAAAGAATTCATTCATATCTTATGCTCATTGATGTTGATAATTTTAAAAAAATTAATGATACCTATGGTCATGAAGTAGGCGATGCGGTGTTATCTCGTATATCAACAATATTACGAGAGTGCGCTGGTGTGAAGGACGTGCCAGCAAGGATTGGTGGCGATGAGTTGGCTATTATTGTTAACAACAGTAATAACAAGCTTGTTATAGCTATGGTTCATTTAATTCAAAAAAATATTAAAGATCTTTCATTGCCTTCCCACAAAGATATGTACTGTACTGTCAGTATCGGTATTTCTTGTGCAGAAAATAAAGAATCAATCATCGGTAATGACTCCAATTTACTGATAGTGTTTTATGTTCAGATAGTGCCCGATGACTTTGTCATGCAGCTCCACCGATTTTGAGAACGACAGGGACTTCCTGCCCAGCCTTGCCAGATGCTGTCTCAGATTCAGGTTGTGTCGCTCAATTCGCTGCGTGTAACGCTTACTGATGACGTGCAGTTTTCCCTTCAGACGTGACTCATACATCGGCCAGCCGTCCGTCATCCATACCACCACGTCAAAAACTGACAGCAGGCTCAGAAGACGCTCCAGTGTGGCCATAGTGCGTTCACCGAAAACGTGGGCTACCACCGCCCTGCGTATCCTGTCATACGCGTAAAACAGCCAGCGCTGACGTGATTTTGCACCGACGTAGCCCCATTGCTCGTCCATCTCCGCACAGACAATGACATCACTGCCCGGCTGTATCCGGGAGGTTACTGACTGCGGCCTGAGTTTTTTAAATGGCGCAAAATGGTGTTGAGGCCCACGCCCATTAGTCGTGCGGTGGCACGGCAACCGACGCCGTTCATAGCCATATCAATGATTTTCTGGTGTGTACCGGGCTGAGAAGCGGCATAAGTGAAGGTGAGCTGCCATGTTTTACGGCAGTGAGAGCAGAGATAACGTTGATGCCCGGCAGTACTTTTGCCATTACGCATCACGCCTTCAGTAGCGGAACAGGAGGGACAGCAGACGGAGACTGAAGCCAC